TCACCTATACTAGTTACACTATTAGGGATGTTAATAGATTTAAGTGATTTACATCCATCGAAAGCATAATCACCTATACTAGTTACACTATTAGGAATAGTTACATTAATATCAGAAGATAATTTTGAGTATTCTATCAGAACTCCATTAATAACTTTCATGTTTGGTATGAATACAGGAAGTCCTTCTATTATAGGAGCATTAGGTATATCCTCTACAGGATTATCTTCTGCATTGTATACCTCAAAATAATCCGTAGTAGGATTGTAAGATAAGGCGTATTTTTCTCCTGATCTATTGATATAAAAGTAAAATTCTATTCCGTTGCTATGATAATCATCAAAATATTCTTTACCTTTTTCTATGCCAGATATACACCATTTAGTACCTTTACCATAATAAACTGAAGCTTCATAAGTAGTAATATGATATACCTTCCAATCGGAGTCTGAGTAGATCAGTTTAGCTCCTGATTTTCCTGAAGATCTTTTCTGACTATTAGAAATAGCAGATCTAGATTCCTCCATGAATTCTTCAAATTCTTCTAAAGGTCTTTTTAACCAATAGTAGATATCATTTTGAGGAGGTTTAATCCTACTTTTAATGTCTAGGAATTCATTAGCTAATTCTTCTCCAGCATAATTTATTAATCTCTGGATATCTTCTTTAGATTCCTTTAGACTTTTAATCCTAGACTCTCGGATCTTATTATATATGATCTCATTGAGATCTTTTGAGCTATCAGCTTCTTTGATAGTAGTAGGTTCAGCAAATTTTAAGTTTCTATTATTAGTATTATTACTATGTAATTTAGATGATTTTTTATTGATTATAGTAGCTTCCTTCATCATATTCGATCTCACAGCTTTATCATAAAGTTTAGTTGTACCTGATTTATTACCTGTAAGTGTCCAATATACGTCTGGAGATTTATCTGTAGGTACCATATAATTCACAGACATAGCTTGACTATTCGTGCGTACTCTATTTCTAAATAACTCATAATTATTATTATCTATAGATACTACAGTACTTCTAGTATAATATCTAGGATCCTCTAGAGAAGGTTCTTCAGATTTATCTAATAATACTTCATAGCAGACACCTATAGGAGAGCATACTCCATATCCATCTGGTAATAATCCTGCTGATTGTTTGTTTAATCTTTTATTAAAAGGCATGATTGATTACTCCTTATATGTATATATTATTTAGATACTGATCTTATTCGATCTAGTATAGTTAGCAATAGCTTATTACTATATTCTATATCTTTATGTAATTTCTTACATTTATTCATATGATGTTTATACTTCTTCTTGAGATTTTTATTCATATTTATCAGATTATCTACAGATATCATATCATCATCAGGATCCATACCTGTATACTTTATAGTTATAGGAGTATCATCTATAGATAGTAACTTATATTCTATACTATTCACTGAGGATATATCTATAGTTATACCATTATTAGTGTTATCTACACCATGGATATTACCTGTTAGATGCTTGTTATCTATGGATAATATCTTCCCTATTATATCTTTACTTATTATGTAGACTACATCAGCGAGCTTTATATTATCCATATACTATATTCTCCTATTCTACTCTTATTATATACTGATTAGAACTAGCTAGTGGTACATTATATGATGTATAGTTAGATATCAATCTAGTATCATCATATGCTCCTAGCTTTATATAAATACCTTTACATAAGAGTAACTTACTATACTTCTTAACTATATCATCATACGTACAGTGCGTATATAGGATAACTTGTAGATTATTATTCTGTGCTAGCTTAATTAGTTCTAGAGCCTCCTCATACTGTCCATCTAACCACTCTAAGTAACCTAGTATAATACCATTTACGAAGGGATTAGAGAGTACTTTAGATATGATAGACTCTGCTTCTTCCTGTATAATAGGATCATTACGATCCTGATGGAAGCATCCTCTACAGTGGTTATTACATGAGATAGCACATATAAGTGCTCCTATACCGAATGGTGTGTCATACCTATCATAGTATATACCTTTGTGTGAGATGATCATAGTATGTTAGATAGCTCCTTGTAATTTATTATCATCAGTAGTAGTAGATGTATTATTAGCAACGTCATTATTCTTCATAGATAAGATAGAGGATATATTCTTACATAGCTGTGTTACAGCCTTGATGATATTAGGAGACTTCTCTACCCCTGTATATAATACTATCTTCATATTCTCTAAGTTTATATATGCGTAGATAGTAATATGCTGAGTAATCTTAGAGTAGATATAGAGCTTAGGGATGTAATTAGCTTCACTGACTTCTCTTAAATAGATACTTAATGATAGAGGAAGCTTCTTAGGAGAATTCTGAGCGATGTTATTATATATGACTATAGGCCAATCACCTGGATCTTTATCCAGTATGATAGACTTATAGTAATTGTATATATAGTCTAGAGAATATGTACTCCTGCATCTGTAGTGATTGTAGTTACTACATGTTATGTAGTTACAAGATCCTGATTCTTTCATACACTCCATACATCTCATTCTGTCGATTACTTTTGTAGGATTATACTTCTGTTTCTTGCTAAGGTTGTAGATAGGTAATGAAGTAAGATCATTAGTAGACATAAGTATCCTCCTGAATATAGTTAATTACAGTTTCATGAACACATAGAATATATTCCATCTAGGTAATTCGTATCCTGCTATGTTTACATTCTGGATTATTACGTACGTGAAAGATACGATAAACCATGATATGAATAGGACAGTCACTAGATAGAAAAAGAAATCTATAATAGTCTTACGGTTCATAATCATACTCCTCTTCATCGAGATATATGAGCTTCAGTAATTCTACTGCTCTATTGTAGTATTCTTCAGGATTTTTACCTAATTGGCGATAAAAATCTGGATACAATTTACTTTCATATCCATCTTGTAATACTTGAGTATAGCTAGGTAATGAGTATCTCCAACTTTTACAGATAGCAAGAGCTTTCATATATTGTCCAGTAGCCACATATGATCTTACTTGTTCTGTCTTGTTCTTGATCAACATGATCACCTAATCTTTCTTTAGTAAAGATACTTATATCTTTTATTCCTAATAACCTTATTGTTATCGCAACCTAAGTAACGTTAGAAAACATTAAGTTAGGTAATTTATTTGATTATTTACGCTTCTAATTTCAACCTATCAGCGAAACTGGATCCATCATGGTATCCTTTATTATACATATCTGGATTGTAAGAAGAGTAATTGTTCTTCACTTGATACTCAGGTTTTGATAAGTTATTAAGAAATTCAGTAGCTTCCTTAGGCTTAACTAATACTAATCCCCAATCCTTGTGAGCATCCTGCTGGGATTGGAGAGATTCTTTTAATCCTATCACGTAGGCCTTCGTATAGTTCTCTATCAAGTTGTTTATGTACGAGGCAGGATATCCATCGTACTCCTTGTAGATCTTCTCTATGCTATTATTTACTCTGCTCACTATCATATCCAACACCCTGCGAAGAACTTCAATGTCACTCTTATATCCTAAGAACACAAGAAAGTGACTCTGAGTTCTTCTAGGAGTTGAAATATACCCAACGCAGCAGTAAGCATCTCCTAAGACGTTTATCAGCCTAGCGAGATACAAGTTTCTGCCTCGACTAGTATAGTAATAAGGAGACTTATAGCGGCAAAGTTCTTTATCCTTCTTTGAGGAGTCGTTAAGATCCTTTTCTGACAGTTTATATTTAGCCATGAGTTCCTGAGCTCTCATGGCCGCTACGTAAGATTCGTTTTCGTTACAGTTGTCGGATGCTAGTACCAGAAGTTTCGAGATTTTACTCAAGATACTTTGTTCCATTTTAGAATCCTCCTTAAGTTAATTACAAGTTAATTCTTCTTCCAACCTAATAGACGTTATAAACCTTAAAGTTAGCCTAAACTTTGAAAGTACCTAGATGAGCTTGTAGGACCGCAATCTACATTATCTCCTACCTGCTATGATCTTACCCAAGGACCATTGTAGGCTACCTCATCTAAACATAATATTCTATGCTTTCAACTGATGCCTATCCGTGTATTCAGACACTTTACCAGGATTCCAGTATTTAACATTCCTTATATATCCTGTGATTCGTTGATACTTATCTGTCTCTCTTCCACATGTAGGACAATAATCTGACGAACGAAGTAATAGACCATGCTCTGGACATATAGTATTCAGAGGAGATAAACTTATATAAGGAACTTTATAATTCTCACATACAGACTTGACTATCTTCTTAGCTTGTAATCCTGTGATAGGACCTTCTAGATAGCAGTGTACTACAGTACCTCCTGTGAATTTTTGTTGCAACTCATTCTGGTGATCGAATAGATCCTTTAATGTAGTAACATTTTTCACAGGAATATGACATGAGTTAGTGTAATAAGGAGCTTCTTTACTTCCTTGAGCATATATGTCAGAGAACTCTTCTACATCCAACTTAGCTAATCTATATGCTGTACTCTCAGCAGGAGTAGCTTCTAAGTTAAATAGCTGCTTAGTCTCTTCTTGATAATCAGATAGTCTATCTCTCATATGATCTAGTACTTCTAAGCAGAATTCCTTAGCTGCAGGCTCTCTAATATCTATACCTAGCAAATTCATACACATCTCATTCATGCCTATTAGACCTATTGTATTGAAATGGTTATCTAATGTACCTACATAATATTCATAAGCCGGTAGTAGATTAGCATCCAATACATTCTTCTTGATGAAATCACGTTTTACTAGTAGACTAGTCTTTGCTAGATCCATATAATGATCTAATAATTCATAGAACTTGGCTTTACTATCCTGTTCCTTAGCAGCTAAGTATGCCAATCTAGGTAGATTCAGAGTTACTACTCCTATAGAACCTGTACTATCTCCTGATCCAAATAGACCTCCATATCTTTTAGAGAGTTCTCTCATGTCTAGCCTCAATCGGCAACACATGCTTCTACTCTCTTCCATAGATAGATCACTATTTATGAAGTTAGCGAAGTAAGGATATCCATACTTACCTGACATTTCCCACATTAAATTATTATTAGGATTATCCCAATCAAATCTATCATGGATGTTATATGTAGGAATAGGATAAGCAAATGGATTACCTTCAGTATCACCATGGATCATCAGCTCACAGAATGCTCTATTGAACATATCTATCTCACGTTGACAATCCTTATAAGTAAATTCCTGTTCTCTACCTCCTATTATGACATGTTTATTTAGCATAGTTCTATCAGGAGTTATATCTAGTGTTATGTTAGTGAAAGCAGGTTCTGCTCCTGCTCTACTATTACTATTGATAGAATATATAAAGTTCTGTAGATGTTGCTTAACTTCATCATATGATAGACCATCTACTTTTATGAATGGAGCAAGTAAAACATCTACACTAGAGAAGGCTACTGCTCCCATAATTTCATTCTGATAAATAGATGTTAGATTTATAATCTGGTTCAATACACTCATGAAATGCTTAGCAGGACCAGACTTAGGAATATTAGGGATCCCTCTAACTCCTTTCAGTAGTATATTCTTAAGACTGTATCCGCAGCAGTATAATGTTAATCCTCCTAGATCATGTATATGCATGAAACCTTGTCTATGAGCTCTCGCTATTCTATCATCTGTTTTATTGTATACTTCTCTGAGCCAGTAATCCTTTGTAACTTCACTAATAATGTATTTACCTAATGCTCCTATACTTTTTGTAGCACTGCTACTTTCTTTGACTCTCCAATCCTTATCGAAAATGTAAGAATCAATTATATCTTTACTGGTTTTGGAATCCTGAATAGATCTTTCAAACATGTCATACCAACTTTCTCTCGCGCACGTGCATGTACACATCATATGCACATATAAGCGATAATATTAAATAGATTATTGTATAGTTATTATAGTTAATCATAGTTAATATCATATAGTTAGTTATAATCTTAATTACGGCAGATGATCTCTCTAGTATAAGTACGTAGTACATTACTAGAAGATCATATGACGAATAGTTTATATGATTATATCTTCTAGATCCTATCCAGGATTTATTACTTATACTATCATACATATACACGCGTAGTAACCTCCCTAGCGTACACTAATCTGAACTATTATACGCCTAGTCTATGTGAAGAATTTGAAAATTTATGGACGTAGCTACGAATTTTAATTAGAGTTAGAACATAGGTAAATTCAAAAAGCGGTAAGCAATCTTATAGTTGATAAAAAAGCTATTTAAAGCTATGAATCCAGCACTATACTAGGAAATCATGCTTGCTATTTTCTTAACAAAGTCCTTGTAGTTATTTGCTAAATTCTCCTCATAAGTATACTTAGCATCGTTAGTATCAGCACTATTATCAGTAACTAGTTTGATAGCTGATAAGTTTATATAAGGATGATAAGATTTACAAGCAAATGCTATTCCATATAATTCCATATCTATGATATATTGTTCATACTTTGATATTATTTTATCATTGAACTTAGATGTAGTATAACAAGGTACATCCAATAATCCTTCATATCCTGTGATCATTATATTGTTACTCATACCTGGATTGTAATATAGGTCATGTCCGAAAGCGGTTAAATCCATATCAGCATTGTGGATGATCCTAGGTGATACGATAGTGTTAGGCTGAATAGATCTACCACCACATGTACCTATGTTGATTAGTTTATCCATATGATCATCTTCATCTAATAGAAATCTTGTAGCCATAGCTGCATTCAACATACCTACTCCTGATATACTGAGTATTATATTATCACCGTAATGCAGGTTCTGCCAGTTATGATGAAGATTTAAGACTTCTATAAGATCTCTAGCTTCTTCTTCTTGTGCTACTACGATACCTATCATACTTTCCTCCTGTGCTTGCTCTATAGGCTATAAGTCATTTTTCTTGTATTCAGCTTACCGTGGTAAAAAGAATAAGTAGTAAAAGAGAGTAGGTATTTAGCCTACTCTCTTCATAAATTACTTGGACTTTACTTTATCTTCTTCGAATGACTTCCTGGCAGTAGCCTGAAGAAGAGCTTTATAGTTGCCATAGTCAGGATCACTGTTGTTCAGGTTGGCTACATAAGTATAACCTACATACTCTTCACCTTCCTTATTCTTGATCAGAGCATACGTAGACTTCTGACCGATTTTACCGAACTCTACTTCATAACCTTGCTTCTTCAAACCTTCTATCTCAGTCTCCAGAAGCTTCACGATCATGTTGATACGATGCTTTCTTACTTCGTTTACAATGTCACCCATATTCACTACTCCTTTATATTCCATACGATTCGGCGAAGTTCTCTACCTTCGTATGTATTTATTACTTGATAGGTTTTATTCTTACTTCTAGGAAGAGGAAGTGAGGGATAATGACCCTCATTCAAGCTGACAGAATACTGGAGAATCATATCCATTGCATACTGCAAAGCTCTTGATGTAGTACGAGCACGTTGGATAGTCAATCGCAAATCAGTAGCATACTGCTGAAGTGCTTCTAAGCTATTAGCTCGTAATATTGAGGTATAATCCCCATAATTGATATCGTGCTTGTACTGATAACTGACACATTGAATAGTTTCTTTGATTACTTCTTCCTCTACCGGCGTATCATCTTTAGGTTCATCAGCTGACTTCTCAACTGGAGGTTTCATCTCCTTGATGACCTTACGAGTCTGAGACAGTAGATTAGAATAATAATCGATAGCCTTTATATAACTTACTATTTGGCTACCTAATACATCGATGTTAGCAGTATCCTCATTAGTGAATTTGTTACCTGAGAATTCTACTACTCCTTTTATGAATACTTTCCCATCTTCATAGAAGCTAGAATATCCTTCATTCAGAAGCTCCTTGATATCCAGGAAATCACCATGAGGTTCATCGATTTTAACATTAAGATTCAGCACTTGTACATCATAATTTTTTACAATGTAGATAGTACTGAATACTGGAGATCCTGAGTAAGATCCTCTTAGTGAGAAATTACACTTCTCTGCATTACTGATAATCTCAGGACTTGTGCTGTAATCATGCACAGTTCCGTCCACATTAGTAACTTGAGAAATCGTAAGTAATCCTTTCTCTTGCAACCCCGCTAATATGATCAATTTCTGGATAACGTCTCTAGTTAGCTTCATATTCTTAACACTCCTTTCTTATACATATAGTAACGTTACATCCTCTGAAGTTAGCCTAAGTAATTATTTTGACTTGCTCCCAAGGATATTTAGGATCACCATAGTGACCATATACAGCTGTATCTGCATAGATAGGTCTACGCAAATCTAGTTCTTCTATGATATTGTATGGACTAAAATCGAATTTATCACCTATTAGACTATATATATTATTAATAGGCTCAGTATTAGTACCATAGCAATCTAAATGGAAAGAGATAGGTTCAGATAATCCTATACCATAAGCAACTTGTATCTCACATCTAGTTGCTAGCTTATTGTACACTATATTCTTAGCTACATATCTAGCGTAATAAGCTCCTGATCTATCTACTTTAGTAGGATCCTTACTGCTTAGAGCGCCACCTCCTACTCTGCCTACTCCTCCATATGTATCTACTACTATCTTCCTACCTGTAGTACCACTATCTCCAAATGATCCTCCTACTACAAAGCTACCAGATGGATTGATGATATAGGCAGGAGCATATCCTTGATACTCTAAATCATTAGTAAAATAGGAATAAAGATTCAGCTCATCCATTAATGATTTAAAGTTCAATTTGTATTGAAGAAAGTCTCTAAGCTCCTTGATATTAACATTTTCTCTATGTTGCTTAGAAACTAATATATTATGCACATCGGCAGGTTTATATTTATTGTTGTAAGCTACAGTTACTTGAGTCTTACCATCAGGACCTAATATATATCTATAGTCTGGATTGTCTAGTTTTTTAGCTATAGCATGAGCAAGATATATAGGCATCGGCATATAGTTAGGAGTTTCATCTGTAGCATATCCATACACTATACCTTGATCCCCAGCGCCTAATTTACCAGATGAAGGATTAATCACTGCATTAGCTATCTCGTTGGATTGTTTTGATACTTTGATTAATACTTCATAATCTTCATCATAACCTACATCTTCGATAACTTTCTTCGCGATACCTCCATAGTCTATACCATCTACACTAGACTCACCATAGATAAATATGAAGTTATCTTTTATGGTAGCTTCTACAGCCATCCTAGCATACTTATCTATACGAATAGCTTCATCCAATATGCTATCTGCTATCTTATCGCACAACTTATCAGGATGACCTGCACATACTGATTCTGACGTTATGTATTGATACATATATTACTCCTTATATTATTTATTATCCATCAAGAATTGTTTCAGATCTAGAAATGCATTATCTCCTCCAAATACATAATTGTACTCATCTGTAATCAGATACAAGATAGGTACAGATTTATGATTAGACTTCACTACATCTTCCTGGATATTCTCTGGAAGGTTCTCATAGTCTATCTTTTCCATAGGTATATCTTTACGTTGGCAATAAGACTTGAGACTTTGATAGAGCATTTTGCACTTACCACAATTAGGTGTACTGATTAGAATTACTGATTTAGCCATAGTTACTCCTCTTACATATATTTAATATACAGATAGATAAATAATATCAATCCTGCTACTATAAGTAATCCAGATATGATCCTACCAATATAACTTGAAAGGAAGTTACCGTCCGATATTATCTTACCGACTACTAATAATGCAACTGTACCTATTACATAACTAGCTGCGGTTCCTCTTATTCTCATTATGAACACCTTTCTTATAATCATTAACCTTCAAATATTTATCAACACCATAGTTATCATAGCTTCTTAGTACAGCCTCATCGAACTCATAAAGAGGATACATACAATAGCCAGAACTAGCCATAGTTCCTTTAGGTACTCCTAGTTTGTATTTCTGCACAAATACTTCTATACCAGGCATATTGTTAACATCTAAGAATGCTTGGAATTTATCTACGTTAGAGAGATTTTTAGTGATGAATCCGAAAGGTTCTAAATATCCATCATCATCAGTATGAATAAGCTGCAAAGCTAAATTGCCATACTGACTATAGGATGCAACTGTTAGATTTACTTTATACTCTTTTCCATACAACTTAATAATCATAATCTATTGCCTCCTCATAGTATCTCCACTTTACTACTTTATCTATAGTATATAGGCTAGTGATAGTAGAGTCATAAGGGATATAAACTCTATCTTTAGTATAATATCCCAGAACAGTAGAATTACCATCTGATAATTCTAGTAATTTACTACAGTAATCATGAACTAGTATAATAGGAGCACAGTCACTCACATAATGCCAATCCGAATTATTCTTAGATTGACTGTACTTTGCTAAAAGTTTCTTGTAATACTCTAACTTAGAGTCTATCTTATTGTAGTCATCAAGCAGTTTTTCATAATTATTTACACTATCTATGAGTAATTGTGCTGATAGCTTCGATTCTACTACACCTATATAAAATCCAGATTTAGTCTTAATAACGTATTTACCAGATTCATATGAATACTCCCAAGGAGTCGAGGTTGTTAAGAATTTGCATTCAATAATTCTTTTATTCATAAATTACTCCTAGTTATTCTTTTGGTGCTACTAGTCGGACTCGAACCGACACGGATATTCTCCAATGGCTTCTAAGACCATCGCGTCTGCCAATTCCGCCATAGTAGCTTCTTGGTTACACAATAAGTAACGTTCTAATGTCTAAAGTTAGCCTTATATTGGAGCTCCGTGCAAAATTTGAATTCGCAACCCTCGGAGTACAAAACCGATGCTCTACCAATTGAGCTAACGGAGCAGGATTTACGTAGATTCTTCAGTATTATCAGTCAAGACTTGTAGTTGATCTGAGTGTGATTTCAATGATTCTCTAGCTTTCTTCAGTCTATCTTCAAGCTCTTCGATATTTAATTGATCATGATTAATTTTCCATCTCAAAGAATCCTTCAGCTTATCCCTTAATAATGCTTCTATATTATAATCATGTTCTCTCAAGAAGGATTCTGTAAATACTGAATGCAATCCTAGTTCTGGATTGTTCACATAGTTTTTGGATGAGACTCTAGATAGATTGACCCATTAACTCCATTAACTTTACAGTAGTAATATTGCGAGTTCTCATAAACTATTGTACGTTTATCCATCAATTCAATTTCAAGAGGAAAAGTTTCTGAGATCCTATAGATATAGAGTTTCTCTTCCATTATGTAATCCTCCTTAGTTAATTGGAGCTAATGATGGGAATCGAACCCACACCACTAATTTGGAAGACTAGTATACTACCTTTATACTACATTAGCATCACTTAGATTTATTCCTGATTATTATATACTTGGCAACATCTTGTAGAGATGCTTCCTCTAGCTTAGTAACTCCTGATTCTATTACAGCGAATTTATCTCTAGCCAAATTCTCATATGCTGTGAATCCATATCTGTATATAGTTATATCAACGTTAGTCTTTAAAGTAGTAATTTTACACCATACACCTCCCTGCTCATATATTTTCTCTACTATAGCTGCTTCAACTCTATGCAAGTAATTCATATTAGTTAGATCCTCCGTTACTAGTGTTGGTGATCCATTGAGGAATCGAACCTCAGACTCATAGCTTAGAAGGCTATTGCTCTATCCTACTGAGCTAATGGACCATTAAGTAGCTTGTTTAAAGAATCCTTAAGCTTTAAGATATCCTTGAATACAGTGATTTCTTCTTCACTGAGTTTGACATTGAGAGTTATGTAATTGTTGATGATCAATCTCTGAGAGATATCTTTATTAGGAATTACATAATTCCCTTTATCATCTATGATAGTGTCTCTAGGAAGCTGAACTACAGAAGTTATTAGCTGATCAAGGAATTCCATAGGATCTACGTTCACTATGACATCCCTAGTAGTAGTTTCAGTGCAATTCACTCTGACCTGATAGTCTTTCATAAGTAAACTCCTTTTTTAAGATCCATGGAGAGAATAAGCATTACAGGATACTTGTACTCAGTAACATGAATTGCTAGTACTCCTACCCTCCGACACAACAGATCAACTAACCCCTCTCCTATAATACTTAGACTCTCCACAACCTTCGTACTCCATAACCTTTCTCAACGTTTAGACCTACGTTGACATAGTAGATAAGATACTAAGGATTACTTGTACGAGCTTTATTATAACTAGTATAATTAATGTACTTGCAAGAGTAAGTTAATTCTTATCATAAACTTATCTTGGAGATCTCGTAAACTTCATCAGTTTACAGCCTCTTGTTCCATACTAGCTTAGACTACTACCTATCGCTAAGCACTGGCGGAGAGTCAGAGATTTGAACTCTGGGATCCTGGAGGATCGTTGATTTTCAAGACCAACTCCATAAACCACTCGGACAACTCTCCAACATAATAAACGTTACATCCTCATGAGTTAGGCTATTTTATGACGAATGTATTACTACCATTCTTAGCATCTCTGTTCATAATAGCCTCTAGTCTAGCTAATTTCTTCTCTTCCCATTCACTAGTATCACCATAATATAGTTCTAATTGATACATCATGATTTTGACATCAGCTATTTCTTCTCTTATCTTATCAGCTAAGCCTAGCTCAAATACCTTATCGTCAGGTACTCTGAAAGTCTTGCAAAGCTCCTTAGCTAATTCACTCATTTCTTCTAAAGCCATGATAGACTGTGAGTATATACCATAGGATTGTAGACATAGTCTTAGTATATTCTCTTTATCCATGATGATTCTCCTTACCTAGCTATTATCATATTATTACGTATAGTAACTGATCTGAAGATTTCGCTAACTTCATCTACATAATCCGCTAATCTTCTATTGAGCTGATATCCTGAAGTAGTAACTTTACCTACTCCATCTCTATCATTCTCATAGACTGTGATATAGCAAGTACCTCCAGGCTTAAGATACTTTCTACAGTTTCTTAATACAGCAAGCCTAGCTTCTTCTTCTTTTATGACATTCAATACATTAGAGCAGGTAACTGTGTCTGCTCCTCCATGTTCCCTGACTATATTTATTACTCTACTATTATGTTCATCAGATCTATTGTAAGGATCATATACCAAGTTAGTAGCATTATAAGTACGTTTCATCCAATTTGCTACATTATCATACTTACCTCCTCCTATATCCAAATTTATAGATCCTTCTTCGAAATCTATCTTCGAGAATATAGCAGGTAATTTTCTACTATTGATACTGGTCTTAGCACTAGTATATTCTTGATGTACTATTTCAGGATCATCATTATAGTCACTCTCATATAGAAATTTATGCATAGAACCCTCCTTATATATTATGGTAGTCCGTCAGGGGCTCGAACCCTGGACCTCTTGCTTGTAAGGCAAGCGCTCTCCCAACTGAGCTAACGGACTAGAATAAGGAGGCTAAGAGGTTATCTCAGCCTCCTGCTGATTTTAAGCAGCTTCGATAAGCTCTACGAAGTTGTCCATGATGCTAGGATTCAGACTCCAGAGGAATCTGTTCTCATCCCAGTTCTCAGACTTACGGGAAGGAGCTCCGTGAGTAATGAAGTCACTGAAAGCGTTGATGACTCCCCACTTTGTACCTTTGAAGTTCTGGTTATCCTCTTGTTCATAGGCTGTGATAAACATGGATTTCTCAGTTTCGAGCCTCTGGTTCAGCCTGGGCGAGTTATCTTCTTTGATATTGAACATGGACTGGAGAATCTTGTTGAATTTCTCAGGAGTGATCTTGCTCCTAGCATACTTAGTAGCTTCTTCCTCATACACGCTGATGTAGTCATAGACACTGACGAGTTGCTGCTTAGCAGCGAGAAGTTTTTCATTCAAGTCGCCCATGTGAGAGAACTTGATAGTCACAGGCGAATTCTTGAAGCTTTGCACGAACTGATTCTGGCAAACGAGACGCAGCATGCAGACAGTACTTCTGATGCTCCCAGATCCATCATGAGTGTTCTGCCAGATGATGTTAGGCCTGATTTTATCTCCGAGGACAGTGACTTCAGGGAGCTTACCGATCATGTAGCAGCCGGAACCTCCATTGTAGATACCTGCTCTGATGAGATCCACTCCATCGATGAACTTGACGAAATCCAGAGCATCTTCATTCTGGCAAACCTTGTACCGATCACTTACGATACCGAGCACATCGCCCGTATCGGATCTGACAGTAGCGAACCTATCAGGGACCTTCCTGACCTCTACGCCATTGCTTGTGAGAAGATCTCTCACCTCAACCTTGTAGTTGAGACCTGCTTTGTTGAACAGAGCATCAAAGCTGTGATCCTCAGAAGAAGTGCCAATCCTCTCCCACATAGGGACTCTTTCAGTCATTCTTTCCATTTTCTTAAATCCTCCTCAAGTTAATTAAGAGTTAATTCCTCTTTCAACCTAATAGACGTTCATTAGTCTTAAGTTAGGCTAAATTTATTCAGCTTCTATTAGATGAATTGTTGTCTTATTCATAGGAATTTCTGCTAAGTCTACGAGATAGTATAAGTTAGGTCATAAATAGGGGTCTGTATATTCATCTTCTTAATAGAATCTCCATATACAGGATCTTCTACAGTCCTACCTTTATTCCATGCTCTAGATTCTCCAAATCTATCAATAGGACTATAACCTAAATGAACTTTGCAATGACTACAATGAGCAACATAAGATTGACTCTTCTCAAATTCTTTACTGCATATGCATTTATAGATGGTTAATTACCTCCTAATAATTATTAAATTAATTGAATAAGCTTGATGTAGGAGCATCATTATCTCAATAGATGATCAGGCTATTGTTTTCTTATTCAATCTGGTAGCGGTAGCGAGATTCGAACTCGCAAAGATTTCTCTTGCTGAATTTTAAGTTCAGTGTGTATGCCAAATTCCACCATACCGCCTTATACGTCTGCCGATTCCGTCATGATAGCTAGTGTCTTATCTATGTCCTCTCATATAGGATTTCGAGTCCATAAGCTTCAGCTGCATCATGCTCAATTCTGCAGCCTCTAGCTTTCTCCCAACCATCACAGAAATAAGCTGCATGACATAGTGACATATTCTCTAGGCTTTTAGCAAGGAAACAAAGTGGAATCTGGACTACGCCTCTTTCGACCATTTTCTCTTTACTGTACCACTCATCTGTGAATAGAGTATTGACTACTTCATATCCTAGAGATTCCAGAAGCTTGATAGCTTTTTCTCTCGTTGAAATGATCTCCTCTTCCGTCTTGCCAGCCATAGGCTGAGATAGCATTGCCTTCTTCATAGTAAACTCCTAATATATAATAGGTTATTCATAGTAATCTATGTCTCCAAAATCGCAACCATCATACTCAGTAATATCAGGATCATCTAAATCCAATAGATCTAAGTCCATCAAATCATCAACATCCAGACTTTCCCACTCTTGATTCATCTCAATAATAGGCTCATTCATACATATTTAAACCTCACTTTCATTACACAAGTTTTCTCTGTTTCTGAATCCCTTCTTGTAAAGTTTGCTCGAAGTCTTGCAACATAGTGAGCAAGCTTTCTACACAATCATTAGGTAACGTATAACCCTTAGCATCATTAAGTACGTCCTTGAGTGAGCTTATATGACCATTAACATCCTCTGTAGGATCATATTTCTGAAGAAATACTTTACCTTGATCGATGCAGATTTCTAGTGCAGCACCTTCGATAAGTCCTAATCTACGTCTAACATCCCTAGGGATTACGATTCTTCCAAGATCATCAATTCTTCTGATAATACCTGTTTTGAACATCTTTAGAAACTCCTTACTTATTCATCATATAGCTACAGGTTATAAGATTCTGGAGGTGAGTGTGAGATTCGAACTCACAACCGTTCGGTTAACAGCCGAAAGCTCTACCGTTGAGCTAACTCACCAACTATGCTTTTAAATGGGACTCGAACCCTACTTAAACCCTTTGGATTTGTCTTACCTTCATAAACGATAAGAGCACATTAACCCTTAAAAGAAGCTACACCAACCTTCATTCATGATGGTTGCCTTTGTCTAGCAGTAAGAAGAAATGGCCATCGGCCACAGCCCATAAACCTGCTAAACCCCTAACCCTATCTAACCCTTGCTTCTTTTACTTTGTGAGATTTGCCACACACCGAATCCCACACACGCAGACCCTTCCCCTTATAAGTCTTGTTACCAAGTCCCACAATCTGCGACCCCGGAAGGCGTAACGTATCCCTTCAACGCTGGATTTCTTTTATCATGGTAGGAACACGACGCTAGCTAATCGTGGAATGTCATCCAGATATCCTACCACAAACTTTATACTTAGTTGTAATCTTCCTCTTTGTTTATCTGCTTACTGATTTCTTGCCCCATCCAATCTGAAGCGTTACCAGTGACTTTGAAGTGCTCCTTAGCGAAATCCCTAGTGAATATCAGACTTACTAAACTTTTCAGCTTCATGCTCCTCCAGAACAAAATTTCAACATCTTTACCATTAGGAGCTTTAGTTGCGTAAAGTTCTGCACCATTTATTACAGAAGCTCACGTTTCATGAACTTCCTGTTCTGCTAATTCATCAGGAGTTACCTTCTTTATCAAAGCCACATTATATAGTTTCTTCATTAGTAAATCATCCTTTCACTAATTAGTACTTTAAAGAAACGGATTTTATGAGACAGGCGTTGTCCCATACCGAGTAATCCTACCTCGCCACTCTTAGGTCTATTTTCCCCGCTTCTACGCTCCGTATAGGCTAAGTTTGATGACCTATTTGATCACCCTTATTAGCTTGCATCCTAGCTCCACGAACATAAACCTCAACCTAAGGTTCGAACCCTGGTTCCTTGCCGTTCACCCTCCTTTAGACAAAGATTAGGAAGCAACCTTCGAAAGATTTTTAATGGATGAACAGGACTTTTGCCAAGTCCCATCCTTGGCTGATAGCTGAACCAACCTCAACATCCTGTTACCAGTAGTTGCGCTACCCCTCGGTAAGTATCGTTTCCTACCAACGCTCATCCTTAAATAATCTGCGTAACGCAGTTCACTTAGAAGGAACTCACTCGCTACTAAGTCCATCATTAAGAAGATTTCTCCAACAGTCTCGCATTACTTGTGAGAGTCTTCAATGTCCTCTAAAAGCAAGTGGCTATTCCATGAGGCATCCTTCGAAGCATATCTGGGATTTCACCAGAAGGAATCCTACTAGCACTCGCCAGCTTAACTTATGGCCGATTGCGGCCTGGTGGATCGTACTGGACTTGAACCAGTGACACTCTGTTTATGAGACAGATGCTCTAACCAACTGAACTAACGATCCACGAAGGACTCAATTAAGAGTCCTGATCCAGTTTATTTATGAAGTTTTCAAAGAACTTTTTACACCATAATAAACGTTAGCTACTGATGAGTTAGGCGAATTTTAGTTCACCATTTGATTAATGAACTTCTTCAGTGATGTAGGAATGCCTGCACATCGAAGACTGTGAGTAGCGGCTACACTAGCAGATTTGTAACAAGAGAAAGCTGAAACTTTATCCGAACCCTTGTACAAAGTGCTAACGAAACCCATGATATTGAAATGTTTATCAGGATTCAGTGAGGCTTCTTCGCAGAAAAGTAAAAGCCATTGCCCTCCTTTAGATTCAACATCAATACCTGCTTGAGTTAATTTTCCGACTGAAAACATGTTATTTACCTCCTTTTTACATTTTCAAACTCTAGCTTACACAATATGTAACGTTATGAAGTTAATAGTTAGGCGAGTATTAGAGCTGCTAGAGGTGCTGTACTATATGATTATTTACAATTCCGAAACATGTATTCTATGAATGTTCTATATACATTTATGTCTGTAAATTGTGCATGATGATATTCTATATCTATATATCTATCCATAATGGATACGTCAATGCATGAATTAGCGATTGTTATGTAGAATCTATAACTTTGTATATGATCTGATATATACTTTATAGTATCTGCGAATTGTTGATAAGTCAAGTTAATCACTCCTTAATAGTTCTCACACCTTATAAAACGTTAAACTATATGAAGTTAGCTCACTTCACAATATACTTATCATAAGTATTATTATCTAATATTTGTTTAGCATAATTAGCTAAATGATATGCATCTGCTACATCATTTATAGAGGACTCAGCTATAATAGTATGCATACTCTTCTTATGTCTGCTAGCTACAGCATCAATCATCTCTTCTTTAGTAGCATTATGTTTACCTGTGGCGAAGGTTTTGATATCTCCAGGAGGTACTGCTAACACTAATTTTATATGAGGATTATTGTATATAGCTAATTTTAGTATACCTATATTCTCAGCTAATTGTAATATATAGCCTGATGATCCTCCAAACCTCATCTGATTAATCTGACACTCATAGGCTACACAGTCTATTTCTCTATAAGAATTCAGTATATTATAATATCTGTTATAGTTATAATTTAACCTTGATATCGATGATAATTCTTTAGGACACACTGATTCATAGGTAACTACTGTACCTGCATTATTATGCTGGATAACAGCTATACCTGAACTATTTAGTGAGGGATCTATACCTATGATTACTTGCATTGATCTTCCTCTATGCATTTGTCTATATCATCGATATTAACATGTAAGGATCTTACTTTATCTCCAGGAATAGTGAATTCAGCTATACGTACTCTTCCTGCTTTTATATATCTCTTCACTGATTTCTTAGATATGTCTACATGTTTGCTTATATCATCTATCGGTACATATCTATTCTTCAGTACTTCTGTAGGATATTTATACTCTGTATTCATCATATTCTTCCTTAATCCTTTCGTATAGACTATTTGATATAGATGTTTTAATCTTGTAGCTTCTTGTTGAATTATAAACTACACCTCGTAGTTTATGCACTCTACCTTTCGTAGGTATTATCTCAAATCTTATATCTTCTGATATTTCTACATTACCTTTATCTATCAATACATCCATCATAGATGTGAAAAAGGCTTCTACTATACCTTTCGCGCTAAATTCAGTTAATCCTAATCTTTTTACATTCTTATCATTCATCATCCTTTCTATAATAGAATCATTAATACTCATCTTTATCATCCTCAACTATCTCTACAGGATTAACTATTTCATTAACATTATTCAGTATAGCATCAAAAGCATCTCTAATCTTATCTCTAGAGGCACTGGATATACTTAGCATATCTGATGCTTTTATATCTGTAGTCGGAGATGATCCTGAATTTAGATTAATTACATTGTTATTACTCATAAATAACGCAGTTATATCTTTAGGATTATTAGCAGTACTTACTAATTTCATTATATAAGATATATCATTATTCACAGAAATATTCAACTCTGATAGTAATCTTATATATTGCGTAGTGTTCATATCCTCTACTCTAGCATTCAATCTATCTAATATATTGTCTATCATATCTGTCATAGTTAATATAGACTTGATTTTCTTCCTTGCTATACCTATTAACATTACTTTAAATTTTTCTTCATATCCTACTAATATTTTATCTACAATTAACTTTACAGTATTTGCTATACCTTCATCATCATCTAGATAATCTCTAAGTATGATATCTTTATCCATGTTATTAGTTTCAGTAAATTCAGGACAATCAGATACATTTTCTCTGGAATACTCACCAGGCAACTGTTCATGAACATTACACATCATCGTATCTGCATTGAAGTTACTGCATAATTTACATTGACTAGGTATAATAGGAGTTTTCATACCTATTCACCATCCTTCATATAATGTATAGAATTATCATATATCCTTTTAACCATTTTATACGGAAGGTCATACTCTACTGCTATATCATAAAGACGGTTTTTATCACATTTAGATAATGTAAGGATCATTCCTGCTAATAAGTCATCCTTGAAGCTATCATAATTAGGTACAGTAATAGTTCTACCACTGAACGATTTGACGAATTTTCTAGCTATCTCGCTACCGAACTCTGCAAATATTTCAGGTATTATACTATCAGCATATTTATCAACTAGTATCTTGTAGGTTAGTGATCCAAATCTACTAAATATATTCTCTAATATCTGCAGCATACTACCATCCTCTCTTAAAGATGATTTCTGATAATTATAAGCTAACTTATAGTAATAATCTGCTAAATAACAACAATGCTTAAATTCATTATTACTTATCATTACTACTCTAAATTTATACTTTAATTTATCTATATTAGTAGTATTAGAATTTTTACCATACTTACAATCTATTATACGTAATATTATAGACGACAACCTACCTCTATTATTAGCTAATTCCATTGATTTATCTACTATAGAAGTTTTCACACTATCCATCATTATTCTATATTCTATCTTATCTGTAATAACTCTTTCTTTCATTATATCTTTACTGAATTCTGGATCATATTCATCATTCTTGTAATAGCTATGATAATTATGTACTAGATTCATCATTATATTAGTAGCTAATACACTTATATATTTATAATAATCTTCCACTCTTATATACTTATCCCACCTTAGCTTCATGTCTCTATATAGGATAGTATAAACATCTTGAACAAGATCTTCTCTAGCATAATATCTATCATCATATGTAGATATATACTTATAATAAGATTTATTAATTAAAGGAGCTACTAGTAGCATGTACTCATCTAGTAGCTCGAACTTACCTAACTTGAATATTTCATCACCGATACTGTTTATCTTATCATAATCTGGAGAAGCTTGTAGTGCTATTTCTATCTCAGGTAACATTATAGACAGTCTTCTTAGCTATTTCCTGTGATATACGTCTTGTAGATATATACTCACCTAATAGCTCTCTTACACCAGATGCATAATCTCCTACTAAATCTTTATGTTGATTGAGGATATTCAATGCTTCTGTGATTATAGCCATTACACTATTAGGAGCTATAGCTGTACATCTCCACAAGAATGACTTACTATGTATATCAACATCACCATAATTAGCAGTGAAGTAATCTAACATATTATCATCTATAGTGACATCTTCGCTATATCCTTCCATAGATATAATAGCCTTATTGATACTGTCTAGTAAAGATTTATACTCTTCATATGTAGCAGTTATACTAGTCAGCTTAGATAACTTCTTGTGGAAACCTAGGACTCTGTCTACAAGCATATCTTCCCTGAAGTCGTCTACTACTCTAAGCATCAAGACTTCTAATGCTTCTATATCACTACCCGTGGTTTTGCGATATCTAGCATTAGTCAGGCTATAATTGCTTAAAGGTAAATATACAGGAATATCATCCATATACATTACTAACCGAGCATGAGCATTAGATAGCTCATCATTCTCTAATAATACTCCTACAGTGTAATCATAAGACTTATTGTCCAATTCTACAGTTATAGGAGTAGTCCTTTTCAACAATATAGAGCTACTAGTATCTGATTTACTATATATCTCAGAGATCTCCAGATTAGTATTCACGATATGAGTCTTCACTGTAGATACAAATACAGTATTTAACACTGGATCCCTATCACCTTCTGTAATCCCTAACACATTCTTGTCACTGACTAGGAAAGTTAACTCACCTGGAACGAGCACATTGGCTAGATTTATAATGAACTCTCTATTCGTCTTGGCCAGGATATCATCTATAGTGGAGAATCTCATACCAGAGTATTTTCTGAGCAAAGTAGATACGACCTTATTGTCTATACTAAGATCATCATTGTAAAGTACATCGCTTAGTTTACATTTATTGTAAACTTTACTCATATTAATTCCCTCTACTTTCTGTCTTGATGTTTACCTTAGGATCCTCAGTAGCTGCTAACTTAACTTTCAGATTATCAGTATATTCCTTAACTACTTTATTTATGTTCTCTATATAAGCTCCCATACTTTCTTCGAATTTTTCAGAGTATTGCTCTTCAGTGATCAGATTATTAGCAAATAATATAGATTTTAGAAGTTCTATATTAACTGAGATGCTAGCTAACAATCCAAAGTTCTGCTTATGATAATCTTCAACAGCATCAGCAGCTGCTGCTTTAGCTACTTCAACAGCTTGCCCTACGTTACACAATTTCTTCATGAATGCATCTTGTTTCTTCATATTATTTATCTCCTGTGCTCCCAAATCCACTAATGCGAACATCTGCTTGATATAGATGATCATCATCTACTTTATGATAAGTGCTGATGATAGCTTGTCCTATCCTTTGATATGCTTCTATAGCAACTGGCTTATCTGAAGCGTTATATAGCATAAATTTTATCTCATTACCTGCATAATCAGCATCTACAACGCCTGCTCCATTCATGAGCATTAACCCTGATAATGCTAGACTACTCCTGATTCGAAGATCTATCCACTGATCATCTTCTAGTGTAGCGGTTATCCCTGTTCCTACTAAAGCTATAGCATGAGGAAGGATAATGTAGCACTCATTAGCACTCATGTCATATCCTGCAGCTAATAAAGTCTTTCTGACAGGAATTACAGCATTTGGATCCAGCTTACTAAATTTTACCATAATTACTCCTTTATGATATATAAGAATTACCTTCTCTATTCTTAGTAACAGTTATAATCCTATCAAACTGATCTTTTAATTCATTATTATGAGTTATAACATATATGCTAGTCAAGTTACAATATTCTATCTTCATCTTCAGCACTTCAGTTATATTATTCACTCCTATTTCATCTAACGTATCTAGTACTTCATCTATGAAACAGCAGTTTATTTTCATACTACAATAGATATGTACATAATCATGAAGGCTAAGTTGAATGGCTATATCCAGCCTACGCTTCTCACCATTAGATAATGACTGGTAGCTAGATCCTTTCTCGTTCTCAATAACTACTTTACCACTTGCTACCGATAATTTATATGTAGTATTTAGCAATATGCTAGTATACACTGATAATCTATCATTTATATAGTTTATAGCCTCTTGAAGCACGTACAATATTATACCCTTAGGACTATACAAATCCACCAGATACTTATACATATCTATAGAATTCTTATAATCCTGAGCTAATTCTTCTAGCTTAGTCATATTACTAGATAACTCTTGCAATTCCTTCATGCTATGACTATAATTCTCTATGTCTTTACTAGCTACACTAATAGCTACCTCTAGACTAGTTTTATTCTCTGATAATAGTGTATAGTTATTCTGAAGTTCTCTACATAAGTTTGTAGTAGTTGCTAACTTACTATTTATAATATCTACATCTGGATACTCGTTCAGCTTAGAGTATATATTAGTCAGCTCATTAGATGCTACAGTTATTAATGAATCGTAATAATATCTAGTAGCAGCCATAGCATTCTCATCTACAATAGACTGATGGCACACTTCACATATAGGATGATCTACCTTCTCAAGTGCATTCAAGGAAGACTTATGATTAAGTATTTCACGTTCCTTCATAGACTTCATATTAAGATAAGTTTCTATAGTATTCTTAGCATCAGCTAATACTTTATACTTATTATTCATACTGTCCATGTAAGCATGAGCAGATTTCAGTGAATCCATCACTGATGCTAGTTCGATTTTAGCATCATCTATCTTTCTTCTAGAGGTCGCTATAGCATCAGCTAAGGACTCTTCGGTGAATCCTTTGTTAGCTATATTAGCTAATGTAGCTAGTGATCCACTAGTTTCTGCTAACTTTGAATTACAAGCTGATAGCTGACTACTAGCCTTGATCCTTACAGAGTTTATATCATATCCTAGATTAAGTGTAGACTCAATAACATACTTCTTATCTGTATCAGATAATTGAGTGAATCTAGATGTTAATCCTTCTCCCATTAATATTGTACTAAGTAGAATTTTAGAAGGCACTCCTACTAAGTTATCTATATCTTCCTGAGTATCCTTGTTTACTCTTCTGGTGATGTCTACACCATCTTTGTACAAAAATACTTTATCACCATTAACTGAATCTTTCCTATATCTAGTTATTGTATATTTTACTTTGTCTATAAGGAATTCTAAACTTACCTTCATGTTCTTACCAAAATTCCTATTGACTAGTTCAGATACAGGAGATCCTCTTAATGTATTCCCTGTGATGCTATATACTATACCTTCCAGTATAGTAGACTTACCTGATCCATTACTACTATAATGTCCATCTACATTGATACCTTCTATCAGTACTAATCCTGAATACTCTGTAAATGAGATAGTAGTATCCACATGAGACAGAAAGTTGCACATAGTTAATGAACTAATAATCATTTCAATAACTCCCAAGCCTTATTAATATACAGTTGCTTCTTAGCATCTGATATTGAAGTATCTTTCATTATATACTCTGCTATTATAGATGGAAGATCTAGATTATTCTTAACAATAGTATTAGAATCCGAAGTTATATCATCAGATATCAGTTTCTTGAATCTTATGTTTTTATAATCCAAGTTACTAACATCAGGACACTCACTATCTTCATACTCTAATGTTATGAATACTCTATCAATATTATACTCAGGATAATATTTAGCTATTTGATTCACCTGGCTAGTGTTTACAGTGATGTGTATCATAGCTTCTAGATTTTTATAGTAGGTAATCTTATCTGTTTCAGTATTTAACACATAATAAAACGGGTAATCACTGAAAGTTAGCTCTCCGAATTTAGTAGTCAGTAAACTACCTACGTTCATTACATTACCTATAATAGATCTGGTATGAACGTGTCCATTATAGACGAATTTAGCTTCCTTAAATATCTCAGTAGGTACTCCAAAATTAGCTACTGATTTACCTGCTGCTAGTGTAGATCCATATATATCATGGTGAGTGAATATATATCTATCCTTGAACAAGTCATCTACTGAAGATATATCTACGCTATAAGGCAGATACAACAAGTTATTGTCTATTTCTATATCCCTAACTGTACTTATACCTGGATAATTGTTTATATAAGACAGTACATCGCTACCTGCATCTACTGCTTCATGATTACCTAGTAGCATTATTGTAGGCACAGTAGACATTATATCTAATAGATTCGTAATGAACTCTACATTCTTAGCTTCTAATCTTGGTGTATCGAAAAAGTCTCCTAAGCATATTGCTTTCTCTACTCCTAGCTCTGTGAACTTACTGTACATAGAGTTCATAGATTTGATTACTGAAGATTCCCAGATTGCTTGATTATTTCTCATGTTCCTAGTGGCGTGAACATCTCCATATATGCCTAACAACATAATTAACCTTTCTGCTAACCTTGTAATACTGAAGTTTCTCCAGCTAGGTAACGTCTTACATAATCCACATTGATCAGTTTATCTAGAGGATAATTTGCCATCCTCAATAATCCATTCATTATGACATCTATAGTAGTAGGCTGGAACTCTAATGCTCTAAATATCTTGTTCGCTTTGTCTACATTAATAGTCGTGATAGATTTTATGTCATCTATTAATCCTTTTATCTCATAGAAATCGAACACTTCTTTTGAGATATCAATAAGATTAAGATTCCTGATGATAGGACCTGATCCAGCTTCTACTAATTTCATGTTCCTGGATCCTCCTAATTCATTAGCGATAGACAGTATTTTATTAGGAGTTATCTCCTCTTCATTTTCTATTTTATTCAGAATATTCATTACAGTAGTAGCACCTACACCTTTAGCAACAGCTGGAATGTTATCAGAGCCATCTCCTAATAGTACCTTAGAGTAAAGGAAATGCTTAGGAGATTTGTAGCCATTCACTTCACTGAAGTTAGCCAAGCTTATATACTGCTTTTTAATAGGTCTGTACATATGGATATCATCAGAGATGATACACTGGAAGTCACTATCTTCAGAGATTATTACTTTCTGACCATCTATGAGTCTAGTAGCTTGGAATAGAATATCGTCGCCTTCCTTACCGTCCACCCTCAACTGCTTGACACCTAAGCATGGGAGGATCTGCTTTATCCAGCTAATCTGATGCACATAATACTCGTAATCCGTATAGCCTAATGCATCACGTGTCTCTTCTTCTGTAGACTCTCTATGTTTATAGTCTTCGTAGAGAGATTTACGTCTAGCAGAATGACCTCCTTCCCAACATACTATCAAGCTACTAGCACTCATCAACGATACAGCAGATTTAATACTGCTCATGAAACCATAGATTCCTCCTGTAGGTACTCCTGTACTAGTAGCTAACTCTCTTAGATTAGGCTGATACATGCTACGTCGTAAACAATGAGCTCCGTCGATTATTAATATAACAGGCTTATAATTCAATCGAGTCATTGTAGAACCTCCTGGAATCACTACATATATAAAGACGTTAAAACCTAGGGAGTTAGGCGATTATTGATCTATGCTTATAGTCTCTTCTTCAGTAGGTATAGCATTAGTCTCTGCTAGACAAGCCTCTATTATATCCTCTATATTCACATTAGATATAGCAGGATTCTCTGGGAACTTCAATGAGATGAGCTGCTTAATCTGATTGCACAAGTACAAGAATATTTCAGGACGTTTTCCTATGAGAGTATAGAAATTACCTTTTTGGAAACTGACCTCTTCTGTATTAATTATTTCTCCTGTAGATTCATCATACGTGATATAGTCAAATTTCTTCCAAGATCCTGCGTTAGTAAACCACTTCATATTTAGCAGATATTCTAGTACGCTAGTAGCTCCTAAGAATCCTCTAGCCTTAGAGAATATCACAGGGAATGATGCTATAACAGGAGTGATTTTATTCTTTACTATAGACAATACTACATAATCAGTTATTGTATAGTTTTCAGAATCTTTCTCTCCTGATCCTGATTTCTTCACATATATAGATAAGTGTTTACTATGCTTGAGTCCTCTACCTCCAGGAGTACTGAATGCAGGTCCATAAGTATCTCCTATGTTATCTATGACTTGATTTACCAGTATCATAGCTACTTTGGAGCATCCCTCTACATGTACTCTATATCTAGACAAGAATGACTTTATAAGTCTAGCTCTATAAGCTATACCTTCTGAATAGTTAGCTCCTGCTTCTGCTACGCTACGAACAGGAGAACCTGCTAATGAATCCCATACAATAATGTGACTAGGAGCAATCTCAGATAGTTGTTCTTTTATAGTAGCTAGAGGTAATTTACTATCAATTCCTACACTATCCAGATAGGATTTAGTAGGCTTCCATGAATTATCTAGCAACCAAGGTAAATATGTTTCTTTATACTTCTTGATATCAGCTATAATGACATCATTAGTATCTTCCATACAGCCAATCCTATAAGGTATCAATCTTTCAGTATTGACTCCTTGTACTCTAGCCCAGGATTCATCATAGGATGTTTCACTATCTATCCATGTGATGTAGCCATTCTCATCTGTGCATCTCTTACATATTCTATAGCTTAGCGTGGTTTTACCATGACTTTCTTCTCCAAATATTTCTATTAGAGCTCCATCTAGAGGTATACCTCCACCTAATGCTATATCTATAGTAGGAATACCTATAGGTAATTTATGTTCGAATCCATTACCTATATAGTAATAGTTATTGTTTACTATGAAATCATTTCTGTTGAACATATTTGCTCCTTATAACATAGTGGTAGGATACTTATACCCTACCACTTTAATACATAGGCTCGTGTCACTTCTTAGACCTCATACAATTTATTTCATGAGGACATATTACGCACTGTACAGCTGCTTCATTGTACTTACCGAAGCATGTGGGTGCTGGTGAATTACTAGCAGCAGGAGGTGGGACAGCATCTTGGTTTGATGTAGCTTGAGGCATTTGAGGCATCTGAGGAGCCTGAGGAGGTTGAGGTGCTGCTGCTCCGAATGGAGACTTAGGAATAGATGCTGTACTACCTTGTGTAGTTGCTGGATTCCAGGGAGGATTCGTAGGAGCAGAATTCTGAGGAGCTTGAGGAGGTTGAGGCATTTGAGGAGCTTGAGGAGGTTGAGGCATTTGAGGAGCTTGAGGAGGTTGAGGCATTTGAGGCATCATATTTGTACCATAAGGTTGATATGCTGCCTGGTTATAGTTCAAAGGAGGATTAGGATTATAAGCTCCTGATACTTGAGCAAACTGTTGAGTATTACCAGGAATAGCAGAAGCTGCTCGATTCAAACTGTTCATAAGTTCATTGACAGTTTCATCATCGAAACCTTCACTGAAAATGTTATCAAGGTTATGGAGTTCAGTGATGCCTTTCAGTATTTCAGCAGGGACAGGAGTACGACCAGCAGGAGAAAGAGTGCAAGTGTAATTAGTAGCCAATCCAGTACCAGATTTGGTGACGATCACATCAATACCGGAGTTAACATCAGTAATGTCACCGATCATCGGATTAGTAATCTGAGATACCAACCAGTCATACACAGTTTTAGGAATCCTGCATACTTTGAGTTTACCTACGGCACTCTTGTTAGGATCCTGCGATGATGGATCATACATGACTAGCACATTCGCATAGTAGCTTCTTGATGTATCATAGATACTGACATCTACTCCTGCATTTGCTAGGTTAGCCAGACCTTCGCAAATCTTACAAGGACTTCCGAATGTCTTATTCACGCAAGTCCAATTGTATTTAGTGTAAGTGGATTTCGGAGCTTTGTACTCGATATTGTGCATACTGACTTGCAATGCTACAAGTCCTTTGGAATCCCACGGAGGCATGAACCTGATAGAAGATGTACCAGCAGGTATGGACCACCAGATGTCTTGATAGTCTCTCTTATTATTCTCTAAGTACTTTTTCATTTGATCCAAATTAGGTTTGTTCTGGATGAAGCTCATTTGTTATATCTCCTTTTACTTATATGTGGGAAGCAATTCTAGTAGAATAACTTTACAACCTTATAGACGTGCAGTACTGAGAAGTTAGCCTAAAAATGAACCTAGCTTCGATGAGGAGGCTAGGTTCAGCCTACCACGATAGTATAAGGATTAATCTACATAAATTCTATCGAACGTATTATTGTCCTATGCACGGATTACCTCACTAACTCCACATCAGATATAGTTATTACACTATTTCTAATAGCTTTCATGAGTTTATCAAGCTGATTACTCGTGCACTTAGTTACTAGTATAGTTATCTTATTATTCTCCACTGATGTTATATTAGCCTCTAATGTTTTAGCTGTATTCTTAACTGTCTTAATAGCTTTTCTTACATAATACTCAGTATGTTCACCTGTATGTGATCCCCATACCCCTGTATGTAGTTTAACTACTATAGTCTTGCTGCTATCCTCTGTTTCCTCTGACAAAGGTATATTAGGCTTATTACCTGTATTAACAGGACCTAATACACTTTTCATAGGAGACTTACGCTTGTCATCTATAAGCCTGCCACAGTCATCACACACTAGATTGTTATTCTCTTTGATTATGTTCTTACTACCGCAGATGCACTCCATAGTAGATTCTTGGTTTTGCACTATGCTACTAATCATAGTATCAGTGACACCAGGAGTTCTCTTATTGTTACCCCACTTCAATATGTAGAATCCTTGTTTGTCATAGCCATCTATTACTGCAGTTAGCTTGGACTTTCTATTATCAGTATACACTAATACTACAGGATCTCCTATAGTATAGTTCACTGCATATACATTATCAAGAGGATTCTTACCTAGATCATCCTTCTCATCAGGCTTAGGTAATATAGGTTTATCATCTTTCTCATCAGAATCAATTTCTTCATCCGGAGTATCCTTTGTCTCTGCATCAAAGTCATCACTTTCAGATCTTATATCCTCTTCATCGCCTGAATCATCTTCAGTAGATGAATCATCATCAGTAACTGAATCATCTCCAGCTTCTACTTCATCTCCAGTATCTTCTTGATCATATTCATCGTCATACTCTTCAGCTTGAAGCTCTTCACCGTCTTCACCCACGTCTTCTTTATTCAACTCTTCTTCATCGTTATCATCATCTTCTTTAATGTATTCAGCAATTTTCTTGCTAGGCTTCCTCTTCAGTAGAAGATCAAGTGTAGATTCCATTATTATACCTCCATAGTATTATTTGATAGATTCTATGAGTTCTCGAATAGATTCTCTATTCTCTGATAATTGAGTTACTATAGAAGTTATTTTCATATCTCCTATACCTTTCACTTTAGCTTCTCTCAATGCTATTTCATCAATATTTAGCAGCTCATCAATAGTGAACACTCCTAATAATGACTGCCATATTTTCTCTCCTAATCCTACAAATGGATAAGCTGTAAGTATCTGAGCATCTGTAAGTCGCTTATCTTGCAGAGCCTTCCACTTCTTCACAGAGCTATCACCTTGTCTAGGTAATTCTCTTATCTTATCAGGATTCATATTGTAGATGTCAGGCAATTTTGAGATTATCTCATTATCAACAAGTGCATCAGTCAGTCCTCTACCTACTCCATTGATTCCTATAAGCTTTATAAAGTTGAATACTTGGAGCTTCAATAACTCCTTGCAGCTCTTATTTACACATCTAGGTTCATAGTCAGTATACTCTAACTCCTGATTACAATAAGGACAAACTGATAACCTAGATAGTTTATCAGATACTTCATTAACTTCTACTACACTCTCAATATAAGGAATTATATCTCCTCTTCTGGATACTTCAATTACTGATCCGATAGTAATATCTTTCAAGTCTTTGTACAATCTAGTCATATTTCCTAATGAGGCTCTAGTTAAACTAGCTCCTTGAAACTCTACTTTATCAAATATACCGATAGGAGTGAATCCACCTGTAGCTCCCATCTGATATTCTATATTTTGCAGTATAGTAGTTTGTCTAGTAGATCCAAACTTCCAAGCGATCATCGTAGTAGGTAATCTATAATCATCGAACTTATAGAGATTATTACTTTTGAGTACTACACCATCCATGTCGTAAGCATAAGTCTCTCTATTAGCTACCAGCTTATTATAAGCATCGGCTAGCTCTTGTTCATTATTAGCTATAGTATAGTCTTCAATCCTGAATAATTTGCCATATTTCTCTCTCTGTTCTACTCTAGTATCAAATTCGTCTATGAATTCATATGCTACAAATTCAACATATTTGAGCATAGATTCATTGCAGGATCTTACAATACCTGGTACTGCATTCCTCATAGCATTGTAACCACTAGCTTTAACTGCATCATGATGTTTCTTCGAGATGATGCATTCACCTCTGACTATCACAGATGCAAGTGATTTATCATAGAGAGGAATCCCATTTATATGTTTGAAGGATTTGCTGACATCTTCTCCTATATTACCAGATCCTCTAGTACTGATGACAGATATGAATCCTCTATCATTATAGATAATTTCACAAGCAAATCCATCATATTTAGGAGACACGAGTACAGGATACAGTTGCTTAGCCCAAAATACTACATCATCAGATTTATAGTACTTAGCTAGAGTACCCATCGGAATCTCTCTGTATACTTTCACAGAATCCTCAGGTATATTCTTAACCCCTACCTTACTAAGATAAGGATTATTGCTATCTAGTTTCTTCAGCATAGATAAGCAAGCATCATAGGTATCATCAGTCATGATCAGCTCACCTGTAAGATAATAGCTTTCATCAGCTTTCTCTAATTTGTGAACTAATCCTTCTACTATTTCCTTATAATCCATAGTAACCTCCTTAAGTCACGTTATAATAGACGTTAAAGTTGATAGAGTTAGCCTAATAATCTACATTGCCTAGTGCTAGATCCACGATACTAGTACAATTCTTAAATCTAGCAGTAGCTATCATTTTAAGCCTCCTGAATTTAGCGAAACAGTTATCTATATCGTTATCAACTATTAATCCTTCTATAAATACTGCTCCATTATGTAGTCCTATACGAGTAACTCCATATATTGGATCATATAGTAATCCTCTAGGACCACCTTTATCGAATATGCACTCATTAATATCATTATTACAAGTCCCATTCATAACGAACTTATACTGTAATTTAGATTTATTCACCTTAACCACTTCTCCATATCTTTATCATTGATATCACTAGAAATTGCGTTTTCTGATCTATCATTGTGACGAATGCATGCTTTAGGTCTAACACATAGTTCAGTAGCAGATTTCAAATCATATCCATTATCACACGCATTCGAGTACAATCTATTACCATCAGGATCAAAATAACTAGTAGAAACTTGTACATGATATTTACACTTTTTACAATAACTAGTAGCTATAGTGAACATAAGTATCACTCCTTACTCATACTACCAGATATATACTCTACAGTACTGTTAACTATACCTTTCTTATACTGATCCTTAGTAATCTTCTTCTCCCATAGATCAGGATCGAATCTGTCAAAACCATCAGGATCAATTATTCGAAGATTGTCTAGGTAAGCCTACTCAGCTATAGTTCTTCTCTCAGTCTGAGCAGATCTATTGCTAATAGTATGGTAGCTCATTATACACCCTCCTTATTATCTATTCCACAACCTTCAATGGTGGCTGATAAAAGCTATTATCAAGTTTGTCAAGTGCATAATTCTCAGCTATTCTCTTGACATTTATCCATTGCGCGAAAAGATCTTTTTCATCTTTTACGTTCTCCATCAACATATCAATGTACGCTTTCGTGCTGGTATGAAGATGATATATCTCACGGTTTTTAGCATACCAATCTGTCAAGCTACTTATTGTCCATTTATTCTTATTGTAGGCTTTCCCAGCACCTATCCAATCACAGAGCATCTCTGCAACATATTTCGGCGGCATGAGGAGCAATATCAGATTGCCATTTTCAAAATCCGTCCAGTAGTGCCAATGATGCTTGTTCTTAGCCTTGTGATTTTGCCACGCGATTGAATAGCCCTTTTCGCGTTTCTCCGCGTCTATCAGGGAACCAGTGCCTTGAAAGTATCGCGCCGAAGCAAAAAATTCTATCGGTGAATACTTGCTTATGTCGTGTACTAACCCTTGCCATATGAGTCCGCATTTAAAACAAGCAATCATGACATACCACTTATGTCGTGTAATTGTAATAAAGTGTTTCACACATGCTATCATTGTGCGTTCACCTTTCTAAGTAAGTCAGCATCGACCTCTTGATCTGTTTCATAATGGTAACCATTCAGCTCAATTTTTTCGCCCTGTACCAATCACGACTATTACAAGGCTCACAACGCCAATAATAATTGCAATTGATATAACAATCCAAACGGGCGACAGCACCCACCACCAAGACCAATTGATCACGCCTACCAGCTTAAGCACTATGAATACTACAGTTAGAAGTCCAGTAAAACTGATTTAACCTATTGAATTATTGTTGTTCATTGTAAATTCACTCCTTCATTATAAGTAACGTTAGATAATATAGGATTATGAAATTATTTAGTCATCTTCTGAAGCATAGTCACTAAGTATTCTAGTTCCTTTGATTTACTTAATATAGCATCAGCTAGTTTCTTTACATCATATATGTCTTGAGGAACATAGGATTTACCTAAACCTCTAGGTCCTATGTTTATAGTAAGTTCTCCTCCTAAACTTTTCACATACTTGAATAATGTTTTTAATGTAGGATTGAAATCTCCTGATTCGAGATTGGATACTCTGGCTGAAGCCAAATTTGTCCGTTCACTAGCTTGACTTTGAGTAAGATTTAGATTTTGTCTTAGAACTTTAAGCATGATACCTACTGCTACTAATATATCATCTTCAGTAGTTTCTTCAGGAGTTAAACCAAACATTTCTAAGTTAGTGTTCTCAATAACCATAATTATTCTCCTTTGTATACTATGATATCAAGAATGTTTCTTCTTAGTTATCTTATAGATAACTATAGTTACACCTGCTCCACAATAGAATCCCATTATAGGTATAGGCCAATACATAATCAGATCATGTAGATATAACAACTTGAAGTATCCTACAGTCATTATAATGAAGGTCATTAATATAACTATCAATGCAGCGATACTTAAAGTTCTATCATAGGGCTTCATATTATATCTCCTTATTCCTCTACATTGTCAAAATGGATTACTATGTCCATGCCTTTATCAGTCTTAATAATATCGTAGGGGTACCACTCCCTCAGCACAAATCGGTCGCCCAGCTGTATCGTTCTTTTCTCCCACGTAAAAGACCCTGTGTGAACTTCAATGAGCGGATACTTTTCATCACATCCTGTTAATAGGAACATAGCCAACAACCCAAGTACGATTATTACTTTTGCCTTCACTTTTTGCTCCTTTCTCTGCTGACTGACTAGCGGACTTACTTATGTTCCTCGCCTTCGATTTTGAGGCCGACAGCGATAACGGTTGTTACAATCGTAGCTTTCGTGACAAACAGCCTACCGCATGGGATGCACTTAGTAACTTTTATTTTGGATAAATTTTCCAAAACTGAATTCGTTACACGTCCGCAGTAGGGGCATGCGACGGTCACGCTTTCAGGCATCCCAGTTTTCCTCCTTTCCTTTAGCCCGAGCGCCACAATTAATCTCAATGACCCTGTGTGGGCGACTGCGTATCGCCAACCCAAATAGATACGGAGCCATCCGCCCAAGCTTTATGCCGCTGTCAAAGACTAGTCATAGCAGGAAGCGTTTCACTGGTTTCCCTCCTTTCCGTCCATGATTGCGCCGCAGCTGGGGCAATAGTAGTAAGCGTATACGTTGACGGTATCGCCGCAGACGCTACACTTGTATGGGTCTGCGCTGACTAATCTCTGGTATATCCACCTTCCATGCACCACCGGCGCAGCTTCGACGGTCGGGGCGGATTCTATTGTCCGCCTTGCAATGCTCATTGGGACACAACCGTTTATATTTGTCATATCGTCTATATTGAATTTACTAAGCAGATTGTCTGCATCAATAAGTCGGCTCACTTCGGTTCTCCTTCCTGTTCGGGCGGCTCGGGCAGGTGTCGCTTGAAATACGGGCAAGCGCTACACCCTACATGGTAATTACCGCGTTCGTAGCACTCGTACCCGTAACACGGGTATTTCTCGCGCTCCTGTAGCTGCTCCGCCTCCGCGATCAGGTCTTTGGTTGTTTTCATGTGTCAATCTCCTTTCATCCTATCCGCACCTTCCGCGCGTAGTTCTCCCAATGCTCCGTGCTGGTGCAAATCTCGTTCGCCAGTTCCCTCGCCTTGTAAATCGGCTTTTTGTACGCCTCCCACGCTTTTTGTTTGGGGCAGGTCGCGTGACATGTGGACGTGCGGTCGGGGCAGGTGGGTGTGCAGGGGCTTGTCTTGTTTAGCTGTGATATCATGGGGCTTGTCATATCAATCTCCTTTCTCCACTCACGGGCAGGGCGGCAGGTTTAACTAAAGCTGGTATTACATCCTTCACAAAATTGAAGATCGAATATAGTTTATGAACAAATTCGTACATTCTAGTAGCCTCCTGATAATTTCTTTGAAGAGTCAAGTCTAATCTTGCTCCTTTTCAAAGTAAAAAAACGTTTGATATATAAGAGTTAGCCTAATTAACTAACATAGTCCATCATAGCTTTCTTGAAAGCTGCTAGCACTCTAGAAACAGTAGTATGTGAAAGATTATATTTCTTACTTATCTCTCTATTAGTATAATTATCAAGTAGTCTCATATGTATTATAGATTGATCCCGAGGAGATAGTTTATTATAGATTTCTAGGAATCCATCACATACATATGAATATACTATATCATCACTGGTATCAGCTATAGAATCTAGTAGATTGTTAGATCCATCTTCTGATATATCTGCATATATAGATACACACTTTATCTCATTCTTGCTAGGTCTTAGATAACAGAGGAGTTCATTATATATACACATAGCTGCATACGTAGAAAACTTAATAGCTTTAGATTCATCAAAAGTCCTGGTAGCTTTCAGTAATCCTATACATCCTACTTGAAATAAATCCTCATAGTCTTCTTTAGACTTGTAGTAGAACTTCTTATGCAGTACATGATGCACCAACTTGAAATGATCCTCTACTCTAATATCCATACAATCATTTCTTTCTCAAGTGTATCTTCTTCTTCTGCTCTATAAAAGTCTTATTATCGAATCCTAGATTAATTGCTTTTCTAGCTACAAGATCTCCAGGACTCTCGAAGAATTCCTTCTCTGATAATAATTCTTCGCTAATTATTTCATATGCTACACGCATTTCATTAATGACTGCAGCTACTTCATAGTCATATCCATCTAATACTAATATCCTAGAACCATCTTCTAGGATCTCCATACTCTTTAATCCACAATGATCTGCCATATTATCTGTTATATCTATATCTACTCCTAACGGACAAGTTACCCATGGTAGCATCTCTAGCAGAGTCTTCATAGAATACTTGAGTAGATCGATCATTTCAAATAACTCTCCAGGATGAGTATCTATAGTTATGGAGTCATGAACGAAAGCTATTACAGCTGATTTGTAATTTTTCTCTATTAAATGATCATCCATGTAGTTTATAGATACGAGTGACATATCGCTACCAGTAGATTGTATAACAGTATTCTGAGCTTGTCTCTTAGATGCTTCATACTTACTACGTACTTCAGGATGCAATGCGTTCTCTAGATGTCTTATCCTGCCAAATGGAGTGCGGACACATCCATAAGTAGATGCATACTTATGCATATCTTCTATGTAAAGTTTTACACCCGGAAAAGCTTCAAAGAACTGGTTGAAAAGTTGAGCGCACTCCTCTACAGTCCTTCCTGTATTCTCTGATACAGTATATTCTGTACTACCGTATAATAATGAGAAACTGATAGTCTTAGCAAATCTACGTTCTGCATCTACTACTTCTTCTTCAGGTTTAGAGAAAATCTTTGACGCATTATATCGATGAATGTCTCTACCTTCTCTATAAGCATTAGCTAGACTTGGATCTCCATAGAATTTCTCAACGATACATGCTAGTACTCTAATTTCTAGCTGTGATTGGTCAGCAGATACGAACAATCCTCCTCTTTTATGATCATGAGGAACTAATATAGACTTCACATCTGATCTAAAAGGTATTACATGCATAGATGGATTACTAGAAGACAGTCTACCAGTCTCAGTCCCATGTAGCAAGTATTGTGGATGCAGATGTAACTCATGGACTCCATTAGGACTAGGTACATAAGTGTTAGTATGACCATCGAATGCATCATTCTCATGCATGAATCTCCTAAGGCCTATGAAATAAGTAGAATGTATCTTAGACAGTTTCTTGTAATCTCTGAAATTCTCCAGGAATGACAATACCCGAGCAGACTTTTCATCTGATTTTTCTCTGTACTGCTTTATAAGAGTTATCAATGTATTTTCATTAGTACTAGGATTACCAGATGATGTACTATCTATAACAGGCAACTTGAAATAATCGAAGAACAACTTAGAATTCTGCTTACTAGAATTAGGATTATAAACAGCTCCTTCTTCAGATTCTAGTGCTAATACTTCATCATAAGATCTGAGTTTCTCATAATGCTCAGCTATCTTCTCTTCATATATAGTAGTCCATCTATCTATACCTTCGATCCTGATACCTCTTAACTCTATGTTTGCAAATACTCCTCCACCTTTAACTACTCTCCTATAAGATTCTAACAAAGCTGGATCAGACTCTATCATAGGCAATAAGACATCCTTAAGCATGAGAGGAGCTATAGCATCCATACCAGCATATTTCTCTAATACTCTCACAGGTATCATCCACATGAATATATCAGCATCTTCAGAGTCCACTTGCCTAATATAATAATCAGGATCTTTCAATATACTATACCATTTATAAACTTCTTCATTAGTGAATTGTAGGTCATTGTATACATCTTTATATCTAGCTATTTTATCATCATCGAGAGTCTTAAGTTTCTTTAGCATATCGAATAGATCAACATATCTATTTATGTATTCTTCCCACGGAGGCATCTGCAAGAATCTACCAGCCAGATATTTTAATCCATTACTTACTCCTACTTTTGACATAAACAATGAGTAGGACATATACATTGTATCTTCTACTAGATTAGGAGTGAATCCCCACAATACTTTAACATATCGATACTCATGCTTTATATGATGAGCTATAACTTTTTTACTTGTCAGTAGCTTCTTTGATGCTTCTATAATAATACGTCTATCTTCATCACTTATATCAAGCTCAGGATGATAGCAGAATATATTGTAACCTACATTATAGTTATAGGATATAGAGAAAGAAGTTATCTTTGCTCCAGGAACTAGAGGATTAAGTCCATTGGATTCTGTATCGAAGCTAATATACTCTACACTATCATCTAACAATAAAGTATCTACTAGTTTAGAGTATTCAATAGCATCTAAAGTTATAGTTTTATATGTATCCTTATATCTGTAAGCCATAGCATGTCTGCTAGCATACACAGTATCTTCTATAACTCTATCCATGAACATAGTAGATTCATTATCAACTGCATAAGAAGGGCTATAAGTAGAGATAAGTTTCACTGATTTATTAGGAATCCTAATCGTAGCAGCTCTTTCTCTGTAATCTCCTATCTTCTTACCCTCGCCAAGCATAATTTCTAAAGCCAACTGTCCTAATGTCAGGATACACTCAGGAGCTACTTTAACTATATAATTTACGAGGTTATTCCTTATGCATGTATCGAAGTCACTTATAGTAGGTTTCATATACCTACGATTTCTATAATCTATAGGTATGCATTTCATAGCATACACTACTTTATATTTTACTTTAAGATCATTTAGTAATTCCCAATAAAATTGAAGATTACTATTTGACAATGGATATCCTGAAGCATCATCTTCAGCCTTAGGATAATCTCCTATAATCAGGAGCTCACACTCATCATCTTGGCAGTTCCCTATAGGCTCAATCTGATGAAAAGCTCCTTGACTATAATTACAAAGGTCACATTTATTGTACATCTTGTATCTCCTCGTCATTAGATACTTTACATCTGCTCAAATTATCATTAACTGTATTGTTATAATAATCACTTCTAGGATTCTTACATACACCATAGCTATAATGCCCACAGCCTTCACAAGTATTAGAATTATCTTTGCATTGATCATAACTGTTAATATAGACACAAGCTAATAGGTCTAATTCCTTCGCAATATTAACATATGACTCAGTGTAAACTGCTAATTTAAATAATTCCTCATGCTTCTGCTGCTCAGTGATATTATTATTTCTAGATTCTAAGTATTTGAAGAAACTATATTCATCACAGGTCACTATCACATGAAGTAGTCTGTAGTCTCTTAATATCTCCTTGTAGAATTTTCTTATATCTACATGGTTATAAACATATCCTGACAATACTCCTCTATCAAATATGTCTATAGGATTATTCCTGAATTCCTGGATATTCAATGATTTTCTAGGAATATGAAGCTTAGAACATATATCCAAATAGTAAGCTGATAGCTTCCATCTTTCCTCTTTCCCTAAGAATTCAGGAGTCCATACAGTATAATCAGGTCTATATACAGTAGTATTTAATCCATAGGCTATATCAGTTAGTACTCTACCTTTACCTACACAATCATAGCCTTCTACTACTATTCCGTCATATTCAAAACAATTTGTTATTATGTGGTTTAGTAGTTTATCCATGGAATCTATTATGAGCATGTGTAATCACCTCCATTATATAGAACGTTATGATGCTCACAGTAAGGCTACATACTCTAGCACTTTTTCTTTTATAATATTAGCATTACTTACTATGTCTGATGTAAGCTTCGTACATATACGCAAACCTCCAGCTATGTTGTAGTATGAACATTCTAGAGGCCTGTTCTTCTTAAATGCAGTTTGTTGAGCTCTTCTGCTGTACTGAAGTTTCTCTTCGTTATTCTTATCAGGAATAGTGATGAATACATTGTCTATGTAATCCATATACTTCAGTAGTTTTTCCATCAGTTTCTCTGTATACTCTTTCACTGGATAATGATACCAGGTATTCAACATACTGTAGACTAATATGTCTACGATACACCCATCCATGATTACAATGTTATCAGTGTATTTGTATTTCTCTATCTGACTAGCATAGTAATCTATCAGCTTGGATATGTACATGAGTAAGTAATCTCTATCGCTAGTCAGTTCTTGATAGTTAAAGAATACACCACTCTTTACCAAGTTATTCCATACAGTATCATGGATATCATCCAGGTATACTATTTTAGGATCCGTAGGCAGTACTTTCTTCAATAAGGCATGTATAGTACTTTTGTAAGTACATGTAGGACCTGATATCCCTATAAACTTGCTCATTTGTAAGAACACTCCTATCTTTTGTTATGCCTGAGGTCTATCGTAGTAACCTAACTGCTCAGGATTCTCCCTATCCCATCCTAGTATTTCCAAATATTCATCAGACCAAATATTCATGTAGACAGACTTCAGATAATCATAATGCTCTATGTTAGTATGAGCTGGCATCGTTTTATGTCTGTATGCTAGCCATAGAGGATCACATGGAAGTTTATCTCTCCCACTATACCTATCTTCATTATCTGCTTCCATTATATATTTAGAAACAAAATAGTTCCCTTCAGGATCCTTTGAGAACTCAACCATAGGCTTCCCTATGAACGGAGCTATAACATTGTAAAGCCCTATCTGTCTTAGAGCTAAGATGATACTGGATACAATAGGAGTCCAAAGAGATCCTTGTGCGATCCAGTCACTACGTTTATTCAGAATAGTTACCAACGTACGTAGAGGAACCATCCAGTACACTCTATGAACATGATTCTGAGGTTGCAGTCTGATATCCTCTACAGGGATACCTAGGTCAATCAGTTTAGTATAAGCATCTCTGATAGTCTGAACAGTATCCTCATAAATTTTTACAGCTTCTTCACCACCGATAAGATTTATGCTATCATTCATGTTCACATCCATAGACGTCATGTCCATGATCCTAGTAGACATAGTCCAGAATTGTTGAGATATCCTACCTCTGACTAGCTGCTCACGCCATGCAACACTAGCATTGTCTATCTGGATATTAAGATGAACCGCTTCTCCTGCAGGAACATTTGACTCTATGACTTTCTGAGCAATCGCTAGAATCACAGAGGAAGCCTGCGTCTTCCTACTAGTCCAACTACCAGTATACTCAGGATAGCATTTACAGATGAATTCAACTTCGTCCCTGCGATCCTCTGTCCAATTACCATCATAAATCTCCTGAACTACCTTAGGATCCAGACATCTACCATATCTAGTACCTGTCCATACAGTATACAAAGTACCGATAGGATAACTAGTATGACTTATGATTTTAGCTGTAGGTCTTATAGGACCTGTAAAATTACCTTGTACCAACCTATCACTCTTCATTAGTAATATTCTCCTTTATACTAAGTTATCATAGTCCATATCTACAGTGTACAGCATATACAGCTTATCATAGTACTTAGCTGCTTCTTTCAGAGCTTCAGGAAGATTGTGGTAGTTAGGATTCCCACAACTTTTCTCTGTAGCTCCAGGGATAGCTATAATATTTCTATCCTCCCAACTCCCTTGAGCATTCGTATAGAATATATGGAAGACATCTTTCATCGCTTCCAATACTTGATGTTTACTAGCTCTTTTAGTAACCAGATAGAATCCTGTTTTGCATCCCATAGGATACAACCCTATGACTTTCTTCTCTCCTAAATGCAATCTAATATAGAATGCTAGGAGGTGCTCCAAAGTGTGAACTACAGGACCTGTGAGCTTCTTCTTAGATGAAGGAGCCACCATCCTGATATCCCAGATAGAGATGTTACCTATCTTCTCTGAAAGATAGAGTCCTGGTACTAATTTTGTATGGTCCACCGAGAAACTCATTATCATTAGTAATACCTCCATTACAATTCTTACGTATATAGAAACGTTCAATTCAGTAAAGTTAGCCTAATGTACTTATCATAAGTTAACGAATTATTTAGAAGTTTTACGAATTCTTGATAACCTATATCATTTATATCAGCTTTCGCTCCATAAACTAGAGGATCAATTAGTACTACTTTAACATTAGCTCCTCTATCATTAAGATATTTAGCAGACTCTATAGAATTCTTCATTGCATCTGCATCATAAGCTATATAATATGTATGGAACTTTCTAGCTAGTAATTTCTCACCTTGACTAGTTACCGATTCATTTGAGTTAGATTTACTGCTTATAGATTTACCATAGGTAGCTACAGCATTTATTTTACCTGAACCTGCTATCACAGTTATAGCTGTAAATACACCTTCACATATAATAACTGAATTAGATTCTACTAAGTTCAAATTGTATACATCTTCAGAGGAGAATGCTAGATCCTTAGGAGGATTAAGATACTTATTATTTTTAGTATTTGTGTAATCCCTACCTACGAAGAATGATATAGTATTATCTTCGTATATAGAAGGTACCATCACTCTACCACTATAATCTCTACCTAGATATTCTTTATTATTTATCTTAATAATCTCGTTATATCTATTCACTCCTTCAGATATTCGTAGCTTCATTATTATATCATCAGTTAATCCTCTAGATATTAAATAACTCCTAGCTACAGGAGTTAATGGTTTTGTATGCTGATCATAATAGGACGTTAGTACCTTAAGATCTCTACTATAATCTTTTATTGTAGTTACCTGCTTCTTAGCTGACTTAGATGATATGATATTGTCTAATTTCTTCTCATAACTACTGTAAAGAGCATCATAATCCATGCTCACGTCTACTTTAAGTAAGTGCAGTAGATTCTTTATATCAGAACCTCCTACATCACACTTAAAGCAATTATATTTATTTATTTTATAATTTACCTGAAGATGACCAGATCCTTTTACAGCTTCACATACAGGACATCTGTAGATTACATCATCACCATTAATACCTACAGGAGTGAGTTTACTCTCTACTAATATCTTGTAATCATCTCTCATAATTACTTACCTGTAAATGGACTAGGAGGCAAATTAGCATTATTAGCTTGTTGATTATAAGTAGTTGGATTAACCCCAGAGCTACTAGGTACGTTTGCTCTGCTAACTAGTGATTCTTTTATGAGCATACGTTCGTAATCTACAATAAGATCTACACTGAAGTCACTTCTACCACGTCTAAACTTAGGGACATATATGCTATAGTTTTGATCATTACGTTTATTCATGGTAATAAGTATATCCAATACGTGTTGTTTCTTAGAGCTTTCAGCTAGACTAGACAATCCTGCATTTATGTCTGTATCCCATGTATCTACTTTAGGCTGTGATGCAGTCCATCCTACTAGCTGCATTTCTTCACATATATTCTTCATTTGAGTATAAAGAACTCCTAAAGACTCATAAGAATTATCATCATCATCTCTTCTACAGTTATCGATGTAGTCTATAATAAGTAATTTAGGTACGATTGATCTTCGTATCATATTCTTAGTTATGAATGATCTTATATCTGACATAGTAGGACTACCTATAGGATAAGCACCTAATATTAGATTACCTATGTGGAAGTTTTCCTTCATGTACTTCCAAGTTTCTACATACTGTGAAGATTTGAGCATTATCTGAGGCATACTCACACCTGTAAGCCTAGCGCAATATCTCAATACTCCGTCAGCTTCAGTGTTATCACCTACGAATATATGAATTACATCATGACCTGAAAGTATAGCATGAGCTCCTACATTAATTAATAAAGTGGATTTACCTCTACCAGGAGGAGCTGCTACTACGCAAAGTTCTCCAGGCAAAGGCCCTCCCGCTATATGAGCTGCATCAAGAGTAGGTATCCCAGTTTTCACTATCTTGTTTACATCATATCTGTTATTGTCTTGTATGTATTTGACAGGATCATCTGCTACATCAGCCAGACTTACTCCTTCAGTACTTCTAGATCTTATAGTTATAGCTTCTTGTATATTCTCTAGAATCGAGTTATAGTCTTTCTCACTTAATTCATCATCTTTACCCTTTATAGTCTCTGCTGCCTTTATTACAGCAGCAGTTAATTTATTCTTAGTAGCATACTTTATGAAATTGTCTTTAGCATAGTTGACATTATAGTTCATCTTATAGCATCGTTGTAGCTGCTCGATAGTTGCTTGCTTCATAGATGCATCTATGCCATACTTAGTACAATATCTTGTGAGATCTGCATACATCTCATCTTCAGTAGGCATTCTCATGTAGGTATTTATATAATCTACATAAAGATTAATAGCTATCCGATGAGTAGAACCATCAAACATACTGCTATCTACTATAGAACTGTAGTTAGCGTAGAATAGTGGTTCTCTTAGAAATGCTGCTAGTATGATGTCATCCATTGTCATAATTTCTACCTCTAACTATTAGAACGTTCTAGGTATGAGAGTTGGCCTCGCTGAAATTCTTTATTATTTCTGCTATATTCTCTATAGTTTTACCATAATAGACAGGGATATTAAGTGAATCAAACATTTCTTTACGTAATCTATGATGCTTAGCTAACACTACATTGAATCTATCTCTGAAGTCTATAATCACTGTAGTATTATCATCTTTCTTAGGTCTTAATCCTCTACCTATTCTTTGGATTATGCGTAGTTTACTCTTACTACCTCCTGCTAATATCACAGAACTTAGCGATGGTAAATCTACACCTTCATCCATAGTAGAAGTACCTATTAATACATCTATAGCATTTTCCATGAACAAAGTTTTGACTATACCATCTTTATCTTTGTAATTGTCTATATCTCTACCATCCAAATATATAGTAGTATTAAGACCTCCTGTAATAAATGCTACTTTATATCCATAGCTAGATATCATCTTAGCTATAGTTTCACCATGAGCTATCTGTGCTACTAATATTATAGGATTCTTATTTATGCTTACTAGATAATTAGCTATAGTTACGATAGATTCATTTCTACTTTTATTTGTAATTATTCCTAGCTTGTTAACTACTTGCCAATCTATGATATTCATAATGTTTCCATTATAAGTAGTATCTAGAGCTATAACATAAGGCTTCGATAAATATCCTGCTTTTACTAGCTTATCGATAGATACAGAGTATATAATAGATCCTACTATTCCTCTAAGTATCAGATCAGTGACTAAATAATCCTCTGTACGATTGAATGGTTCTGCAGAAAATCCTAATATATATTCAGGAGCTATACTATCTATGATAGTACTCCAAGTTCTACAGTGACTATGATGTGCTTCATCCATTATAGTGCATAGCACATTCTTGTACCAATCATTGTGAGTAATAGATTCCTTCACAATACTATTGTATACAGAAGCTACTGTAGCTACCAGTACTCTTCTATTGAAGTCTATTGTATTACCATCGCCAAATGCTGATATATCATCCTTATCTATACCACGTAGCTCTAATCTATCTACTGTCTGATATAGAAGATTCGTAGTAGGCACACATATAAGTATATTACCTTGTTTATTCAAAAGCAAGTACTTACACACACCTGCTATCATTTCAGACTTACCACTCCCCGTAGGAGATTGGACAAGCCCTCGTTTGATATCTAAGCAAGTCTTTATAGCTTCTATTTGATAGTCTCGTAAAGTAATACCATCGAGATAATTATTATCAATATTAGCTAACTTAGTACTGAACGAAGAAGGTAAGTCTAGATCTATAGTTACTGAGAAACCCATTGTGAGTATCTCTGCTTTCAAGATACTATATAATCCTATATAAGTATAAGGATCATTATCTTTATCCAAAAGTATTATCGTAGATAACTCATCACTATCCTGAGTTTCTTTAGAATATTTACTAGTTATATTAGATACTACTGTATATAATTCTGCATCCTCTCCTCCTAAATATATCCTGTAAGGATATTCTGCTTTCTGATATAGCTTCATAACATTATGTCTTAATAAGTACGAATATTCTTCGTATCACTCCTATCAAGACTATTGATACCTCCTTCTGATTTCAATGCTTCTACGAACTTCACCAATTCTTCAGATCCTTTTATATGAGAGTGAATGGACTCGAGGAGCATGACATTTACTCCATAATCATGATTAGTATAAGTTACTACAGGCAACCCTACAGACTTTGCTGCTCCTATAGCCATTGATACTACAGGATGCCTATTATCTATCACAGCGAACAGTAAATCTTTATTAGTGAACCGTTTCAGCTTCGCTATAGTTGACTGAGCATATTTAATATTCTCATCCAGGCATACAATCTCATAATAATCTAACAACTTAAGTATAGACATATTATCGAAATAATCTGGTTCTTCATATAGAGAAGAATCGCTGATGTAATAGATCGTACCTTTACGATCATAGTCAATTCTTTCAATATATCGTCTGATAGCCTGCTTTAACTCATGCAGGCTATATACAGTATTTACGTGTATAGACTCGTACTTAGGTGGATTCTTATTGAGATTCACGCAGATTACGTGCTTGTTCTCAGCTAATGCGTATCCTAGCTCATACATAGTTCCTTGATCATAATACTTCACAGCAGAATTAACATTGGCTACTACTATATCTGCTTCGTCTATATGTTTCATGTTCTCTTCATATATAGACTTGCGGACTGAAGCATCATTCTTCTCTCCTGCATTCAGTAGCTTCCCATGAATCCTAGGCAGGTAAGCATCGACAGGAAGTGATAACAATGTATCTTCTAGTACATTGATGTCTCTCATAGAAATTTCGTCGAACCAACCAGAAGCTAAATATACTTTGCACATTTTCCTCACCTCAACATAAACAACGTTCAATCCTCAAGAGTTAGGCAAATGAGAAGGAGGCGCCTGTCACTACCCTATCAGGATATATTATAGACAATCTAGTACGTAAGAATGTATCATCTAATGCTATGCTGTACTTCCTTCTACTATCACTGGTCATGTACACTATGCTATTCTTGAGATTATTGAATCCTAATATATTAGCTAATACACCAGAATTTAGTTTACTACCCTTGGAGATAATATCTTCAAGTCTCATAACTATGAATCCCTTAGGAGCTACTAGCAAATAATAATTGTATTCTGCAGATATTACTAATTTAGTAGATACTGCCGCATCTGAAACTAAATCACTACCATAGACACAGATAATATTATTATCTTTCGTAGCTACCAGATATCTAGATGTTTTATTGATACTCATATGTCCTAGCTGAGTATCTATGTCTACCTTATCTATTATGTCTGAGATATGCACAGCATTACGGACTTCTCCTAAATAATTACTCTTAAGTACTTCTATGTCATTGATCAGCTTATTCAGAGGATTAGCGATGAATGATTCATAATTAAGTTTCTTATCTCTGAGATCTGATAATTTTCTGTTTATATTATCCAGATTAGAGGATAGCAATTCTCTTATAGTAGAGCTTAAAATACTAGAAGCCACAGTTTTATCTATTCTCAGTTCAGTACTAAGATAAGATATAGCATCCTGCTCATCCATACTAATTACCTTCTTAGCGTAATTACCACTTCTAAATTTTAATAGAGCTTCATAATATTTTAATTGATTTTCTACTTTAGCTAGCAGTACTTTATACTTTCTATCTATGAACCCTAGTTTTTCTACTATAAATGTGTCATAGATCTCAGCTAATTTATACTTTTTGATTACTCCTCTATGTTCTATGTAGAACCTATAGCTAATTCTAGTGTCTAGCTTATTCTCTATAGTATCCAGAAGATTACTATCAGAAGATATGAAAACATATCTTACATTCACAGAGGATTCATTAAGTAATGTAAGCATATTATTCTCTACAGCATCAAGGATAATGCTATTATCAAGACGCTTCTTAGAGTAATCTGGAGGAAATGCATCTACTACCAATGCAGGAACTCCATCTATAGTCTCTCTATGAGTAGCTGCTTTATAAACTATAGATCCTTCTCCATTTTTATACATAGAGGCTATTTCTACTTTGTCTGTAGCTATTATAGATTTCTCACAAGTCTCAGGCATAAGTACTGAAATGTACTCTTCATTACTGTCAGTATTGTTATAATTATTCTTTATATATAGTAGCAATGAGTTAGCTACATCAGTAATCGTATGAATAGGGATACTAGTTGATAATCCTACAGCTATACCAGATGCTCCTGTGAACATCACTCCAGGTAAATCTGGATAGTATAGTACTTTCTCCTTCAATCTACCGTCATAATTATCATCGATATCTGCGAATTCAGCATCTTTAAGATAGAAATCCTCGCAGAATTTAGACAGCTTCGTCTCTATGTATCTAGAAGCTGCTACTGAATTTGGTAGATCAGCACAGCCAAAATTACCTTGTCCATCGAACAATGGATATCTAGTCTTGAATGGTTGAGCTAACTGCACCATGGATGCTCCTCCATGAGGATGATAGTCACCCATTACTTGTCCTTCTAATTTAGCTACTTTAAGAAATTTCTTGTCATGATATATCTTCAAATCATCTGCACTATTAATGCATCTTCTAGCTACAGGCTTCAAGCCATCCATAAGAGAGGGAATAGCTCTAGATGTAGCTACGTATTTAGCGTAACTAGCAGTATAATCTGTAACTATATCTCCTACTAAGTTAGACTTATTCATAATGACTCTCCACTATGCAGGTAATTATCGCTAATAACAGGAGCAATAACATCACTATCATAGCAGTACACCTACTTTCTTAAGAAGATCTCTTCTGTAATCTGAATTACTACCCATAATATCAGCCACCACTTTCATACATGCGTCAGTAGATACTAATTGCAGTATTTTTCTAGTCTCCTTATTCATGCAGGAGAGACTTATCTGAGGGACGGACATTTCACCCAAACCTTTATAACGTTGTACATATGCACCTTGGGCTAAATATCTATCCTTCTCTAATTCAGTATATATAGGGATAAATGTATTCTTAATATTAGTACCGTATAGTGGAGGCAATGCTAAGTATATTAGACCATTCCTCAGTAAATCTGGTATGGTATTAGCGAAGAATGCTATAAGCAGACAAGCAATATTCTTACCATCTTCATCTGCGTCTGTAGTTATTATTATCTTACCATATCTAGACTTTACTATATTAGCTTCTTCATATATTCCTGTATTAATACTGGATAATAGTGTAGCTACTTCCGCATTCTTCAATAATGAGGAGACATCAGCAGTGTAAGCATTAATGAACTTCCCTCTCAAGGGCATGATTGCCTGAGTTAAGACGTCCCTAGCTTGCTTCAAAGACCCCGCAGCTGACTCACCTTCACATATGTAAAGCTCAGCATCATCCCTACACTTCGTTGTACAATCAGCAAAACCATTTACTCCTAGAGCATTCAAATAGGCTGTTTTCCTATCCCTGCGAACATTGCTCTTATTGTTCCTTTTATTCATATCAACTCGTTTAGTATTGATGAGTTGAATTATCTTCTCTTTATCATCAGGATTTGATTTAAAATAATTCTTAAGATATGCTAGGACTTTATCCTTTACATACAATCTCATGTCTTTAGATACAGCTTTTAGCTTCGCTTGAGAATCATATTCTACATTAGGATACATAGTAGAAATTACTAGACGTAATCCTAATAATATATCACGATTATTAAAATACTCTACAAGAGCATCTTCTAATCCTTTTTCATTATCTCCGCCTAATATATTGTGGATGAAATTACAGTAAGTTTGCTGATGCAATACATTAGTATCTATGCTCCAGTTGATAGCTAACTTAATGTCTTTAGAATTGTATATGATAGAATTATCTAAAAGTGTAGATTTAGTGAATACTAGGAACTTATCTAATTCTACAGGATCTACAGCAGACCCATTATAAACTAAGTTAATATCAGGTCTTAAAGTCTTAACCAACCTAAATTTGTTTAATATGTCTTGCTCATATGTACTAAGACTATCACTAGTGAATATTTTGTGATCAGTATCTATAAAATATGATACGATAGTACCAGATTTGGATTTGGACTTGTAATTTCCTATAGACTCATATACTGTCAAGATACCTTCACTGAATGATGCATGTTTAGCTATTTTATCTCTCCATGTTACTACATCTAGACGTTTTGATAGAGCATTCACTACGCAAGATCCTACTCCATTTAATCCTCCAGATATACCATAGCTATCTTGGTTATACTTACCTCCTGAATTGAGCTTGCTATAGATTATAACGATAGTAGGCTTACCTGTCTCTTCATTGATTCCTTGTGGCAAGCCTCTACCGTTATCTGTAACAGTTATCTTCGATTGTTTATAGTCTATTTCTACAGATAATTCCGTAGCATAGCCATTTATAGCTTCATCAAGAGCGTTAGAGAATATTTCATCGAACATCTGGAAACTAGGCCTATCCGTGTTTATATACATAGTTGGGCGAAGTCTTACATGCTCTATGTCCCCTAAGACTCTGATAGACTTATCGTCATAATTAGTCAACTTAGATCACACCTGACTCTTCTCGAAATTGTTTGTTGAGAGATTTGTAATCCACCACACTGTAATAGACACTGAACATGGTACTTTTCACAGTGATAATGTCATTGTTCAAGCCTTTTACCAAGTAGTCGCTCATCTTACCATACAAGATTTCTCCTTGATATCTTTCAACAGCGACTCCTTTAGCGTTAATAACCAGCCTACCGTCGTCCAATGCTCTACGAACCCACACAGGCATAGACTCATACTCGTCGATTTTAGCTGCATCTACAATGTCTTTGATCAGTACTGCATCCACCAAGACGGGACTTGCCAAGCACTTTTTGTTCATAATTTTGAACCTCCTTTGTAAGCAACTATAAAGACGTTGTACTCTATTAAGTTAGGCAATTATTATAAAATAAGCCTCCTCTAACTTGTAGGAGGCTTATTGGTTGAGGGCGAAAGAGCGTCCTCATTTTATCTATAAAGCATTTTATAATACTACCTACTGCATCGGAACTCACCCTTTCTCAACTCGTCCAGATTGTCCACTTTCATCGGATCATTTGACTTACTTGAGCGACCACTTACAACTATATAAACGTTCAGATGCTATGAGTTAGCCCTTTTGATAGATACGTACTTTTAGATTACGTTTCCACTTTTTACCAGCTGATGTAGTTTCCTCACTCACTACTGTATCAGGATCTGTATAGCTGTGTAATAGAGAAGCATCTGCTTTAGTTTTCAGATAATCTCTATATTGATAAGGGATAAGACCATCTGCTACTACCACTATAGCTCCTATAGGTAATGAATCCCATAGCATATCTACAGACTTCTTCCAAGGTCTCTTAGTACCTAAGTAATAGAGCACTTCTACTAATGATACTATGGTCGCATGCTTATAGCAACTACCATCAGTCACTTCTTCCATATCAACTACTGATAATATATCATAGGGATTATGAGAAGGATTATCATAAAGCCTATTTATAGCTGTATCAGAAATATCGTAGCCTTCCATACAGATATTCATATTATTTTCTACGAGAGCCTTTCGAATAGCTCTACCTACAAATCCACCACCACATCCTATATCTAACCAGGTGATATTATTCTTGCTATCTTGATAGCTTATATGATTCTTCACGAGACTAACCACTCTACTCATAGGTATTGTGTATAAGTCTCTAGCACCATTACCCCACGGATCGTCAGAGAGTTTATACTTATCATCCATGACATTAGATTTCTCAGAGTTAATCCTGAGATGCTCATTGTAGTCTCGTTGCACTAAATTATCCATTTAATACCTCCTTGTATATCCTATCGAAGTCTTTATAGAGTTTATCCATATTGAATTTATTCTTAGTATACTCTCTTACTTTAACTGGATCAAGTTCCCTAGCCATAGTATCAAGTTGATAGAAATCTCCATGAAGATCTGATATTTTATAACGTTTCTTGTCTGGGATACTCAATTTATACCCATTGCATCCTGTATCTATAATCTCACCGTGTCCTGCTACATCAAATACTACACTAGGTATACCTGATAATCCAGCTTCTAGTAGAGTCAATCCAAACGTTTCTACTTGACTGAATGTAGTATATGTATAAGCTTGTTTCACTATATGTCCTATTTCAATAGGAGTAGCAAATTTTATCCAGTCTATAGCAGGAGATTCTAGATAATATTTACAGTCTTCATAGTACTTGATAGCATCAGGAGACTTTTCATAAGGACCTATATCTCCTACATAATAAGACTGCACACCTGTCCTCTCATACAGATACTTAAAATACTTCACCAAATCAAGCATCCGTTTCACAGAGGTTATTCTACCTATAGTACCAGTATTATATATTTTAGTAGTATTATCTACATTATATATATCAGTAATTGCATTATAGGCATAGGTTAAGCTAGTTACAGTATGCACTGGTACATTTAGAGTATTTATCATACGTTGTTTATGAGACTTACTGTTACATACGAATCTGAAATCAGACTGATTGAGGAATTTCAGTAGATCATCTTTATAGAAATGACCTACTTCTGATGTCTCAGGAGGACTATGATAAGATACAACCATTGGAATATTAGGATATAATCTTCTTATAGTACTCATGACACCTAACTTAGATGTATGAACATGGATAAGATCATAGTTATCTATGATATTCTTGAGAGATTTAGCGGAATTACTAATGTACCTAGCACTGTCACAATACTCACCTAGGTCCAGATAATCTATAGCATTGTATGAACTACACAACTCATAGGCTTCATCTGCAGTAAAGGATCTAAAATCTCCTGCTAGGATTATGCCATAGTTATTTCCTAGAGCTCTACTCATTTCTACAGCCATTCTCATATCTCCTAGAGTAGGCCATAGCTTAGGATCACTTTTCAAGTAGCAAAAGTATAATACTTTCATGTTACAATCTTACTCCTTCTATCATAAGTGTATCTAAGAATACTCTTACTTTAGTATTGTTGATGATTGTGCTTACTATCATATCAGGACTATTCAATACTGTATTTCTAGAGTATCTAAGCAATCCTTGTTCAGTAGGATAGCATTCTCTGAATATGTCTAGTTTGATTTCAGGATCTTCTTTATCATAGTCTAATACTGTATTAGACGTATAATGCATATTATTCATAGCTGAAGTCAACATGTATTGTACATATTTCTTCTCTATGTAAGGTTTGTCTATGTAGTATAGAAGTTTATCTTGTAGATCCATAGAGTAGATTAATCTTTCCAATACATCTCTGGTCATGAAATGGTTAGGATGGAATAATCCGAAAGGTAGTAAAATTACATCAGTATTATCCAGTTTCTCCATTATAGCAGCTTTATGCCTACTATAATTATCTACGAAGTCTATTCCTATATCTTTACTATAGAATTTATCTGAGTCATTTATATAGGAACTGTAGATGTCTACATTAGAGCTTAGCAATCTTTTCAATTCATAGGTATTATACTTGATACGATTGTCATAATGTACATCAGGGATATTTAGGAATTGAGTAGTAACATTAGGTAATTCTGGTCTATCCTCTAGTTTATTAGAAGATCTGTCAGAGAAAGTGATTATGTGCTTATTATTATCCTCCGATCTTAATAATTTATAGCAAGATATAAGAGCATCATCACCATGAGGCTCAAAGATAGTTATGTTGGTCATTCACATTCTCCTTTATTATTATTTATCATAGTATTATCAATAGTTATACACGTATCAATTATCTCACTATATTTAGAAAGTATATTTCCTAGATGATTAGAAGCTTCTAAAAGTAGATCATTCATATACATTTTGCTATGATAATTGAAGTCTAATTCAGTACAAGCTATATTCTTAGCCAATTCATTTAAGTAATATCTTACTTCTAGAGCTACTTTAAGAAAATACTTATTACCTAGTAACTCTATTTCTTTTATAGTCTTAGATACTACTGTAAGAGTATCAGCTAATTTTACAATAAGACCTTCTTTACCTGATTTAGCATCTGACCAAGATTTATAATGAGAAGAACAATCCAAGAAGTTATTTCTGAATAGATCCTTAGCTACTAGCTCAGCTATAGAATTTAAAGATTCATGAATATTACTATCATGATACTTAAGAGGTCTAGGTATATCACCTGTAATAGCTTCTTCTAAATCATGATGAAAAGCTAGATTAAGAAATTTATTAATATCTAGGTCTTTCTCATTATGATAATTCTGGAGAGTATCTATAATCATAGTACCTAGCATTTGAACTTCAAAAGTATGGATAGCTATAGATTCCATCTCTTGTTGTTTAATACCACTATATCTATAGACATGATCTAGATTCATAAGAGGTGAGGATAAAAGCTTACTAAGATTTTCATACATATTAAATCTCTCCTTCGTAATAAGTAACGTTAGATGTCATAGAGTTAGGAAATTATCTAGATTCATATCTACATATAGCTCGATAGATATAAGATAATTTTATATATACTTCCGGCCTACGGCCGTCTCTTGCGCTTGCGCTTATGTCCGCTTTGCGGACGCTTAACCTACGCTGCTACGCCTACTCTTCGCTTATACGCTCCGGAAGCTTACGCTTCAGCGTAAGAGACGTTTGAGACTCGAGAGTTGGCCCTATTTATCACACGTACAGTACGTATATTTTGATGAAAATACGAAAATTAATTAAAAATTCCTCCTTTTATGTGAAAAACCTCCTGATTATCAACCAGGAGGTTTAATGATTTAACGTAATCTGTAATTTTCACGATACTGATCATCAAGAACTACTTTACCCATCATAGCCAGTCCTACGAAGGTCTCTTCCAGTTCTCTCATTGCAGCCATTACAGCTTTGTAGCTGACGTGCAACCTCTCAGAAACCCAAGAAGCATTCAACTTTGCTCCAATGTACTTTCTGTCAGCCTCGTTTCCATCGAGGTTAATATCCTCAGTTACTTCCATATTTTCGTCAATATCCTCAACAATCAACATCATGATTTGAATGGCAAGATCCTTCTTTTTCTTATCAGCTAAGTTCTCACCAGGACGATTAAGTTCTTTCATGACGGAAGCGAGGAGACTCTTGTAGTTAATTTCACTGGCCTTTTCCACCATTTCCGCGCTGCGGTTCATTTCCATGTCAAATGTAGGGATTTCTGGATAAACTCTAACGGTCAGAGTCCTCCAGAAATCAATGGCCTTACGATATAAGTCGTAATAGTTATTGGAAACGTAGAAAGCATGAATTCTAAGTTCTTGAGCGAGATCTTCAATGTAGCGAGAGTTAATGTTGTTGAACTTCCTGCAGATGATGCTTACTGTTTTTTCTACTTCTTCCCAGTCTACCTCTTTACCGTTGCTGGCGAGCTTAATCTTCTTTTCCATAGTTAATTCTCCTTTGTTAATTCTTTAGGGAATTTTTCCCTTTCATTATATATAGTTCGCCAAAAGATATAAAAGACCTGCCTGTTTTTAAAATTTTTTTAAAAATTTTTAAACTTTTTTTCTTGTTTTTTCTGCTGCTAGCTTTTCTAGAGCTTCAATACGAAGTTTAAGATTCTTAATATCTTCTAGTAATCTATCCATCGCTAATTCGTTATCATCTTTCTTGAATATTATAGCTCCAGTTCTAGTGTCTTTTATTTCTTTCATTAATACATTACCATCCTTACTCTTCTGAATGAAGGAGTAAAATATTCATAATCAGATTCCAGTTTTATGAACAACTTGCACTGAGTAGCACTAGATACTGTAGCCTTATAAGTCTGCTCTTTCCATCCGAAGTTTAGAGTCTTGACTGATAGATTATCTAATGTAGCTGCTTCTAATGTAGTTCCATTATCATTACTAACATAGACAGTCAAGGAAGTATTACTAGGTATGTAAGTGTCTAGGATTATATCAACCTTCGTGTAAGCATCTAATCCTGATATATTCTGAGTTATATAATATCCTTCTGTATCATACTTAGATACTGAGCATCCTATGGTATCCAATGCCACGATAGGAGACAGAGTACTATTAGAATCTCTACGTAATGTTGCTTTAACATCAAATGTAGTCTTAAGTTGATCAAGTAGTATAATATTATAAGGACTTATAGTCTTATAATTAACTCCTCCATCTACGCTATAATACCAATCAATGCTCGTACCACTAGGAGTGATGTAATCAGCTAGCAGATATATTCTACTGAAATCCAGTCCTGCTATCTGATTGAATATCAGATCAGAAGATTGAGCATAAGTATCAGCTATAAGCCTAAACTTTACATCTGTTGTTTGATGCATACTCCAAGATGAATTGTTAGAGGAGCTCATCATAACACCTATAAGATAAGGGTTAGCTAATACTACGTCACCAGATATGATATCTAGACCTCCTAGATCTGCTACCCATATTCTGTATGAAGGAGATGTAGATCTTATAACAAATGCATACTCTATATTCTCTTCTAATAATACAGGATTTTCGAAAACGAATCTAGTAGCAGTCCTACTATCACTACTTACAGATACTTCAGATGCAGCTAGAGTCTTATGTCCATATATGGTACTAGATATAGATCCATTTACTACTTCTCGTATCTCACATGTTACTGGTACAGATCCTGCAGGTTTAGCTTCAAAGTATAAATCTATAGCATTTATAATAGTCATTTTATCTAGAACAAATGTCTGACCTACAGGATCCACATAATTACGAGTACTAATAGTAGTTACTCTATTAAGCAGTATAGTAGTTAATGTAGTTATAGTCCTACGGATATTCCTGATAGTACCATTTGCTTGATATAATGCTGAAGCTGATTTATTGTACCCGGCAACTTCTGCAGCAGACTCTAGTTTGACTTCTCTTATACCTGTCAGAATATTAGCAGGTATAGTGAATTTAGCAGATAAGTATCCATTATTATCAGCTTTAACTGATCCTGACATAGTACCTGCTAACGTAGATCCTGTAGGAGTAAGTGCTACTAGTACTCCATCAAAGTAGCATCTTATATTATCTACAGTAGGAGGAAAGTTTATACCTTCTACAGTTATCTCTCTTTGTCTTATGTACATTACAGATTCCTGATTTATTACAGATTCCTGAGAGCTTGTAGATACTTTAACTCCTATAGCTGTATCAACTGTAGCTGTAGTAGACTCCTTATAAGATGTGAACCTACCTGATATCACAGAGGTTAACTCTATGTTCCTAGTAGAAGTAGTTAATATCTCTGTAGTACTATGAGATACTGGTACTGTGATTACATTATCTTCTACCCATGAGTCAGATGAAGGAGATAAGCTAATCTCAGGTAGTTGAGGGAACACACTGTAAGGATTTATCTGATATGACTTAGTAGCTTTCAGCTGCGTAAGTATAACAGATTCTCCAGATTTAGATAATGTAGCTGCTTTGTTGTATAGCTTAGCTGTACTAGTATTGCTAGCTATCATATCCTGCATATCTACAGCAGTAGGCAGGTAGCAGATATTCTTAAGTGTATCTATAGTAACATCGTATACAGGCTTAGAAGGATCTACTACAGTAGAACCTGACATGTTATAATAGTAGTCAATCCTAGCTAAGTCTACAAGAGGATCAGTGAATATACCACGCTTGCTAGTAGCTGTCTCATACTGTCTAGCTTCATCATTTAAGCTCAGTACTGTTTGATCATACTCGATAGTCCTGATTCTATTTAGTAGATTTTGGATATCATTCATGGTGAACCTAGTAAGACCTACATTATATACCTGAATGCTTTGAGAAGAATTACTAGTTACTAATCCACCAGGAGGATTATAGATGTGAGCTAGTTCTAGAGTATTAGCAGATTTATCAGGCAATACCTCAAAACCATATTCAGCAGGAATACCTCTAGTGATGTTTATATTACCATATCTGTCTATATATACACTATCTTTTCTAGCAAGATATTGATTATATGCTACAGTAAAGTTAGTACCATCTATAGGAGTACTAGCGCCTAACCAGCTCAGATAATGCTTATCATCTACTAACGATAATTCATAGTCAGTATTGTTAATAAATGTATGATTATATATGTAGGTTACAGAGTAGCTAGTATTTAAAGTAGGATAGTTAGCTGTACCATTCCACTTCAGATAATACCTACTACCTTCTCTCTGCAGATAGCAGTCACCTGTACTATCGCTATTGCCTACAGTATAAGTAGTAGCTCCTTGCGTAACAGAAGATATCTGAGATACTTCTAGCTCATCAAATAATACTCGATCAGTATTATTTGATATAGTCTGATTAACAGTTTTGCTAACAAATCCCTTCACCTGCGTAATTTCTTTTACATATGGAGCACTAGCTAATAGATAATCATCGACATCTTCATCATACCAATAGTTTGTAGCTAGTACAGGATCATAAGTCGTGGATCTTCCTATAGAGTATTTCTTAGGAGTTAATATACGTAGTTCATAGCCTAGCACATAAGCTTTTCCGGGTTCTACTACTACTGTGAAGTTACTAGGATTATCTGAAGCCTCTATTCTCACAGTCAATCCATCGACTATATATGATCCAGATTCATCATGAGTACGTCTAGCTAATGTTTGAGTTAGTGTATCATAATTAGGAGCATATGTCTCTATAGACAACTCACCATCCACAAGAGTGGCTAAAGCAGAGGCTTCATTATCATTTACAGTAATCGTGATCCAGCTTCTTACTCTATGGCATCCAGGTTGATTATAGTTATCATATCCTTGAGCAGGATCTTTTAGAGTATTATCATCAGCTTCAGTTATGATAGCTTCCATCAATTTAGCTCCTATAATTTCTGTACCAGTCCCTGATATAGGTACAGAAGTCTCAGAGACTTCTAGTATCATGCCATTAAGGTAAACTCTACCACTAGTCACAGTAGCACTAGTTTTAGCTTCATTTACGATGACTTGACAACCTTCTACAACATTACCATCTTTGAATATAGAATTTCCTAGCTCTTTTATAGAATTTTTAAGAGTAGACTGTAATTGTGTGAATTCTCTAGCTTGTGCTACTCTACCTGGAAGAGCTAGTAATTGTGTGTATTGTTTACTACTATCGTAGTCATCATAGTAAGGAGCTTGATTTATATTAACCCTAGCCATAGACATATCCTCCTAGTTTATACTTCATAATTATAATACAATATACAAGTTAGAACTCAAGGATAATACTGACAAGCTCTCTTTGATTAGCATCTCTAGTACTAGGTACTCTATTATCTAAGATTTCCAAAGTTCCTAGAGATGTATACTCATTGTTCCCTGTAGCAGCATAAGCAGCTGATAGCAATATATCATCCGTATTAGGAGTTACTCCACTACATAATCCTAATTGCCTATAAGTTACTAAAGGAAAATCATCATAGTTAAGATAGCTTTCTACATATACATATTTGGCTCCTTCAGGATGAGCTCCTCCTAATACAGGAGAACCTGCTACTATAGCTACAGGAGCAGGTGTGTCTAATGTTAATGAATTGCTGGATATAGAAACAATACGTGCATCATATATATTATTTACACGTATCTTAGATCCTACCACTAATCCAGCAAGGCTAGTTACAGTGACCACTAATGATCCTGAGCTTACTCCTGATGCTCCTACATTAGTATTTATCTCGAGAGGTACAATTTTCCAGTTCTGATTTCTATAGTTTATAGTACCTGCATCATCAGGTATTACCATATAAGTATTATCTACCTTCTTAAGTCCTACTACGTTCATCAGTTTGAAATCTGATATATTAGGAACATCAGGAGATGCTTCATTACTCCACGGTGTAGTACCACCTATAATAAAGTACTTACCTGCCTTGTTATAGAAATCTATCGCTCTGGAGACATGTCCTCCATTAACTGCTATAGCTATTTTAATCACTACCTTTCGATATTCTAATATACTATACGCTCCTTATTATCTACGTTTAGTATAATTAAGACTTATCCAACCATAATAGTTATCTCTTAGTGCTACTCTACCCCATCCATTTGATTCCTTTAATATAACAATTTCACTATTATATTTTAATACTCCTCTTATGCTGAAATTAACTCCAGCACCTGCTCTAACATTTAGTCCATTCTTCGCAGTAACTACCGCAGGATAAGGGATGAATCCTTCAGGGATTTTCTCATTAGCGATGGGTGGCTTAACCTCTCCTAACAATCTAGTATCATATAGCACATTTACATCACATTCTCCAACTACGCCAGGAAGGTTCTTGATAGATCCATGCTGCCATATAGCACACTCCCTACTAGGACCTTTAGCATTCCATTGAGCTAACCATAGAGGATACTTAGCGAATTGCTCAAAATTTAGCTCATGATTGATATACTGTAGATTAGTATAGATACCTGCTACCAATCCTGCTGATGCTATAGTATCTAAGAATGCTAATCCTATATCAGTCCTCAAATTCTTATCTAGTTTATCAGCTCTTCCTTTAGGATATACTGTAGTAGGTTCATTATCCCACCATACACCTAGAGGTATCTTAGACAGAGGAATTTTGTACTTATCTAAGATAGCCAATATATACTTAGCAGCATTGATAGCTTCCTGAACTGTGATAGACTGACAAATCCAATACAATCCTACAGGTATATCTGCAGCTAGAGCATCATCGATATGACGTTTGAATAAAGGATCTTCTGCAAATCCTCCTGATCCATATCCTTGATAGCCTACTCTAATTATGATCCACTTATATCCAGCTTGTTTTAATATATTCCAATCAGTTTTAGTCTGATATTTAGATACGTCTATACCTTTTACTAGTTCGACAGCCATATTATAGTACCTCCTTAACCACTAGGATCTTCACCATCTGATGGATAATTAGTATAGCCTCCATTATTACTATATCTACTATAGTTAGAGGAATAGCTATTATCTTCATCATTATGGTTAACAGTTTCACTTTTATAGTTAGTACCATATTGTTGTCTACCTTTTGCCATTTCTTCTGATTTCATTAAGTCTAGAGTGTACTGATCACTTTGTTTAGCCCTCCACATATAAGCACTAACTACTGTAGCTAATAGACCTATCACATAAGGTCCTATAGAATTTAAAGGTGATAGATCTTGTTGGATATGCATCTCTACGCATGTAAATATTACAAATCCAAATACGAGTATAACTACACTAGCAGTGAGTATTTGTGAATAAGGAGGTTTCTTCACAGATTACTTCTCTATGAGCTTGTCATTCATAGACTTAACTGCGGATTCTATAGCTATTTCTATTTCATCAAGATTAGCTGTAAGATTAAGAGACTTAAGCCATTCTTCAACTTTCTTCTTTCTCTCTGCACCTACTTTAGTACCAGTTATGATCTGCTCAGCTGCTTCCACCGCAGATACAGCATATTTTTTGAGTCTATTAAAATTAGCTTCAGATACTTTACTCTTTATTAAGTTTATTAGATGAGGAGCAGCAGCAGCTATCAATGCTGATATGATAGTGCCTAGTAGACCTATGATTGCTATTACAACTGTAGTGATATCGATTTCCATGATATATCCTCCTATTTACCTTCATTCCTTAGTGCATTCTGATTTAATAGATAATTGTTTAGATCATGCTTGTAAAGACCATACTCTGCTAATGATCTATCAGTCTCTCCATTACATTTCTGGAGTTTAATAGCTATTGCAGAAGCCTCAGATAAATTACCTATAGCCTGTAAACCTCTCATAATAATTATATTCTCACTTATTCTAGCAGCTTCTCTAGCACGTTGAGACTTATCCATTTTATTTATTCTCCACATTATTATAGATACTAAAAATCCTCCGAAGCCTAACATTTCTAGCCAAGAAGCTATTATTTCCATCTACTAAATACACCTCCTTCGATATCAGCTTAACATTTCAGTAATAATTCCTTGAATATCAGCTTTACCTAAAGCCTTACGATATATTCTTAGATTATTTACAGTAACATTACTATATTGCCAGGTATCTGACTGACTTCCATTAGCGCCAATTCTAAGAGGAATTAAATTAGGAATTTGTAAATCGCTAACTACAACATCTCCAACCTGTACCCCATCACGATATATTGTATAATTAATACCTTGTTTAACTACAGCAATCGTAAAATAGTCATGTTCATCTTCACTAGGATACGTTTCAACATAGCTATTATAGCCAAAGTGTACTATTGCCGAGCTGTCTACTTCACTAGATGCTTGAATGCCAAAGCCACCATCTGTAAGTGCTGCCACAAAATAGCCAAATCCTGCTGTTTTAGGTACATTTGGCGCTCTCATAATAACTGTCCAATCCCTATCTACATTATTATAAAGAGCTACGCCAGTATTTATGACTGCTGATATACCATCGCCTATAAAAGTCTCTGGCAAATCATAAAGACAACGACCATAATCCTCATCAGTCACTGTGAACATTTGTCTAAACATATAATCAACATACCTGATACGCTTAGGTAGCCATGTAGATATTTGCTCCATAGATCTAATCATATCAGCCATACCAGTCCATAGAGTTACTTCATCTGCATATTCCCATTTAGGTATCTGAGCTATATATTCTCTGAAAGCTCCTATAATATTACCTTGACTGAGTACATCCTTACGTAGATCAAAGTATCGAGTAGCAAGTTCATTAGGAAAGCATCTTACTAACTTTTCCCATAATAAGCTTGTAGAGCATTCGTAATCATCAGGACATTTGTAATCAGCGGCTATCGCTGTAGTACCATCATATGATACTCCCCATAAGGAATCCAAGTCATATAGTACAGGATGCCAAACTAATCTATCATTAGTGACCATCAGCATATTCTTCCCTAAGTTATCGATAGCAGCTGATAGATAGCAGAAACAATAATAGTTTAATGCCGAATCAAGATCTAAGTAATCTGAAAAATTAGTCCTAAAATCTGCATCACTAGAATCCTTTATAAATGTGATTAACCTATTGAAAGAAGTTATCGCTGCTTCTTCATCTTCACCACCATACTCTAGAGACCATGAAGTATCGCCAAAGGATATTAAGGATTCTCTGAAAGATCCTACACCTGCATGTACTTCAGCACACAATATCAAGTTATTTTCTTCATCATCGAAGCCTAGCATCCAGCCATCTTTAGGAATATTCCAATTATATATACCTTGATAATCTCCATTAAAGTATACTATAACAGGGAATCCTTCAATAAGTCCGTGATTAGGTGCATCAGGTAATATATCATATTTATCACCCATCTCACCAGCTATTTGAGCAGATACGACATTACAAGCATGTGTTTTATCGATATAGTCTGCTTTTAATGTGTATTTATTATGAGGACCCCAATTAGACTTTATAGAAACATTGTATTTAGTAGTAAAATCATGGTCACTATACATCTTTATATTGAAGTTTTTCTTAGGATAAACAAGAGAAGAAGTACCTTGAGGTTTCATCAGTATATGAGCTTTAAAATCCAGCTCTTTGCTATTGTACTCTAAGAAAGCCTCTCGTTCTTCTTTACCTACCCAATCCGTTAGATAATCACCTGTAATATTCACAATAGGTAATGTAATTCCGGACATACCATTATGAACTGTAAATGTATGAGATGAATTATCTGATAATCCTATAGTATATATATCTGTTAACCCTTGAGTAGATGTCTTATCGATGCTAACAATTCCTACTCCATCAACTCCATTATATATATAGAAGATACTAGTAGTATTATCAGTATATGTAATAGTATAAGTGTCAGTAGTACCAGGAGCTCCATTACCTGCTGTCCTATTCACAGATACGATACCTCTACCATCTGCTCCTTTTATAGTAGGTATATCTATTAAATTGCCACTAGCATCTCTTATTTTTAATACAGCCATTTATACGTCCCCCTTTTTAAGAGTACATAATGATAGTTCTACTAGATTATATACAATACATAAATATTAGTATAGTACTACTTGTATGCTACGCTTCTAAATCAATTACCTTATACGTCGCAGTAATTTCAGACTGGATTTCATCATTACCATCTTGCCTAATGATTGTTTCTGGATAATGTGTTCGTACTATAATGGGGGTCTGGGGGGTGGATAGCGGTGTGGCGCGACGGTAGCGGACTTTGACAGGGCGACCAGCCGTTGATTCCGCTGTCATCCATGCTACGAACTTAGTGACCATTTGAGCGTTTGAATCGGTCGATGTTATGCCAGTCAAGGAATCTTGAATTGTAATATTTATTGCACCAGTTGGAGTATAATAAATACAACAATATGGTGCATTATATATTGGCGTAGACCCTACTGTAAAATGAGAACAATAACCAGACATACTGCTATCTAGCGGTTCTGGTAAAGTGGAACAGATAAACGTTTTGTATCCTACTACCTCCACAAAGTCTGTAACTCTATCCCATGCTAAATCTAGCAATAGCAAATCAATCCACAGTCCATCCATCACTTCTGAATCAGTATTATATATTTCATCCTCTGCCAGTTTTGGAATAGGGATGGTCTGTTGTGTTACGCCAAATTGGTCTTTTATAAGCACGTTGTTCTCGCCTTTGTCATACCAATATTGAGGATAATTAGGGCTTAAATCTACTGATAACGCCTCCATTGGTAGATATGGAGCTGTGGATGATAGATTTTCTGTGATTGTAAGAGGGGTGCGGGTGGGGGTAGCGAGTTGATACAAAATGTAAAAATTCTCTTGGATTTCTCCTGTTAAACTCTGCCCACTTAAATTCCCTTGTGGCAAGTGAGTACACAAATATGGGCTGTTTATCATTGCATCAGATAATGCCCAAGTGTTACCAGCAACGAGCATATCATACTTTAATAGTTTGTTTACCCATGCAATTCCACTAAGTCTATCCCACGCTACCATGTCTAACTCGGTACTCATACCATATAAATCAGGTATATTTATCTCTTTATTGGTGCCGGGTAGTCTATAAAAACCTGCTTTTACATAAGGCTCTATTGGTCTTGGATATGTAGGTGATAACTCTTTTGTGGTTGGCGTAAAATTTAAAACTGCACACATATGTTAGTCACCTACCGATTCTGTAAAATTAAGTTTAGGATGCTTTATACCCGCTGTGATTTTGCAACGTATATTCGATGAACCATCTTGTGAAATGCGGGTTTGATTTTGTGTACATAGTGCCGTGATTGGCTCCTGCGGGTTGGAGAGCGGAGTAGCGCGGAGGTAGCGGACTTTGACAGGGCGATTTGCGGCGTATTCGGCGGCAAACCAAGCGTTGAGTTTTACTACCCTCGTAGCGTCATCATCTGTTGGCAAAATACCAAGCAATGCATCATCAAGCCGCAAATAAATTCTAGGAGAGGAGTTTACGGAAACAAAATTTCCGCTTGGAAGGGAATCAAACGCATAAGACTGCACATGACTACACCGGCAATTATTTGTTGCATTATTGTCAAGAGCATCAGGTACACTGAAATAAAATCTTGTTTGATCAGTATAAGTGCCAGATTTTGCCCAGCCTGTTTCCGTCCCATCAAACACCTTCTCTCCCCACAGCCCATCACACGCCCCTGTCCCCACGTCGTACACCTCACCTTCTGCCAGTCGCGGGATTGGGATGGTTGGAGGTTTTACACAGGCTATCAAATCAGATGCCGCCATATCCGTCAAATCATCCAAATCAGCCGGAATATAAATATCAACGCTTCCTTGAACTGGTATGTCTATAGCTGATTCTCCCGCAACTGGAAAATAATCTGTATCTATTTCATAAGAGACCGAATCACTTAAAATTGGTTGATCTACACTACCGACTACCCATAAATAATAAAATTCTGGCCAACTGTCCACACTCTGACCTAATAATATATCCGGATATCCTTGCTTGTAAGCTATTACATCGCCGTTTGATTTTATCCTCAAGCTATAAGTTATTCCATTCTCCGAATTATAAAATACTTGCGGATGTAATTCACCCCTTAAAAATCCATAATAATGTGTTGTTGATGATTGACTTGTTTTAGTGTCCCAACCTAAAAATAACCGATTTCCTGTTGGACAATTATCCCACATTGGCAAAAATAATATCTTATATGTTGCTATCATACTTTGTGTATAACCTACATAATCACCATTATTATGTATAAATCTAAAATATGGATAACTTCCTGTTCCCAATATCCGTAATGTTGTTTCCGAATTTAATTTATAATCAAATGGTAAAGTAAAACCTTCGGCTGCCACTTGAGTATAATTATAAAAATTATCTATTGTTAAATTATCAGCTATTTCTGTTGTTATTTGTATCGCTTTTGGAGCAGCAACATCACCTATACTCCCGGTATTTGTTTGAGGGTCATACGTAAAAATAGATGCAATCAACGCGCACAAATCATCCCAAACAGGTCTTGTGATATTTATGATTGATGTTACACCAACAGTATATAAGGCCGTCTGAGTCAAAAAATAATCTTTGAGAGCACTTGACATGTTATCCCATACTATATTTACAGCCGTTACCCTGTCGGTATCGTTTATAATCGCAACGCCCATACAAGTAATTACCGCCGCTATTGCCGCTATGCATCCAACGGTTATAAGCGCGCCACCCATTGCCTCCAACCCATTACAATCTAGTTGATTTTTTCCCTGTATTACTATATTATTAAGCCCCTTGTCATACCAATATTGAGGATAGTCAGGTGATAAAACAGGACTGATAGCCTCCATCGGCAGTTCGGGCGCGGTCGATTCGGGGTTGTCCGTGACGGTTAGAGGGGTGCGGGTGGGGGTAGCTAGTTGATACAAGATTCCGAAACTCTCCCCAATCGTGCCGTTCAACGTCTGACCGTCCAGCGTCCCTTGCGGTAAGTGCGTACACATGTACGGGCTATCCTGTGCCGCGTCTGTGATCGTCCAGCCGTTTCCAGCCGTGAGTGTGTCGTATTTTAGCGGCTTGTATACCCACGCAATCCCGCTCAGCCTATCCCACACCACCATATCCCGCACATCGTCCTTGCCGTGCAATGCGGGGATGGTGACCTCTAGCGTTGTGCCGGGGAAGCGGTATGTGCCAGCCGCGACATATGGCTCAATGTCAACAGGCGCGCCCGGATTCGGCACACCGTCCTGCGTACTCTCACCCTCGCACGCCCGATAATCAGCCACTTGTGTCGTGCCGCCCTCAATTTTAAGAGTGCTTAATTCTTCATCTTCAATAGTATCTTGTAGCCAAACCTGTTCTCCTGAAACCAAGACTTCTTGATTGCCATTATATAATTGAGTTTCAGATAAAGGTATAATAATTTTTAATTTATCTTCTAAACTCGCAAGCCAATTTCTAAGTCCGTCTACACCAGAGAATCTTGAATTTAAAATTTTAAGATATAAAACTCCATATCCATCACTAAGGTTTTCTGCATATAAAAATCCTTCTTTATTTTTAGAAAGTAAATCTACATCAAACTCAAAATATTTGCAGTAGCATTTTGTGATTACTCTTGTTGCAGATATAGAATTTAATTTAATTTTATATGTCGTATAGGTAGCATCATAACTGTAAATATCCCAACCATCTTCAAACCCATCGAAAATATAAGACCAAGTATCTTTCTCAATCCATCCTAATTCAGAATACTTATCGAAAATAATACTGTCTTTTGCATCATCAACAGAACCTAAATCAAAAGGTACACTTACATCATATTCTTTTTCGTCAATTTCAAAAGAGTAATCATCTGCTGGAATACTTGGATAAACACCATGAGGATAATCAGGATCAATCTCATGCGTAAAAGCCGTATTTTGCGTATACTCCGCTTCTACTTCATAATAGCCATCGTCTTTTTGTTCAGACAAACCAGACGCTTCATGATAATCAGCCTTTTGCTCAGTGCCGCCTTGAATTTTAAAATCCTCGAATTTCCAGTTATAAGTGTTCTCTAAATTTAAATTCTTACCAGATGTTTGTACAATCTCATAACCAGCAGCCTTAACTTTATCTGCTCCTGCACAAATTTTAGCAGGGCCAAAATGTCCATACTCTGTATCAATAAAAGGAATACCTTTTGCATGCTTACTATAAATAGGCATATGCTAAACCACCTCTTACGTCCTATTAGAAGGTACTGTGTCTATATATACTATGTAGGAACTTGCTGTGTACCATTAGGAAACACTAAGTATATAGTCACACTTGTATCTACTACAGCATTATCATATTGATCGTGTTCCATCACCACAAATCGATGACCGTTAGTTTTCAAAGAATTAACAGCTTCATCAGCAGATCGAGCATGACCAGCTTCACTAGCATATTCGTCAGGCATTGATATTTTCAGCCAATTTTCATACACACTAGGATCATCAGCTTGTAATTGATATAGATGTGAGTATCCATCTTCATCCATCAATAGCCTACAACCGTCGCCAATTTGCACATCAGATGATGTTAGCGCTAACATATCTGCTCTTGTATTAGCTGTAACGGTACGTATCAAAGAAATAGAATCTAAATTTTTACGCTGGATTTTTCCACCAATCATCAAAGGTATATCTTCATCAAGCATAGCTAATATATCTGACATAGCTTGCTGCGCTATTAATGAAGCCTGTTGAGCCGCTAACATGTTCTGATATGCGGTTTGCTGATGTATAAGAGCTTGTTGCTGATACTGATAGGCTAAGTTCTTATTATCAGATGCTTCTGATGCTTTCTGCATAGCGATAGTAGCTTGTGCTAGAGCATCCTGAGCATATTGAGCAGCTTGCGTGCGTAATCCATCTAAATACGCTCTATCTTCCGGAGTAACATGACCATTTGTTATGTAGAAATCATGAGTAGTCCCATCTGTGTAAGTAATCGTATAAGTATCAGTAGTACCAGGACTACCGTCACCACTTGTACGCAGGATAGATGTAACACCCTTACCATACCAACGTAGCTTACCATGTGTTCCTACTGTTAGAGTAGTACCTACTAGTTCAGGATTCCAATGAGGTATTTCAGGATCACCATTAGGATCTATAACTATATCAGCGCCACCTTGAGGATCTATAACTATATCAGGTTGTCCAGCTGCATCTATTACTACATTAAAATTATCTATATTTCCTTCACCTGTATATACACCAGATAAACCTTGTGGACCTCTAGCTGCATATCCTGTAGTAATATACTGCTCGCCATTCCACATCATCCATGTCTCAGTATCAGGATTATAAAGAGGAGGATGCGTAGAATAACTAGCGCTAACTAATGCATCATTAGCAGCAGCTAGTGCTATATCTCTAGCAGATAGTGTATCTTCTTTTGATGATAATACTATCTCTTTATCCTGTGATATTTGCTCTGCTAATTGTTGATACTCTTCTACAGATTCTAATACTCTCATGTAAATTTCAGGAGTAGGATTTACAGGATGATGGCCTACGTTATCAGGATCATATCCAGAGATATCTGTAGGTATAGCAGTCTCTTCTGTAGGATATAGCTTGTAATTAGCAGTGCTAGCATCTTTGGATCCATACAAACATATACCAAAAGATTTATCTGTAAGTACTTCCCATGGTATAGAGTATATCTCATCTTTAGCTATAGGAGCTACTGCTACAACATTGTTCCTAGATCTAAATTGAGCTGTAATTATCATATCTTGCCAAGGATAATCTGATTCATTATAAGTAACTCTGAATGTACACACATTCACACTATTTCTTATAATAGCGGAATTTATTTTATAATTGATCCTATTATTGCTTATGATTATCGTAAGAGATTCCATAGAAACCTCCTGAATTATATGAATCTAGTAGATTTTGATTCAATACGGTAGCTAGGAGCTTCAGCAAGTTCATATTTATAGAACCATATTTCTCGTAAATCTTGAGTTCTACATAGTATCTGCTCTTTACCTATACGAATGATCCATAAGTCATCCTTAGTATATTTATGCATAACTCGCATACCTATCTTGTATTCCATAATCCTCCACCTACTATTCGTCTATGATTGATTGTTTCTGTATCTCAGTAATCCATCCTTTGCTTATAGCTATATCCAATTCTACAATAGTGATTTTATTAGCTTTGTATAGTCTTCTAAGCGACTCGTATAACATATTATTCTCCTCCTAATAATATCTCTAGTACTAGGTTGTCTATAGTCTCTTGCAATAATTCCACCTCTGTAGGCTTACCTATATAAACGAAGAAAGTACCATCCCTCATATCTACTATATCACCAGGAACAGTATATTCACTAATATCTCTTGTCTCTGTATTAGTTTCTAATAGATTACCTTCTACATCATACACTTGACTTTCCCATTCATATCTTACAGAAGTGTAATCAGTAAACGCAGCGAGTATATCAGAGTAAGTACCTACTATATGAAGCTGATACCATTCTCTAGTATTCTTAGTATATACATTAATAGGTACTCTGTCAGTCTCAGCTACTGCAAACGTGATGTTACCATTAACTATTAGGTTCATGTATATATCATCCTCTCAATTTCATAGTACTTACTATGTATTGTTTATTGTCTACTATATATTTAGAATCATAATTATTCACTAATAAATTATAAAGATCTTCATCTGTCCTATTATTATTTTCACATTTGTAGAGAGCTAGCATACCTGATACTATAGCAGTAGACATAGAAGTACCTGACTTACTACTATACAATCCTTTCCTAGGATTATTGCAGCAGCTGATTACATCCATACCTAATTGACATGTATCCACTTGACGTAAACTAGAAGTATAAGAAGTTAGACATCCATATACATCAACAGCTCCTACTACTATAGGATAATGTAGATATGCAGGATACCTAGCAACTTCTATATCATATTTTCTGCTATCTACATAATCATTTTTCAATAATTGATCTGTGATAGGAGGGATTTGTTTATCATAGTTTCCTATACTACATACACAAGTTATACCATTCTGCTTTAGTTTATCCATTAATATATCCCAGTTAATTTTGTAGAAATTAGTGAAAGACATATTAACTATATCTACAGGCCTGTTAGTTACAGGATGCCTCCAAGAAATTATATAGTCTATAGCATTGCTCATATCTTCTATGATGCATCTATGATCATCATATACAGATATAGGTAATATATCAGCTTCAGGAGCTATTCCTGTAACACTACCTGCTATTAATCCTGCTACATGAGTCCCATGACCATATATATCATAATCTGCTACAGGTAATACTTTGTCAGTCAATAGATCATATTGTTCATGCAGTCTGCCTTTAAAATCTTTATGATCATGCACACCTGAATCTAAGACAGCTACAGTAACACCTTTGCCTTTTATATCTCTATTCCAGTATCTATTGACTTTAGTAGTTTTAAATTGTTGTAGCATACTAGTGCTTAGATACTCATACATATTAATATACTCCTAACTCCAGTACGACACCTCCTGAACGACCAGTACCTCCAGATCCTGCAGATGCTTCTAGCTTACTGTAGAATTTATCAGGAATAATCAAACTAGCACCTCCACCACTTTCACCATAATATCTCCAGCCATTTCCGCCACCTCCTGCTCCAGCATTACCTAATATCAACCCTGGAGCAGTAGATGAATAGTCACCGCTAGGACCAGGATCTCCTGGAGGTGAATCCGAATAATCAGGTACTCCTCCTGCTCCACCCTCTTTAGCAGTGCCTAACATATACAAAGAATCAACTGATAACCTAGTACCTCCACCTTTTCCTCCGTTTATCAATGTCCATCCTGTACCTAGATTACTTTTAGACGTACCACTTGATCCTGAGTAGCCTGCTAATGAAGCTATATTCAGTATGTTTCCACCAGCAGTAGTATTCTTTGCAGCTCCTGCAGATCCTCCTGTGATGCTACTGCTACTAGCATTACCTCCATTATTACCATTAGGAGCATATAATGTAGAGGAGTCAGGTAACGTTACTGTTATACCTCCTATAGATGCATTAGAGTTATAATATACTGACAAGCTATTACCTGAAGTCAATCGAACTAAGTGTATACAACATCCTCCTGATGCTCCACCTCCACCTCCACCACCTGATCTTATACTCTCAGGACTTTCAATGTAAGCTCCATCTGCGCCTGCTCCTCCATTACCACCTTTACCTATAACAATTATTCTATACCACCCAGTAGTAGTTATAGATATAGTAGTAGTGCCTGTAGTTGTTACTATAGAATGTTTATTGTATACGAAACTAGTAGGTTTAGTACTTTGCGAATATATACCAAATTTTCTAGCTATTCTCATAATTATCCTATATCTCCTACGAGAGCCCACGTATTAGTGTCTAGTTTCTTCAGTACTACAGAACTATACTGGTTAGCTATAGCCTTAGGAGTAGTCCTAGCATTCAATACCACATTAGTTTGTCCATTGAAAGTTACTGTACCTGATCCTGCTCTATAGACTTCTAATTCAGTACCTATAGGAAATGCTACGCTAGTATTCTGAGGAACTGTAATAGTTAGATTACTAGAACTATTCACTACTAGCATACAATTCATATGAGTCAATGATAATGTAGTATTGGTAGTTACATTTACTACACTAGCATGAGGATAAGACCACGTAGTAGCGTAATCAGTGCTACTGCTTTTCATAAGCATCTGACCTGCTACGCCACCTGCTGCTATTCCTGGACCTGTAGGACCTGTGTCACCTTTATCACCTTTAGCTCCAGGAAGTCCATCAGTACCAGTTATATCTGTTAATGGTACTAAGTTAGCCCATGTACCTCCAGTCTGTCTCCATTGTATGTATCCATTATACAATCTTAATTCAACAGATAATCCATTAGTGCCGGCTGTACCGGTAGCACCTTTTAAATCTACATATACATAAGAAGCTTCATCTGCTCTTTTGATACCTAATTGAGTACCATTCCAATTATATTGTAGACTTACAGGAATTACTATCCCGTGCATAGATGCTCCAGTAATCGCTTGAGTAGATGTATTTCTTGTGATATGAGCTAATGGAATAAGATATGGATTATCTGCAGTGAATCCTGACATGAACGAAGGAATATTTGTACGTCTCATAGTCCCAGATTTACTTATAGTGCTAACTGCTACAGTAGATCCTGTAGCTAATCCTGTGGCATCCCTTATAGGAACTGTAACAGATATACTATTAGCAGATTCATAGTTAGCTTTAGATGTAGCTACTATATCCCACCTTAATTGATATCTTGAAGATGCTTGCATACCTAATGTAGGATGAAGTATATCATTAGTTAGTATAGTATTATTAACTCCTCCATACTCTCTAAGAGTGCTAGTAGTAGTTAGATGCTGATACCATATTAAAGCCCATACTACTACATCAGCTGTACCAACAGCATCTAAAGTAGCTTTATTTACTAGATTTAATCCAGTGGATGGTTGTATGATTACCATTTCTCCGTCTACATGTAGATATATAGGACTTGCTACGGATACACCAGTTCCAGATATACTTAATGTAGGTTGATTTAATACTCCTGATCCTAATAATTGATTATATAGCAGAGCATTTTTAGTCCTGATAGTATCTGCTGTCTCAATTATATCTGACGCAGGTAATGGTAATCCATCTGAGTTTACTATAGCAGCATATAATTTATTTATACTATGCCTATTACCTATTATCACTATTAAACCTCCCTACCTAGAAGAGAATAGTTAAGTACAAAATATCCTGGGTATGGCGATGTAACGAGGTTCCCCTCCGCATCATATAAGTCCCTGGATATATATACGTTATTTCCGAAGTCAGTACAGTACAAATAATACTGCTTAATTATATCTGTTTGAGTGTAAGGAACAATCCTATAAAGTATATCGGATATAGAATTCATATAAGTTACTATGAATCCTTCATCATCATATGCATTAAAACCTAAGAAATCTATAGTACCTAACAATAGTGATATAGTCAATTCTAAGAATAATGAAGCTCTACCTGACCAAGCAGAATCTTCTGACTTTCTACTTAATTGATTGTGGCCACTGTACGTAAATCCTTGGTACTGTTTTAGTATAGCTATTCTGATTTCTTTCATTATTTCTCGATCAACATTATACTTATAATGAGTATCATTATCTCCTAGTATGCTTATATGAGCAGAGTTAGTGAAGTATATATAGTTACCAGCGGCTACTAATTCCTCTAGTAGAAATTTCTTTAAATCTGATATAGGATAAGTATTATTTACTAGTTTTATCTCATAGACTCCAGGTCTGTAAGTTTCATTATCTTGATATCTATGAGTACCAGAGAATTTAGATATACTATATCTAAATAATTCATATGAAGGTATGATTACTTGTACGTCTTTAGGTAATTTACCTCCATAGTATTGCCACATGTTTTCTATAGTATCTATAGATCCTCGTTTGCTGTAAACTACTAGTATATTTGTTAATATATCTACCTGTTCTTCTATAGACCCATCATTCCTAACTGTAAATAGAAATTGATCTGCTATAGCTTTTATTATATCTAGCCTATTCTTATTAGGTGATACTATGCTAGGTAATAATAGTGTATAGTCATAGAGTTGCTCTAATCTATCAGCTATATTATTTAGCATAGTATCTTGTATTACTGTAGGATACTGCTTAAGAGGAGCTAATAGATTATCTCTTATATAATTTCTTATAGTACTCATATTATCTCCTTATTCGATTTCTATAATAACGTCTCCTAAGGTAGCTATAGATAGTGAACTCATATGAACAACATCTGTAGGTGTCATAGATATTATATATCTTACTCCTGCTACATTAGTTATCACAGAGGATATTTCCGATGGATAGATTGATTCACCTATATTAGATTTACGATTATTAAAGAATTTATATAGTGATTCTCTGATTGAGTAATCTATACCTCCTTCAGGCAGATTACTCATAACTTTAACTCTAACATGTATATTAATAGGTATCTTCGCTGGTACTATAGCTTGTAGATTAGTAGGAGGTATCATTCGTTGATATAGATAATTATACACTACTTGTATCAAAGTTTCCTCATCAGAGACAATATTATCAGGTACTATGATAACTTTTACTTCATGATGTAAGCATAGGTCTGGAGCATTATTTATATCATATACTACAGCATGGCTTACTCCATCTATAGATTCTGCTAAGTATTTGTAATCATTTATAGTTACTGCTCTATCTTGTGATTTAATGATGCCTGGAGCTCTGTATCGTATCTCTGAGCTGGATTCTGACTCTATACCTCCAGAGCTAATGTTGATATTATATAGCGTAAACTCTACTATATTCCCTCGTTTGTCATATATAGGACTTGATAGTTTAGATAAATCTCCTACTCCTACTCTACCTTCTGAAGCTAGATTGACTACATAAGATATAATCAAAGTATCAGCTATACTAGGAGCAATACCTCTTTCTCCATCTCCGAAATTAATAGTTACGGTATCATCATGATTCAGCACTACTTCATATGCTTTCGTATTGCTATCACTGAATATTATATATTCCAACTGATTCCATACTTGATTATTATTATCTTTAATCTCTATAGTAGTAGTGTCTATATTCTTATCTGTGAGAGTGATGGATTGATTAACAGCGTTCTCTACGTCAGAATATCTAGTTATAGCAGTACCGTGATAAACTGTACTTCTAACTTCTCCTTGCATACATTTTACATCAACCATAGTAGTGTTAGGAGCTAGATATGTATCCTCTATAGTAAGATAAGGTATATTATTCTTACTAGTCAGCTTCGTATATCTAGGAATCTTTATAGCATAGCTATAGGCAGATTTGCTAGTAAATTTCACTGTAGCCAATGATCCTTTAGATGATCTTACTTTATAAGATAGTTGCTTCGCTAATCTGAATAGATTTTCTCTTTCTTTAGCAGTACTTATAAATGCTTCTAATGCTTGATGATCCTGATAAAATTGTATCATATCTACTAGAGCATGTACATAATCTAATAGTATAATACCTGGATCAGTAGCATTCAGATCAGTCCATATACCTTTACTTCTTATAGGTATCTTTGATAGACCTTCTACTCTTAATCCTTCATAATCTCTCCTAGTGAAGCTAAATATAGGATTATTTGACATAGTCATCACCTCTTCATATATTCGTAGGATAGCTAACTAATCTATAAGGATAGACATAGTTGCCAGTTACAGGAGTATTCAATATACTATAATATATAGAGATGTATAAAGTACTGTTCTCTATGAAATGGTCATCAGTAAGAAATTCTACGCTATTTAATCTTATCCTAGGCTCCCATCGTCTAATGTCCTCAGTGATAGTGTATCTTAATTTCTCCATAAGTACTCTATCTAACGGATCGAATCTGTACTTATATATATCTGATCCGAAATCAGGTAGCATTAATCTAGATCCCTTAGGAGTGCTGAATAATATAGATAGACTCTGATTTATCCTGTCTAAATATATAGACGTAGCTACTCCTTTATTGTTGTTAGGGACTATAGGAAATCTTATACCAGATCCTATAATCCTAGTGATATTATTATCGTTCATATATTCACCTACTTATTCAGGTAAACCTGTGATTTCTCCATTTATTGTAACATTGTTCAATGTAGTATTTCCTCTAACAATCATATTAGCAGCTTCTATAGCTCCTTCTACTAATATATTACCATGTACAAGAAGATTCTTATCTAACTCAGTATTACCATGTACTTTTAAAGATCCTTTTATAGACACATTCTTCTCTACTTCTAAGTTCTCACTTATGTAGGTATTGCCGATAAGTTTTATTTTATCTTTGTTAACTTCTATATATACTTCATTAATTCTTATCATATATAATTCTTCTTCTCTGTTGTATAGTATTATATTCTCTCCTTCAACATATAATACTACTAATTTATCATCTATAACAATATCTGAAGTAGCATATGTACCTCCTATATATAGAGGACATCTAATATCTCCACCTTCGAATAATACCCATACTATGTCTTCTAAATCTGGTAGATTATAAGCACTTCGATTACTATTCACCACATTAGGAGCTATAGGTCTAGCCCATGGTAGAGCATTTACATCTATAGAATTTAGCGTATGTATAGCAGGAATCTGCACCTTGCACCTACCTAAATTCATAGGGTCATCTATTAATTTGATAATACCTTTATATATACTGTTATACATAGTACTCCTATCTAACAAGGTTCCTATAATTCACGAGCTCTATCCCTGTCTCTATATCTCCGTTACGTATAAATTTCAATGTAGTAGTAAATGTACTTGACACATTATCAGTTATACCTGTTACTATATACAATCCAGAAGTATGGTGTAGATTTCCTTTATCTGTTATAACTATAATCCTAATAGTATCTAGCATTTTCATCGTAGGATCTCCTACTATAGTCATGTTACCTGTATATATCCTATCACTAGTCCTTTTCATACTATATTTAAGGATAGTATTAGTCTGAGCTTTATTGTATCCTACTGAATTATACTTAGCATCTGCTACATACTTAGGAGTGTGACTATAGGTACCTGTAACAGTAGTTCGTACAGCATCTATATCTTGAGTAACAGTGGATTGCTCTTTAGTATAAGGATCTATTACTCCACTAATCATATTAGTTACAGGAGTTAGTTCCATCCCTCCTAATAATCCATTTACATCCATAGATAAACTTAATACTGGAGTATCATATCCTCTCATGTAGACGTAGGTTTTGGTAGCTTCGGTATTATTGTATGTGTATTTCTTAAAGTAGGCTGTAGGAGGATCAGTGCTATCATCTAAATAGAAGTAATAGTTATCATCACCAGGTATGTTAGGGATAATATACTCTTTTATATATTTTATAGGATTCTCTTGTATAGTATCGAAGCTATCAGTAGTAGTTAGTACAGCATCAGAAGAGCTATCAAAATTACTATCTACTACTTTCCAACCCATACTCTTACATATACTTTTAACAGCTTCTGTAGGATTTAGTGTACCTCCTGTATCTATATCTATATCCTCTAGATTATCTACAGCTCCTGTAGACATACCATTAGTAGTTAAGATTATACCGCTCATTCTATAGTCTATGTTATAGTTAAGCATTATCATCTTGTATATAGGAGACACTGCACCATCTACGAATCCATACTGAACTCTAGTATTGTTATAATTCTTAGAGAGATCGGATTCTATAGTTTCCCATTCTCTGTCATAAAGAGATAATCCTAATCTACTACCTGCATCCTCTAGTCTAGTAAGAGTTAAATTCTGGTATATGTTAGGTGTATGAACTTTCCTATCATTGTCCATAGTATAAGATAGTAATCTATCACCTATCCATATTTTCATGAAAGGCTTAGATGCTTGAGGAGTTGTATGTAATACTCTCCTATTATATACTCTTTCCATCTATATTATCCTCATAGTAGCACACCATTATATCCGTAAAGAGTATCTAAGGCAGGTATTCTTACTATGGTACCAGGTCTTATAGGTAGTATAGGATTGTATATATTATTAGCTTGAGCTATTACCCACCATAATAGAGGATTCCTATAATATATATTTGCCAGAATATCCAACCTAGTACTTTCATTAGTCTTAATCTCATGATAGATATCATTACTAGATATAGGTATATCGATTATTTCTCTGGTAGATAAGAAGGATTCATTAGTAATCTTGTCACTTAATATCTTACAATTTCTATATCTATTTGATCTATCAGTATCTACTACATCTTTTATATTATAGAATTCGCTAATAATAGACACCTCCTTTAGTAATTATAATACTTATATCCAGAGCTGCTACCACCTCTATTATAGGCTTCTTTGTTAGCATTGCTGGATATGCCTATGCTAGTATTTCTTATATCATAGAGATCTGGAGGATTAGTAGCTATTTCTACTATTGTGAAAGATAATTTGACATACATAGATCTCTTCTGAGTATCCATAGGCTTAAGATAATTTATGTTCACATTAGTTATTACACCTTCTATGCATATATGAGGACCCATGATGAGCTGCACATTAGGAGGAGGCAGAATAGCTGCATCACTGTAATCAGGATATTCTAGAGACTTTACAAAGTATATATCTTTATACATATCTCCTACTATATCCTCTGATACTTTCTTATATAATCCCTCTCCTGCATACAAGTCTAAATCTACAGTTATAGATCTAGAGCTTGTACTCTCATAGCTTTTAACTGATACAGATCTACCTAATATACTTATATCTGACCAGTTAGCATTTACACCTTCACTGAATTCAGGTATAGGGAATCTAAACTCTCCACCATTAGCTAGATCTATAAGATATCCATAATCATATCCAGCTGCTTCTACTCTAGATAAGTTAGCAGTAATATCCTCAGCATACCTATCTTCATATAGAGATCCAACAGTTCCTGATAGATTTGTGCTACTGTAAACATCACTATTGCTTACATAATCCTCTACAAATCCAGCAGGAGAAGATACTCCTGTAGTTTCAGAATCTGATAATACTCTTAATATAGCGAATGGTTTATTGTCTTGAGCATTAGTAAGATAGCTATAAGCTAGTAGATTAGATTCTTCTACGACTCCTCTTGAGCTACTAGCATGGATTTTACCTCCTGATCCATTAGCTATAGCCATGTGAGTTATAGGATTACCAGGTCTCATAGATGCTAAATTCTGACTAGTATTTTGGTAGAATATTAAATCTCCTGCTTTAGTAGCATCAGCTGATACATTCTGGCATCTATTCACATAACTATCATAGATACTTACAGTATTACCTCCTTCTAGAGGAACACCTGCTGTTTCATAACAATACAAGCATAAGCCAGAACAATCAAAATAAGCAGGTCCTAATCTTTTATCTGTATCCATGCTATATGGCGTACCTATTTTGCTCCTGGCTATAGCTACTATGGTAGCTCCTATATTAGTAGCAGGTCTACCTTCAGTAACAGGTGTACCAACATTACCTGTAGATGTACTGCTACTAGAGTTATATAGTCCATTGTAATTACTGACTATAGTAGTACCAGGATAATAGAAGTTTAGTATTGCTGATGAAGATAGTCCTTGCCTCGCAGCCATTTCTGCTCCCCACTGGCTCATGCCTACACCATGGCCATTCTTGCCTGAGTAGCCTGCTTGACCATTTGCCGCAGAGTCGTAAGGATCATATTTCGCAACCAAATAAGGCCTACTAGATACCCACACATCGCCAGCATCAACTGTGTATCCTCCATTGCTAGCACTGTAGACACAAGTATCTAGCACAGATCCTGTGTATGTAAGCACTTTACCTGCTGTACTTTCCACAGCGCTAGCTACATTGCTAGATATATTGTTAGGTACATAAGCCATCTCGTTACTATTATCCGCTATGTGATAGGATTTATTAGAATTAGCTGTTATCTTAGCACAAGCATATGTTCTAGAGGCTATAGCCTGAGCTTTAAGAGCTTCAGCTCTCCATGTACTAGGCACCTCACCTGCTACTACTCCTTTTATATATGTTTCTATCTCTAGAGTTTCTATGACATTAGTAGCTCCTCTAAGTACTTTTATATATAGAGCCATAGTTAACCTCCAGACATATAGGCAGCTACTTTGTTAGATATACTTTCATATCTAGACATAGCTAACTTCCTATCTTCTCTAGTATTATTATCTTCTTGCCAGTATACTAGGAATTCTTGTATACTCTTCATAGTGACTATTGCATCATTCATAAGCTGCTTCATTTCATTAGCAGATTTATTATCTTTCTCCATATCTCTGCTATACCTATCTCTAAGGACTTCTAGTTCATTCTTATTGGCACTAGGATTGTATTGCTTAGGAGTAATACTCTCACCTTCATGTACTACTACGACACTATCTTCAGTTATGTAGTTCGTACCTTTCTTGTAACCTAACAATCCTAGTCTATCTATAGGAGTTTTCAATCCTTTCTTCGATATCTCAGCGGCCATAGGAGGATCCATAGTGTTAAGAGCATAGAATTTATCCCAATTGTCTAGTAGGAACTCTCTCTTTTTTACATCATTTATGAGCCCTTGTGATCTATAAGCTGTGTAAAGCCTGAGTTCATCAGATGTAAAATTATTAATCTTATCATAATAGGCAAGCTCTTTATTATAATTAGATGAAGTTCCCATCCTTCCAATTTCATTCTCCATATTTTGAATAGCATTACCTATAAATGGTATGAATTTGTACCATTTATCATACTCTCCTCCTGTTCCTGTTATCATCCCTAGATAAGTTAAAGGATTATCCCACTCAGTCTTATAATCCTTCATATCTTTTTCATACTGCTCTTTCATTATTGCCTTATCTGCATTAGTATCTATAGTAGATTTATCTTTAGCTACCATTCTATAAGAAGTAGTTACATTACCTTTACTATCTACAGATACAGTCTTTTCTACACCTACTCCTTGCCCTTCTACTATATTACCAGCAGAATCTACAGTCCTATTGTAACTTTCTCTATCTCTTGATTGTTTCTCTTCTATTATATCATAGATACTATTAGCTACTCCTAATACTGCTGCTAATATAGCTGCTAATGATCCTAAAGATCCTAATACTCCTGCAGCTGCTGATCCACCACCTGCCACTGCAGTACCTCCTGCAACAGTAGCAGTAGTTCCTTTTATACCAAACGCTGCCGCGATCATGTCTAGTAGAGTAAAATTCTTCCCTGATATCTTAGATATATTAGTTATGATATCTACAGCAGATCTGGATAATAGCCATGCTCCTGCTATATCAGACAAGCCTATACCTAAAGTTTCAGATATATCTGCTACAGTAGCTGCTATACCTGATAGTTGATTAGATATTCTTTCTTCTACCGTAGTGAATTGTTCAGCAATAGTATCAGTAGCTTTGACAGTTCTATCTATACCAGATATGAATTGATCTCTAGTCTTATAATTACTAGATGATGCTGCTTGAGCTATCATCTCCATATCATCTATATTCATAGAATACTCTTTAGCTATTATACCTAGTAGCCTATCAGAGTTCTTCTCCCATTCTGATAGCAGACTAGCTTCAGCTTCAAATAAGTATTCATACAATGATCCTATGTCTGTAGATCTAGCTATATCCTGAGCTTCAGCTACAGTCAATCCTACTTCATTCAGTAAAGTTAGCAACTGAGTATCTTGATAAGCATTACCTTTGATTATTTCATCTATATAACTCGTGTATCTATCACTGGATAATCCCATAGATTCTATCCATGCTGAACTATCAGAGATAGATTGAGTCATAGCTAAGAGTACTTCATCATTCCCTGCTGAGTACTTAGTAATCCATTTCTCTAAAGTCTCTATATTGCTTAGGACAGATGCAGTAGTAGCCATGTTATTGGAAGTGGAATTTCGAATCTGATCTACTAATATCTCCATAGTTACTGAGGACATATTAGATCTTATACTCCACTTATTCAATAATTTAGATAGCTGACCTATATTCATATCAGTGGATTCACTAGCTATCAGTATAGGCCTAGCTAACTTTTCTATAGCTTCTACATTACCTAATCCTACTTGGCCTGCTATAGTTACCATAGTAGAATAAGCTTCTTGACTATTGAAGAAATTCCTAGTATCAGCATTAAGTTGTTTGACTATACTATTAGCTATGGTATTTCTTAATTCATCTACATCATATCTGCTGGCTCCTGTAGATTTCATTAATGTATCGGATAAGTCTGAATATTTCTCAGTACTTCTACCTAATTGTCTTAGATAATATATACCAAAGTTAGATATCTTGGACTCTAACAATTGAAGATTTTTGATAGCAGCTTCTCGTCTAAGTTTGTCATCTTCTGCTTGTTTCTTCTTAGCATCTTCTGCATCTTGTATAGCTTTTAATTCTTTCTGTTTAGCTTCTGTAAGATCTTCTATTATAGCTCCATAACTATTCGCTAATACTATATGACCTTTCACAGCATTGGCATAGCTATTAGTGATTCCTAGTAGACTTTTACCTGCATTAGTTATATTAGGATTGAAATCTTTACCAAAAGCTTTAGCTAAGCTATTCAAAGATGTAGCTATATCTAGTAGATTGTCTCGAACTATAGCACTAGTACGGACATTCAGATCTAAAGTTTGACTTATAGACTCTAATGCCTTAAGCTGCTTATCTTGATAAGATCCCCAATTTAGTTCTTTCTTGCCAAACTCCATAATTATCTATCCTACTTCCTATTTAGAGGATTTTGCTGGCTTCTCTCTTCATTAAGCTTATTAGCTATTTTTATATAACTATAATATTCGTAGGTACTTAGATTATCCAGTTCACTAGGCTGAATATGGAGCAGTTCCATCATCAAATATTTATTCTTCAGTATAATATCTATATCTTCGCTAAGTAACTTATCTACGAAAAAATTCAGCTGCATAAGTGATAGGTATCATAATTTCTCCTCGACAATTAGGACACTCGTATGCTAGCTCATCTGATACACCATATATTTTAGTATCATTCACTCCATCTAGTATGGTGCTGGCATCTAAGTCTGTCAACTCCATAACGTAAATCTCTATATCTATTAGATTTTTTAGAGTACGTTTACCATCAGCATTAGGTTTGTCTAACTCTATCCTATCTATTGAATACACTATGTCAAATAGATATTTCAAACTACCTTCATCCATAGCAGGAGATTTACGTTTTTTGATAGTTTTCTGTATATCATCTAGATCTCTTACAGTAGTCCTACGCAGATAAACTTTATCTCCTCTATGTGGTAATGTTACATACTTATCCTCTGCATCTTCTGAATCTACATAAGCTACATTGAGATTAGATAAATCTATATCAGCTACTATAGAATTACTGCATAGAGGACATTTAGTGCTTACATTGTAGGAAGATCCTCTTGATATAATCCTGAGCTTGAATATCATGAAGATTAGATCAGGTATAGTCAATTTATATACATCAAAACCTTCAGGGCTTATAGTAGTCTTCTGTATCAATTGATTAAGTTTCTCTGTAGCAGGAGCATTAGATCCTCTTAGAGATAGTTGATCTTTGAGCATCATGCATCTCTGCACTATCTTACCTCCAGGGATTTCCGGGTTATACTTACCTAATGACGGTAATATGAATTCATGTTGATAAATAGCCTCCAAAACTATACACCTCCACCAGATTGATACAATATAAGTAATGCATCGAGATATATTAGATATTTAGATAAGTACTATACTATAAAATAACTCTAGATAGAATAATCCTATCTAGAGTTATAATGTTATATAGTATTTATTACTTTAAGTTAAAGTCTTTCCTGTTGATCCTACACTTGTCATACTGAAGAGTTACACTAATAGTCTTAACAGAACTACCTTCATAACTAAGCTGACCATAGTCTACAGCAGAAGGCCATAATCCTTCTACATCCCATGTCCTTATCATGGTACCATCAGATGCATACTGGATTATTTTACCTGCCATCTTATAGTTATGCACTAGATGGACAGCATCAGTCTCCTTATCAGCTACTTTAGATCTCCAAGTATCTATAGCACCTTCTATATCCTTTTCTACTATATCTCTGATTACTAATGAACCAGATCCGTGGAAGTTAATAGCACCTGCAACAGTAACTGTAGTGTTACCATACGAAAGATTAATAACTTCATTGGATTCAGTAGGTAAGAATCCACTTGCTATTGATAGTATTAGAGTACGAGTTTCTGGAGTGACTCCTTCTATCTGAATCTGGAAGTTATTGGTACGCTGAACATCCCAATGCTCCGTAGCTAGATGAGAAGCTCCTAAAGTTTCTATAATAGCCATATCTTATCCTCCTTCTTGTCCTTATTCTAACCCTATCGTGTCTAGTACATCATTGAAATCAGCTCCAGTACTAGTGATAGCGAAGTAGATTGGAATAGTTTCAGCAGCTTTCGTAGGTCTGATGAGAACCATACAAGGCATCCTATAGTTATCGATATCATTATCAGTAACTATGCGCTCACCTTTCACTATACTATACTCATAGACACCACGTCTAGACTTAATGCTGCGCAGAATAGGATCTACTAATAGCTCGAAGCTATTCCAAGTTATATAGTCATTAGGATCAAATGTGAGAGTCCTGCAAGCTGCTACTACTACTCTCTTTAGGTAATTTAAAAGTCTCCTTACATTAACTCTATTCAGCGCACTATCTACTCTATCTAGAGTTTTCTGACCCCATATTACCAAGCCTACCTGAGGATCATTGTAGATGCAGTTTATATTATTATCTTCACTGTACAGTAGTTCAACATCTGCAGCAGATAATTTCTCCTCTACACCTATCGCTCCTCTGATAATGCCTCTATTCAGACCTGCAGGAGCGTACCATAGCTCACTTATTCTATCACTATAAGCGATAGAAGGAGCTACCACAGTGCTAGGAGGTACATACTGGTAAGATCTACTTACAGTATCATAAATCTGCACCCAAGGATAATAAAGTCCACCATAGCTGGAGTTAAACTTCGTGTGTACATAATCTTCTCCACCATTATGCCATGCAACTACACCGTCTCTAGTTAGGCCTTGAGGAGGATCTACAAGGTAGAATATGTCTCCTCTAGTCTGAGCGAATGTAAGTCCAGCTTCTATTACCTCAGGATCAGATACACCTGGAATGGCTAGCAGATTAGCATCAATAGATTCGGGTACTAGCAGCTCTAGTGCATTTATATATGCATTACTATCTATATCTTCTAGACCATCATTGCCACCTGCAAAAGTGTAAGTCCCTGCAGATAATGAAACAGCTACAAGAGATGCAGCAGAAACTTCAAAGTAGGCTGACTTGTATCCTACTACTAAATCATCGAATTCGATATTCTTTATAGTTTCTAGAGTTATGTTATTAGCATTTTTGACTGTTATAGTAAATGTGTCTTCCTCTGTACCTGCTGTAATAACTACGTAGCTACCATTCATATAGGTACCAGGTTCTAGAGCTTTCAGTGATAGTGCATCTGATACCTCTACATCAGATGAATTCAAACCCTTCACAACAACAGTAGCTTCAGCAGCTGAATCAGATGCTACTCTGATATAGTATAGTTTAGACGCCTGACTCAAGAAGTACTGAGCTGCATACAGTCCTAAGCAATCAGGATTTAATTTACCAAATTTATTCAGCCTATCTTGAGTACTAGTGCAGATTTCCACATGATTCAGAGGGCCTTTAGTAGCAGTACCTATAATAGCTAAAATAGTATTAGAAGCACTAGCTGCATACTGTGAATAATTCTGTTCTATAGCATAAGGACCTATCTTCATCTTGTTACCTCCTTATTATTCTTTATGAGACTTCATATGCATATTAAGACCTCTAGCTGATGCGAACTGAGATCCACATATACTACATATATAATCATCAGGTTCAGTAGGTTTATTCTCTTCTACGATAGGCGTATGCTGATACATAGGAGCCTCATCATCAGGATACTTAGGAGCTTCCTCATTAATTACAGGATCCTCTGTTATTTCTATAGTAGACTTAGAGAGTTCCTCAGTGAGTATTTTAGGAGTTACTTCATTAGTTATTCTATTCTTCAGCAGGATTAATGAATCATCAAGCTCAGTGTAGCTGTGAGCTTTTACTATAATTTCATATTCTATAGTTGATCCTCTAGGCTTTACTATAATGACACCATCTGAATTTGTATTGTTAATGATCTTCCGCATAGATTTTCTCCTTATTCATATATATTTACAGGGATACATGTTATCTCTGTAGTATCCATTTCTCTCACTAGTTTTATCCTAGAATCTATCTCAAATGATATAGTATGTCTGTATATCCTACCTATATCAACTTCTCTTTCTATATCTGAATTATCTCTCCAAGTTATATTACTGAAATTGAATCGGCCTCCCTCACCATCAGGATTCATAGGAGCTACTAATACTTGTTCTTTCATGTAGAGTTTAGATATGAGATCTATAGCTAATTCTTGTACACGAGGATTAGTAGAAGCCCATATATCTACATAATAAACTAAAGTAACCGGTATGTTGTGTACATAAGTAGCTACACGATTACCATCAATCGATCTCATCTTAGTGAAGTCACCTATCAATGCAGCAGGTTTATTCATCAAACTCCAATCTATATTAAATTGATTATCCCTACAATATGATATGAAACTCCATGGCTTGCTATCAGCATATTCAGGATTCTTCGCTATAGATCTTTTAGCATTCTCCGTAGTAGCATATACTATTTTATCTGATATAGTATACAGGTAACTATAGACTGCTCTATCATATATTTCTATATCTGTCATACTATATATCCTTTCATTGTTAGATATCCTAAATAATAAGTCTTCAAGTTATTCTTTATCTGATTTATTATAGTAGTAACTAATCTTCTGGATCTAGTCTTACTAGTACCTTCTTCTACCATAGCTACTATTATATGCAGAGGTACATCACTATTAGGATACATAATTTCTTTATCTATACCTACAGATGATGATTCATAGGCATATTCTGTAGATATGTTATTCATCAATACAATAGGTAATCTTTCTACATTATCTATCTTCAACTTAGATAATAACTCTTTACTTTCTATAATCCAGTTCTCTCTGTAATATCTATCACTGAATTTTTCAGCTATCATTTCTACATAGAGTGATCTTACATATCTAGTAAAATCTATCAGGATATTATTCTTATCTTCCTCTGATAGTTCCTTATGATTGACTCCTAGATTCTTGTATATGACATATTTTATATCTATTCTATATTTTAGCATCTACTTACTATCCACTCTATAAGGAACTACTTTACATACATGATATATTACATTAGGAAATCCTTGCCCTTGGAAATCAGTTATCAGGAAATCTCTAGTACTAGAATTGTTATCTATAGGATTAACTGTTATGCTAATCTTATCATCTACTACAGGAGCGAATTCCTTCATAACTCCATCTACATCCATATATGCTACTGGTAGAGTTATTAAGATAGGATATTGATCAGTTTCTATGTACCAACCGAGAGCCTTTAGAGTTTTGATGTTAGGCCGTTCATTATAAGCTACCCAAGTGTTAAAAGATTCATTATAAGATGTGACAGGATCATCTACATCGCTATAGAAGTTATATGCTTCCTCATGGTTATCTCTTTTGATAGGAGTTATTGTAGCTTCTATACCATGTACCTTGAGTAGCTCATAGTACTGTAGTCTATGATATCTAGTTTCTCTATCTGTCATCTGTAATATCATAGATTAATCCTCCACGAAGTTCTCATGTAATATATCTTTAGCTATGCTACTCCATAGACTACCAAACTTAGTTATAGCCTTGTAGCAATGCTTACACATCACACCATCTAATTTAGGATTCCTTATCTTAGGGAACCTAGATTCAGGATCTATAGCATTGACATCTAATTCAGTAGTTATATATTTATATCCCCAATATAAGAATGCAGGACATTCACATCCTATTTTAAGATCTCCTGCTAGACTCAATAAGACTTTATCTTTGACAGTCATATCTTCATCATCTGCTATATCTGCATACTCAGTTAGGTTTATACTCACTACATAAGAGTGAGTATATTTAGTAGCAGATCTTACATGCAATTTTACAGTATAATCTTTAGTAATCCCTATATATTTAGGAGCTCCTACAAAGTTAGATCTTTTCTTGACTTTATTCTCAGTATCAGATACTAAATCTTGTCTGGTGAGTTCATCATATCTATTCATTATGATCTCCTACCAAATCTTAGATTTCTGAATTCTCTTATGAGTTTCTCTTCTATAGAAGCTTTCTCTCCTAATCCTTCACTGACTAAGCTATCACCATCCATAGGAATGGCGCCAGGAGCATTGGATAGCTTCCTTCTTATATTACCTTCGATGATCTTACATAGAGCTAATGCATACTCTTTTACTCTCTGAAGGATATCATCATCTATTATCTCATCAACAGTTCTGTATTTACGAAGATACTTGACTGTTACTTTATTGCTATTGAAGTTAGCGAAGTATAATTTTCTTGTAGACCTGTTAAAGGTATAGTCTGACATGCTAACGAAATTCTTTATCGTATTCAGTGAATTTCTTTGCATGAGATATATGAAAGGATCTGATAGATCATTATAGTTGTATAAGTATCTACTAGCGGAGAATAAGTCAGTGTCTAGCTCCATATTATGCTGATCTTTAACAATACCTGGAGTAGTTAATATCTCAGCTACCATGATAGTATCTACAGGTAATTCTACTGTATTGTTGACTACGTCGAATTGTCCTATCTCTATGTATGGAGCATACACACTTATTTTTCTTAGAGCTTCTTCTATCTTCATCTCTATAGAACTATCACTGATACCTAATGAATTGACATCAGATCCTAGATCTACTTTTATCTCTTCTACTAAATCAGATACTATCATAGAAGCTCCTTTCTTATATTATATGAGGGAGGGATTTCCCCTCCCTCATAGGATGTCAGTTAACGAGATTCTTAGGCCTCTTCTACAGCAGCAGGAACCATACGAGTCGCAGAGAAGTCAGTGATAGATCCCTTAGCATACAGCTTATTATTCAGCATTACCTGACCATAAGAAGTAGCAAGGCCCTTCCTGAAGACGAAATCGTCCATTACCTGAGTAGGCGTAGTGTAAAGAGGCATGTAAGGAGCATAGACGAATCCAGCATCCAGCCAGCTGTTACCCTTGTAGCCTAGCACGAACTGATTCTCGTTATAGAAAGGATTCTTGTAAACCTTCCACTTACCAGCTAGCATACCAATGTAATGAGGACCATTGATCTGCTTAGTGCCGATACTGTCAGCAACGAATTCAGGCAGAGTTTCGATGATGTTACAGACGTTGACGCCAGCGACGATGAAGTTAGCGCCCACCCTCTTAGTCTGCGTGAAGATCTTATTGCTAGCTTCAACGAAGACGTCGATGAGAGTACGCTTGTACTCCATGTAGCTCAGTGAGCTAGTAGGATTCTGGCAACTCCAAGTGAAGCCAGTATTACCAGCTAACTTATAGATCTCTCTAAGAATCTCACCGTCAGTCTCGTACTTGATCTCAGAGCTCATAGCCTTGACGAGCTCTGCTTCAGCATCTATGCCCTTCATCTTCTGCAGCTCGAAGGCAGCATCCAGTAACCAGCGGGATCTGAGCTTACGAGGATGAGCTTCAATACCAACAGACTGGAGGTCCAGATCCACCTGAGAGTAACCAACAGTAGTGAGGTTCATATCATAACGGTAATCCGCTATAATACTAGCAGCAGCTGCAGGAGCAGTACTGAACTTGATGGTGACAGTACCTTCATTATAGTCTATCTCACTATCAGCGACTACAATGCCAGTACCAGTGAATCCACCTTCACCATCATCAGCTGCAATGATAGAGCCAGCAGTGATGACCACAGTACCAGGCTTGATAGGAGTATAAGCTAAGGAGGTAGTGAACTCGACTTCAGTAGCATCACCAGTACCAACTACTTCACCGCTTACTACTTCATTAGAGAAGTTGACGTTATCTGCAACTCCAGTGAAAGGAGAGTTGAGAGCAGTACCAGCTGCAAGGCCACCCTTCGAGTTACCAGCGAGATACTGGAGATAGAAGATAGCAGCATGCTGGGCATTCATAGGCTGAACAGATACGACCTCATGGGCTACTAGATTAGGAACTGTAGCTGAGATAACGTCAAACCCGTAGTCAACGAAAGAACCCATGTTAACAACACGAGTAGTTTCGTCCATACGCTTCACATAGTCGTAAGTATTCTCAAGCAGAATAGCTGTCGTAGAAACGATATTCTCAGGAATACTAGTCTTGTACTTTTCCTTGTAGCCTTCTTTAATGCTTACAGTAAAGTCCTTCCATCTCCGGGACTCAGCAAGAGATAGGCCTCTAGAGATGACGCCTTCAGCAAGGCGCTTATTATTAGATTCGAACTTCATATATGTCACTCCTATATTTATAACTTATACACTTGCGATAATTCTGGATAACGAGTATTTGCCATCAGATGTAGACTCATTGATAGGAATATCAGATAATTTCTTATCGCTAATCGGAGAAGTCTTCCTACTAGCTCTAATGAATTCATCTAAGGTCCTCTCTATACTAGCCACATCAGTAGCACCTTCTAGAATCTTAGATACTCTGTCATATGAAAGACCTCTGCGTTCAACTAGTAGCCGTTTGTTCAGATCTAAGATAGTCTCATTAAGCTCTGATATCTGGGCTACATAATTGTCAGTTTCAGTAGCTAATTCATTATAACTCTCTTTTAATTTCCTATAGTCAGTAGTTAAAGTAGAGTTCTTTCTGTTAGCTTCATCGAGTTTCATCTTCACTGACTTTATGAGAGTACGATGTTCTTTCATTACCTTCGTATCTGATTCTATTGTAGCCTTCTGAGATTCTACTATAGATTCTAAGTTAGCTACTTTATTATCTACATCTGGTCCAGTTGAAGTCTCTGGACGATTGATGATAGATTCTCGTATACTTTTGATCGTATTTCTTATCGATTCATAGTCTTTAGATTCAGTAACAGGTAGCTTACTCTCTACATACTTAAGATCTGAATCTAGTGTGTCCATTGTAGACTTATTCAGATAAGCATTAGCAAAAGAAGGATCTGCTACTAGATCATAAGTAATTATAGTGTAATCTTTTACATCTGTTCCTTCTTTACAAGGTATCAATTCACCCATGCCTCTAGAAGAAATACCTAAAGGAACACCAGCCTTATTCAGTGCTTGTGCTATCAGGCCACTAGGAGTATCTAGAAGTTCTATAGTACCTTCTACTACTTTTATAGAACCTCTATCTACTATCCTACAGTCTACTATAACATGAGATACATTACTTAATCTAACTTCATCGTAATCTATAGGATGATCTAGCTCACCTAATAGTTTCCTTTCTTTTATTTTACTAACTATCTTCTGATAGGCTGATTCATATACTGGATACTTATATCGACGAGTATTCTGATTCCAAGTATCCAGTTCCGTGAATATACCTGAAAGAAGCTTAGGGTTATTAGCATCCATAGACTTCATAGGCTTGCTACTTAATTCGCATATCAACAATCAAAATCACCTCGTCAATCTATAAGTAACTAGATGGATCTTACTGAATAGTAATTTACGTACTATACTGTATTTAGTTAATATTAATATTAAGACTTGTATATCTGAATAGTGAATGAATCAAATGCGTCATTATTGTAATCTATGTCTATGATTGATGAGTATTTACTGGAGTTCCTAATCTTTGCTCTGATAGCTCCATCAGATTTAAAGAATTCTAATAACTTATCAGCTATAATAGCAACATTTCTTATATTAGTAGGATTTATATAGTTATATAGTTTAAGTACTTGATCTGGAGTTAGATATTCATTAAAGAATACATCTAAATCAACTACATCAAAATATTCAGGACTATATAAGTCTATATTTAATATATCTAGTATAGCTGTCTCTAAACGTTCTCCATTTTCCACTGACTCGTCATAGTAGTCCAGTAGTTGTTCAATACGTTCTTCATTAGTCATAATTATAATTCTCCTTATATAATAATATATTACTTAGATTTTTTGAACTTTAATTTGCGAGTAGGTTTATCGCATTCCTCTAGTTGCTTCTTTATCTCTTCTACTTCTTCATCTGTCACTTCATCAGGATCTTCATCAGACTCCTCGTCGTCTCCTAATGATAGATTATCATCTTCAGTATCCTCACTATCATCCAAGTCATCTTCAGCTTCCTCGGATTCAGTAGTTTCATCTTCAGCAGGAGGATTTTCTGCTACTACTTCATCATCAGGATAAGCAGCTTCAGCAGATGCATTCATGATAACATCTACGAACCTCTTCAACCCATCAAGTACTTCATCGCTAATTTCTACAGACTCAGTAATCTTCTTAGTAATAGCTTTATTGATATTGCTTATAATAGTAGAGCACTCACTGAAAGTAGTCTTGAATTCAGGATTATGTTCTAGCTCTACAGTAAGATGAGTTAGTGCAGATGTCAGAGCTTTATGCAGTTTAATGCACTTAGATTCATCTAGTTTATCTAATGATTCTATCAAAGTTCTCAGTGTCTTATAGAAAGACTTATCCTTAGACATAGCTCTGAAATTATCTAAAGATTCTCTAAGCTTCTTATACTTATATATTTTCTTAGATTCATAGACTTTAGTTATGTCTATACTAGCTAATTCCGATTTTAACTTCGTAGCATCTAATAGAGCATTAGCATAATTCTCATAATCACTTTCCTCTACCTCTTCTATATTACTTACTCTAATTCTAAGATCATTCATAGTAGGATTAGATATTAAACTACTACTATATAGTGAAGGACCATAAGTCATACTAGATACTATAAGTATATTATAACTAGGTTTATTATTAGTATCCTTATCTACAGATTTAGTTAAATAGAATTTAAATTTATACTTATCACATATTGATTTTATAGACTGCAATATAGGATTAGAGTTAATATTAACTCTAGTAGTTGTAGCTTCATTAACTATCTTTAGTTTCTTCCTAATAGAGATATTTCTAGATTCTTTAGTAGATAGCTTCTCTAGATACTTTCTAGCTGCTTTCTCTGTATCGAAGTAATGGCCTTGTCCCCAAGATCTTTTATTGTTGGAAGGATCCTTAGCGTCTAGTTTATAAGCTACTACATAAGGAGTAAGTTGCTTCTCTGCAGCATGTACTAAAGTGTAGTCTCCTTTAGTATCTAGTATATCCCAATCAAAACCTGCATTCTGGAAAGATTCTTGATCTGCTGCTTCATCTAGCTGCGTAGATTCGTTAGTATTGGTATCGTATACATTCACATTTTCAAATATATTGAAAAAACCATAAGCATTATTAGATATAGCATTATCAAATGTATTAGTGCTATCAGCTATAGTTGCTAGTATTCTACTAGCCTCTTTCCAACTATAGCATTTTCCACTAGTATATTCTGCTTGTGATTCATCAGCAGAAGGTACAGCATATATATAGTACATGTCAGGCTTCGATGGAGATTCACTTAATAGTATAATCCCTGAATCATCAGGATACTCATATACTAACGTTCCATGGTCTATATCTAATCCATACAATTTACTAGCTTGTGCAACATTCACATATACTAGTTTATTAGTGTCATCAGAGGATTCGAGTACTGATCTTTTCCTACGAGGAGCTTTATTCTCATTAGTACTAATCTCATTATTCTGAGGATGTTCCTTGAACCAATTCTCTACCCACTTTTTTGCTTCATCTTCTGTAGAAAATCCATTCATATTGGCAACTACATCAGCCTTCTCATTATCATAGATATCAGCGCCATAGCTAGTGAATTCTTTACCATATGGTTCATATATTGTACCAAAAACTCCTGAATATTCATCTCCTAATTTATTAGTATAGTACTTCAGTCTTGTAGGTACCATATATTCTTTATGCCACTCAGGCTCCCACTCATAATCTTCATAAGTAGATTCATCTAGTTTTATAGATCCACTAGTATCAGGAGACTCTGCTGCTCGATTAGTATGTTTAAAATGTAGTTTAGTACCAGTAGGATTATATCCTAAATCTTCCTCTTCTGTCAAGTATTTATCAAGATCTTTATCTAAGATACTATTAGACTCTATCAATGATTTTACTTGTTTAAGAGTAGATAGTTTACTAGAGAGTAAAGATGTATTAGGATTAGCTGATGATTTAACCTCAGCTATAAAATTCTCATACAGCTTATAAAGATTAGTACCACTACTCTCATTATACAGACATCTGTAGCTTTCTGATAGCAGGTCAGCTAGCATATAACGTCTAGCTACAGGAGCTATCTTGTATTGTTCATTTAACCTGGAATATATGTTCATGTATCTATCCTCCTAAGATTATTGAATTTGTTTGCTATCTAATATCCTACTTAGATAAGCTTTTTTATCTGTAGGATATGCACCATCGTTAACATAGTACTTATATGTATGTTTCTCAGTTAGATTATTTAGTTCATCATCTTTTATTCCTAGTAGTTTATTAACAGTACTTTTATCCATACCTACATAATTTGTAAGTATATGGTCTACGAGTACAGATTTATCAACTTCTTCTCCTAACATATCTGAAGTAAGATCCCATATAGACTTAGCTAAACTAACTTTCTTATCTAATTGGTCCATCCTAGACTCTTCATCTATAGAAGATACATTAGTAAGACTTATTTCTAGATTAAGCATGTCAGCATCTAGACCTTTATATGCTAGATGAGTACGAGCTATCTTCATTAGTCCACTTTCTATTGTATTCTGAATTTGACTAACTGATCTAGCATATCTTATATCTAGTTGTATTAATGTGGATCGAGCGTTGAGATCTTGCTCATAGTTTAGATAAGCCTTAGGTACTTTAAGAGCTGCAAATAGTTTATTGAGTATATACTCTAGATCATACTGTCTAGATATCTCAGCATCCCCTCCTACTTGCTCTATCTTCACATCATTCTGAGGATCTCCTACAGGAATGAATATATCTTCATCAAATGTTACAGTATGTTTCTGAGCGTTGTATGCACTAGACTCTATATCTAATGATACATCCTTCTTCAATAACTTACTGTATACATCTATTGCATCAAATGACTTCTCTGGAGGTAGATCTCCTACATTGATCAGGAATATGTTACGTTTTATAGAGTTAGTGAATCTAGAGAGTATCATCATATTCTCTACAAATCGTAGTTGAGCATATACTTTAATAGCAGGTCTTAGTATAGACTGACCATAATAAGATAGAGTATTGTCATCAGCATTAGTACTATTAGATAGGACTTTTCTTTCCTCTCTATATATATCACCTTTATGTCTAAAATGAACAAACTCCCATGGAGCATACATATTATCTAGATCATTAGTATTAGATAAAGTATTATAAGGATTATAATTGAATGCTAATAGCTTACCATTATAATCTCTACGAGTTACCGTACTAGGGTATAAAGAATCGTTTATGAATATTATACCTTCTCCTACTACTCCTTCAAGTTTCACAAAAAGGTCTCCATACTTAGCTATTGCTCTAGCCCACTTAGCTACCTTATCTTTTATATCATAAGTATCAAACAATTCCTCTACTAATGCTATTACTTTCTCATTGTCAGACTTTATATGAATTATATCTCCATTCTCATCTGGCTGAGTAGCATCATCAGACAGTATATCTAGAGCAGATGAGATATAAGCAGTAGATTCATCCATCTCATCATATATCTCATAACGTCTATCTCTAGTTACTGGATTGTTCTCTATATCATATATATTATTACTGTATAGCTTCCGTAATATGCCTAAGTAATTGTTAAGTATCGGATTATCTACTTTATTCTCTCCTGATGCAGATACATTCTTTATGATAGATTCTAGCCTATCTATATCTGAAGGAGTTAGATTACCTAGTAGCCTCAATAATGAAGCTTCATAGTTATCAGTAGGTTTAGGTTTTCTATCAAATAGTCCCATTTATACCTCCTATACAGGTATACTTGTATACGAATAAGTACATCATTAAAGTGTAATCTTCTATTATATATATAAGGAACAACCGTACTGTACTAATACTTGTGATCCTTGCTTATATAATAAGAATTTACAGATACTTTCGCATCAAAGTCATCCATATCAGTATCTACAATAAAGTTACTACCTTTCAATCCGAACCTATCTATTATAATGTTTATATACTCTTCTTTATCTAGAATAGCTGGGACTGATATTATATATCTAGATTTGTACGTATCATAGTATACAGCTCCTCTATTCATATCTAGATAATCAGGTATGATAGCTGCATTATGTTTGTATGATCTCTTAAACTGATCCCATAGATCAGGCAGTCTACCATACATTAGAACAGTACCAGAGTCTAATACATCCTTAGGATCTTCATTCATTATATGCGTCATATAGTCTTCAATAGAAATCATAGTATAGACTAATTTATCCTTCAGAAGATAGAATACTCCTATGTTACCTGATAGCATGATATGTACCTCCTATTATTCATTGCTATATTTATAAATATAAGTTACATCATTCTTGTTTCGAGGATCTTGATGATATAACTTCTCTTTCTTATTCTCTTTATCTACTATAGACTTAGCATCATGTTCAGTATACTTGATTACAGTACTGAACTCAGCATTAGGTTTATAATAAGTACGAGAACCTATCTTTACTTTGTAGTACTTACTAGGATTGATGTCAGTGATCCTGTATATATAGTAGTCTTTCTTATCAGGATTATACTTGTATGGATCAGTAGCATGCTTACTCTCATACTCTGATATGAACTCTTCGATGGTTATATTCTCATTAGTACTATATGCTAAGACTCCTGCTCCTTGTCTTAGCATCCATAGTCTACCATCTTCAGATGACTCCATCCAGTAGGATCCTAATCTTTTGTTTCTCTCCATTATAGTATCCAATCGTTATCATGAGTTATAGTATTTCTATATTTAGCTAATTCTCGTTTAGCATTTATAGCTCTTATGTTCTCTATAGCAGCATTGACATTTCTCTTAGTACTAGGTGATTGTCTGAGGTTCTTAGTGTAATAATCTTGAGCATTATTTATAGCTCCACATAGAGCATCAGATAAGTCTTTACTGCCTTCCGAGTTATTCTCAGATAATGCAGGATGATCTACTTTATTATCCTTCCTGCTATACTCCAAGTCTCGTAACTCCCTTACTAACAACGTGTTGTGGTACATAGTTAGCCTGTTCTCTAGTATACATGATCTGAGATTAAGATAAGGGATAGCAGTTCTATCTACAGATAGCAATGCTGCATTTATTCTAGACATCTTAAGTAGCTGTATACTATCAGCTGATTGGAATCCGTCATATGTTACTAGTTCCATCTTATATCCTATGACGTCTTTGAGCCACATGATGAATTCTCTTACTTTATATAGAGGTATTTCACTACCTGATACAGCTTGTATAGATAATAAGATATCTACCACATACTTTCTATCTAATACAGTAGATTTTTTACCTGTAACTATCTCATATCTATCTACTGCTACTTCTGCTTCTTCATGTACTACAGCTAATCCTAATTTATCTCCTTTTAATCCTATATCTATATGAGCGAACCTAGGCTTATGGATATCTTTCTTCAGTATTCTTATATCATCTAAGTAATCTATTATGTCTTCTATAGACTCTAAACTTAACTGTATCGTATCTACCATAAAAGGAGATTTAGCCTTAGTATCTATACAAGCTTCTATCTTACCTACATAAGGTATCAATTTATTAGTAGATACACTACTGATCCCTGCTATATCCTTCAGTGCTTCATTTATGTCTGACTTGAATGCTACATAATACTCAGTAGGTACTGAGATAATACGATAGCCATTCTCTATATATAGATCTATATTATCAGTATCCGTCAGTATCTTGCTCTCTTTAGTCTTATCTCCTACAGCTACATTAAACGTATCTCCCTTATATGTATCAGGAGGTTTAATCTCATATATAGGTTTATCAACTACCCAAGTAGTAGGTTGATACTTAACACTCTGTATATATTGCTCTAAGAAGTCTAGCTCATCATTCTTAGAGGATATCATCATAAGTAATCCTGGGATACGACCTTGTTTAAGGAATCGAGACTCTAATCTACGTCTTATGTTTCTGTACATATCCATTACAGAGTTCTTACTACCCTTAGGAGCTTTACTGAAGTTGACTTCATCTAGTATAGCTACTAGTATATTCTTACCTATAGTATGAGTGGTTTGCGACCCGGCCATGAGTACTATATTCTTAGGGAACTCTATAACATACTCATACTTACCTCTTATAGTAACTCTCTGCATGAACCATGGTGATAGTTTTATAGCTTCTACTATCATAGTATATAGACCATCATATGCTAGATCTAATGTTAAGTTCATTACTAAGAAAGCTATTATAGAGTTACTTGTGAGACCATAAAACTTCTGAGGATCTTTAAGACACATAGTCCTATATAATACATAAGTCAATGCTATAGATGCTATAGTAGTTTTACCTATACCTATAGCTCCTGTTATCATGAGCTCGAATGCTTTGTTAGGATTATTATGGAAGAAGTTCTGTAATAGTGATTTCCAATAAGGATATACACCATTACCATTATCATATACTTTCCCCATATAATTCTCATTAGTAATGAACTCTATTACATTAACAGGTACTTCTTCATAATCCAACTCATAGAAAGATAGTATAGGGTTTAAGTCTATACTATCTTTCTGATTAGAGGCTTTCAATAAGCTATAGAATATTTTCTTCTCTTCATCTGTCAGATTATTTATCTGAGGTATATTAGCCACCGTCTCACCAGCCTATCACTATACTATCATACTACCTCTGTAGCAGTAATTGCTCCTGTGTCATCTACTGTGATTCTGAATCTCTTAGTGCTTTCTGCTGTAGAGGATTTCACTATGATACCTAAGCACTCAGCGACACCATCAGTATCCACAGAGAATATATTCTTCCTTGCTAGATCTCCAGTACCTCCACCTATAACAAACGCTTTATCTACAGTATGACGTTCATTATATTTACCTAGGATTATAGCTTCAGGAGCATCACCTACTAGATCAGATCCTACTACTAGACTGTTATCTCCTAGATTTATATTATTAGTACCTATGATCTGAGAGGCTTTACCATAAGCTACTCCTCGATGTGATATGATAGTGCTATCAGCTTCTATAGCTTCTATTAATGCAGGAGTAATAGTAAGTACTAAATCATTCACTGCTTGTACTTTATACAGATAAGGAGAGTCATTGAATGATATTATACTGTTGATACCTATCAGAGGATGAGCCACAGAGATAGTAATTTCTGTAGCTTCTGCATCTGCTGCTGATGCTACTACATTTACATCTTCTCCTTCAACTTCTACAGTACATAATTGTGCACTACCTGAACCTGTAGTTATAGATAGATCACCAAGAGCTTTAGTACCTTCTCCTAGAGCTATAGCAGAGGATCCATTTGCTATATTATCTTCAGACTCTTCTGGTACTTCTTGAGACATTGATAGATTATTTGCGATGATAGGTACAGCTACTGCAGCAGCTGCTTGATTAGCATGTGTCCTCAACGTATTAGCAATGTTATCCACATACTGTTTCATACTTGCATTAGATCTAGATAGTTCAACATTCTGTACTACATCGTCATCTATCTGTTGCTTCTCAACAGGTCCACTTATATTAGGAATGACAGTTCTAGGATCTACAATAGGCTCTCTGAATGATACATCTTCTTCATATACGCTCATAAGTAATCCTCCCTTATAGTGATTAGTGGTGATCAATAATCCTCCTACTATCTAACAAGCCTTCAGGAAATGCCTCATAACCTATTTCAATATCATCACATCTTCAAGATTCCTAATAATTAGATATCCATTCCTCTGCTTCTTCCATACTATCAGTCTGCCAATCCTCATAGCCAATAGCTGGATGATCTTCATCTGGAGTGAATAGTCTGAATACTCCATTGCCTTCTGCATCTGTACCTTGATATATCTTCCAGCCTTTAACTTGTTTAACTCTCTTACCTAGTTTAGCTCTATCATCATGATCAGTACTCTCACCAAGAATCTCAATATCTTTATAAGCAGTAAGCTCAGGACTATCTTCTACTATATGATAGTTATTACGAGCTCTACGAGGAACCATCAACTCATCAAGATAATCTTCTAGCCATTTATCTGCAGTAGCTCTATTAGGAGCTCTGAACTTAAATAGAGCATTATCCTCATCATAGCTAGTCATACCAGCTTCAGGATCCTCATACAATAGTACATATAGATCATCAGTAGATTCGTGTAACTTCTTAATCTTAGACTCTCTAATCTTATTATAGATAATCTCACTAAGATCTCTTGAGCTATCAACTTCTTTACTAATATTAGTGGATTCATACATATCATCTTCTATATCTACAGCAGTGATTTTCCAAGGATGATACTTATCATTCCACCAGAATTGTAAATACAATGCAGTATGATCTGAATTATGCATAGATTCTGCTAAATTTTTCTGAGAATATCCTTCTCCCCATCCATCAGACATCTGACCTTCTAGATAACTTATAACATTCTTGATATCATCATCAGTTAAATGCTTCTCAGTAACTACATATATTATACACTTATAGTCTTTACCATGAAAACCCATAGTGATGGATTTTATGGATAGATCTTTAGTACGACTATCATTAGCAGCATATTTATGTAGTTGAGTATTATTAAAATCTTCTGCTGCTGATTTAATTACTTCATCCATGTCATATTCCATATCACTAAATGGAGGATATTCATACTCTACTGTATAATCACCAGCATAATTACCATACTCTTCTTCATCTTCTAAATAATCATCATCTGCGTCTATTTCTAACATAGCTCTATAAGCTACATTAAATTTTATAGTATTAGAAGATGAACTTTCTTGAAGTTTTTTTAGATTCAGCTAATTTAACATTTCTATTAGTTCTAATCCTATCATTCTTTACAACCTTGTAGCCTTTGCTTCCTAGAAGCATTTTGGCGGCACTTACAGTTCTTCTATCTTCTAAACGGCTGATGATTTCTTCCATAATAATTCTCCTTATGTATATATAGTTTATGGATTTCTAAATAACTATATCTAGTTAATAAACTCCTTCAAGTGGAGTTCCTAGGAATACATCTTTACCTATTTCAATATCCTTAGGATCTCCTTCAAATTTTAAATCCGTAAGTGATACACAACGGTTAAAAGCTCCTTCACCTATACTAGTCACACTATTAGGAATGTTAATAGATGTTAAGGAGTCACAATTGCAGAAAGCATACTTACCTATACTAGTTACACTATTAGGGATATCTATAGATTTAAGTGATGCACACTCATAGAAAGCTCCTTTACCTATCCTAGTTACACTATTAGGGATAGTAATAGACTTAAATGATTTACACTCTCTGAAAGTGAAAGCGCCTATACTAGTTACACTATTAGGAATAGTTATAGATGTTAAGGAGCCACAATTTTCGAAAGCACATATACCTATCCTAGTTACACTATTAGGGATAGTTATAGATGTTAAGGAGTCACAATTTTCGAAAGCACATATACCTATACTAGTTACACTATTAGGAATGTTAATAGATTTAAGTGATTTACATCCATCGAAAGCTCCTTCACCTATACTAGTTACACTATTAGGGATGTTAATAGATTTAAGTGATTTACATCCATCGAAAGCATAATCACCTATACTAGTTACACTATTAGG